ACGTTTCGGATTTAGATTATGCTTATAACCCACAAACTAAAGAGTTTGATTTGCCATCAGTTGAATGGTCAGATTGCTATGGTAAACATTGGCAAACTTTTGAGTCTGAGGAGGCTAGAACTAAAGCCTTAGATGAGAATGAGAGGATTAATAACCAACCTCACATTAAGGCACAAATTGAGGCTGAGAGAAAAGAGGATGATGTCTTTTTCTATATGTCTGAAGTTGATTATTATTTAAATTGGAAAATGGAAAATTCCAAAAGAGTTGAATTCTCAGAGGCGATGTCTATTCGTTCACATTTTAATATTGTTGATGAAAAACAAATCCGTATGAGTAATTCGCAGAATGAGGCTTATTTATTAGAGAATTTGCCTCACGTCCATAAGGCTATCAAAGAGGCTGTTTTAAGCCATAATAAAGCACTTATGGGTGCTTCACATGTCAAACCCACAACCTATGCCTTAGGAGAGTTATTCTAAGGCTTATATACTATATTATTCGTTAATCATTTAAACTACTAATTATGAAAATTTCAGAATCTATTAAAAATGCTATTCATCATTTCTTATTTAACGTGGATACAAATCCATGTAATGAATCAGAGCCATATCCTATTAAGGAGATTTTAACTATTCGTATTGATGAACCTATAGAGTATGGGGAAAAGTTTATTACTAATGCTTTTGTAGTTGATTACATTTGCCCAAAAGGTAAAAATGAAACTACATTGGTTTATGGGGGTCACATAGAAAAGTATCTTAATTGATACTTTTTTTATTTCACGTTAAAAAAAAAGTTAAGACGTGTCGGAGTCTACTCTTTAGGTGACTATCGCAACACCAACCCTTAATGATGATACAAATATCAGAATAATATTTTACATATCCAAACAATTCAAACATTTTTTTATAACACTTATTAACATTAAATTGTTAATAACTATACAAAGTTTTTTACCTCAAAATTTGGTGGATTAAATATAATACCCTATATTTGTACCGTTGTTAATCATTAAAAAAAACTTATTATGACAAATTTAAAAGGACAAATCGAAGTAACTGCAAACGAATTAGAAACTATCTTATTGTCAATGCCTAAAGGTAGCACGTTCGCAAAAGTATTACAATATACTACGCCTAAGACCACTAAAAAAGATAGAGATACCAAAGAAGCATTTGTAGGTAAAATTCAGAAATTGACTGCCTTAACCGTACTATTGAATAGTAAGTACGCTAATGGAGTTAAAAACCAATTAGATAGAGAGAATAAAGAGCATAGCGAATATAAGCAAGGTGCTAACACAATGGAAATTGATTTTACTGAAAGTGAAAATAACTTTTGTGGACACTTTAGAGGTAACGCAGTTATCCAATACAGACCATTTGATAATTCTTATCCTACTACTAAATTCATTATGGATAACAAATTGACTGACAAGGATAAATTGCCTAACGTATTACCTACTAAAAGCAAGGCAACAAATCAAGGTACGGACAAAGAAATATTTTGGAGAAAGTTATATGTTAAGAATATCCGTAAAATTAAGATAGACGGAATACTTTACAAAAATATCGAGTGTGTGTAACACTTGATACTTCACTAACAAAATTAAAAGGGGATTGTTAATAACTTTCCCCTTTTTTATTTGTATATATAATTTATTTTACATGTATGAAAATAAGACGTTTTAAGCGACTTTAAGTCCATGGGGTATATAGATATCAGTATAAGGCTAAACGGGGGGGAGGGGGCATATATACCCCCCATAGACCCCCCCCTGTAACCCCTCTTACATACCCCCCGTATCGACCTCATATAGGGCGGTTAGAGTTGTTCACAAAAATTTTTTGGGGAATTTTTTGGATTTAGTTTAAGGGTAACCCCTTTTTAAAAAAAATTTTTTGGGAAAATTTCGACCATATTTTTAAGACTATTACAAGATGAGTAATATTTATAGACATATGAGGAGTTTTATAAGACAAAGATTATTAGAAGGATTAAGTGAGGGAATTATCAAGGTGCCAGACAAGGTTCTTGCTAAAGCAGATGATTTATACAGGGCGTTATATGATGACTGGGACTTAATGCTTGAAAAGACTGAAGGTAGAAGTCATGATAACCCTTATATGGATTCAAGGTTAAGGGGTTATTTCAAGTTAAAGGATTTAAAGGGCGATGACTTAACGGTAGATGTTGGTCTTTATAATGATGAGAATGACGCTGGTGCTGGAAGAATGGATACTATAGATGATATATTATTAGTTAACCTACCCTTTATTACAAATGATAGTGATTTCAAAAACTTAATAGAGCATGAGCTAATACATGCTATGGACCCATTGGTTAGAGATGAAAAGGTATTTGGTAAGTATTATTTAAAAAAGGGTGCTGAGCCATCTGGTTCACAGTTCAACTTATCAAAGAGGGTTGGTAGTAAGAGTGAGTTTGGTAGAAATATGGATAAGTACTTTAAGAGTCAGCATGAATTCAATGCATTTCTAGGTCCAATAGTTACAGAGTTAAAAAAGATGGATGTAACTGGTAATGCTATTGTAAATATATTCAATGAAATTAAGAAATCATCAGATTTAGAAGATGTGTATCATGAAACACCAGATAACATTAGAGCTATGTTTACTAAATCAAAGGAAAAAGATGATATTGACCAAGCCTATTGGGACTTTTTAAACTATGATGTTTTGTATGATTTTGTTAAGGCTGTGGCTAGTAAACCGACACTATATAAAAAGTTAATAAACAAGGTTTACGTAGAGTTGAATAAGTAGCTCTAAAAAAACATTTCAATATATTAGTTAGGCTTTTTAAAAAAAAATTTTTTGGGAAATTTTCACCATATTTTTAGGGGTAGTGTTGTTAGTAAAAAACATTTAACATAAATTTAATGTCGTAATGGATATTTGTTGTTATTTATATTAGGAATAATAAAAAAATAAACAATTAGAAATGGATTTAAGTGGCATAGTATTTTATACAATTTTTCTTTTACCTACAGTATATTTAATGTGTAATAGTTTAATTAGATATATAGTAAAAAACAAATTTTCACATAGGGCTAAATAGGTTTAGTACTGTGATTGGGTGTATTTAATTACGCACATAAAAATGTCTTTTTTGGCCTTCGGCCTTTTCCTAACACCCCCAGCCCCCTCTAAGGTTTTTCAAAGTAATTATATATAAAAAGGGTCTCAAATTGAGACCCTTATTTTTTAGGTTATATTATGTATATTATAGATTAATTTTTTTCTTAAGTCTTTCTTGTAAATCTTGTTTACTTTCAAGTTCATCGAAATCTTTACCAAATCCTGTAAGGTCAGCAATTTTTTCTGCACTAATGTGTTTACCTTTTGCATTGCCAGCTTCATTAAGTGATTTGATTTGTTTATTAACTTCATCGACTAGGTGGTTAACTACTTTTGATACAGTATTAAATACTTGTAGCATATTTTCTTTATTACCTCCCCACATAACGGTATAGTTAAGTGATGTTGTTTTCACATCGAATCCGAATGCATACATAAACATCCATGCTGATAGTTCAGCTTGTTGTTCAACGGTTTCAGTAGTTAATTCAAATTTACCACCGATATGATATTTACCAGCTGATTTTCCTTTTTGTTTTAAGTAAGATTGGTGTAATAATTCGTGAGTAATTTCATGGGCTAATGTTTTAGTAAGTCCCACATCGTTACCTTCATTTTTTAGTATTTTAATTCTACCAGACATACTAACACCTCTAGCGCCTCCTAGGTCGTCAACTATTTCAATTTTTAGGTCATTAGCTTCAGCATATTTAATTAATCCAGTATATACTGGTCTTACTTTATCTGAAATCATATTATCTTCGAACCATTTAACATTTTTTCTAGCGTCTTCGGCTTTTTTGATAAAGTCTTCGGTACCTTCTTTTTGTATTGTATCAGATACTGAATAAACTGGAACTAATTTAAATCTAGTAGCATAAACGGTATCTCTTGTTAATTCTTTAAGTTTGATACCTTCACCTGGTGTTAATTTATCTCCTGGTTTTTTATTTATTTTTTTATAGAACATTGATTTTAGTTCACTTTTCTTTTTATCTGATTGTTTAAACTTAGAACCTTGTGGTGCCCACACTAATAGTGTTTTTGCGGTTGGTTTAACTTCTCTATTATAAAATTTAAACCAGTTTGTTTTAGAGTTAACCATTCCAGCGTTTTTATTTTGTATGAATATTAGAATTGCATTACCGAATGAGAATTTTTGTCCTTGTGCGGCTTTAATGTCTATAACTTTTTTCATTACATCTTTAAACTCTTCGTCTTCGCCTATATTAAGGAGCATTTCTTTAAAGCTTTGTAATTTTTTCTTTATATCGGTTTCTTCTGATTTGGATATTCCGACTTCTTCTTTATCAGATGGTGATTCTGCGGATATCGCAGATATGATTTCATCTATTTCTTGAATGAAGTCTTTATGTTTTTCTCTAACTTCAGCGATTGCTGGTTTTATCTTATTGTCTATTATGGTTTTTTCGTCTTCTCTATTTGCCCACCAGTACCAGTACTTTCCGAATTTATTCCAGAACGCACCATGTTTTTTGAATATGTCTTTGTATGGGAATGAGTCACCGTCTATTTTGATAATTTTGGTATTATTTTTACCTACGGTTGCTCTTTTAAGTTGTATTTTTCCTTCTAATAAATTCATAACACTAAATGTTTTTATTAATAAATATTAATAATGTGATATAAGTCATTAAAAAGGGTTAAAAAAATCATTTCTTCGGCCTTCGGCCTTTTCCTAACACCCCCAGCCCCCTCTCAGGTTTTTCTTTATTCTATTATGGGTTGTATTCTGTCTTCTGGGTTTATTGACATTTCGTCTAGCATTGATAGATTTGTTATTTCCCAGAACCCACTTACTTCGTGACCCATGCTTACGTATAGAGATTCATTTGAAACTAATTTACCTTCAGGGTTTATCTCTAGAGTTTGATTTTTTTGGCTCATTTTACATAAGTTTTAACAAAAATAGTAAAAATTATGTTTTTGGTGCGGTTTTTTTTAATTTTATGGGTCATTTTACCATATATATTATAAAGGGCTTTTATTTCCATGAGTTTTAATGTTTCCATAAGAGTTGGCGCTATTGTTTTAGCGATGCTACAACCGATAATAATTTTATTAGTTTGTGGTGAGATAATTTCTTTTTCTGCGTCTTGGAATACTGTTTTACAACCATTATTTATTTTCACTAATGCGATTACCAGTTATTTTTTGTTTAGTGTAAATAAATGGAAGATACCAGCATTATTTTTAATATTATTAACATCATTTTCTGTGGAATTTAGCTCATTATTACATGATATAATAGCGATGTGTTTTTTCATTTCTTGTATTAGAGGATTATATGCTATTAACAGGCTTAGACATTATTTATACATTTATTTATGTAGTATACCCATGTTATTTATTTCTGGTTTATTTTGTTTTGAGACTATTGCTGTTTGGGTATTATGTTTTTACCACTTAAATCTTATGTTTGAAACTATTAAAATAAAGTATTAGAGTTTTAAGATTTTATCTGGATATTTATTTTAAGGTGTATAAACTAATTAACTATGAAAGATTATTTAAAGGATAACATGGTTCATATAATTGCTTTAATTTTTTTGGCGGGCATGGCTTATGCGGAGTTTAAGATAATGCAGTTGGAGATTGAGACAATCGAGCAGCGTCTAGACAAAAAAATTAAAATGATTAATGAATTGGAGGATAGAATTATTCAGATAGAAAAAGAGTTATAAATTATGTTGAGTATATTATTTTTGGCTATTGCTGGTATGTGTAACGCCATCATGGATAAGATTAATTTCCATTGGGACAGTTGCGTATTTAAAGGGAGTAAGTTAGATTGGTGGGCAAACCCAGCTATTAGTTATAGAAATAAATGGAAAAACAATAGTGATAGTTCTGATGGTGAGAGATTTCCAGGTTCTTCCACTATTTTTGTTTGGGTGACTGACTTATGGCATTTTGCTCAGTCATTTATGATTACATTTTTTATTTTAGGTATATTATTTTACGGTGATGGTATTATAAATTATTTTGATAATAATTGGTATAATATTATATTTGATTTTTTAATACTTAAGGCCGTATTTTCGTTTACCTTTGAATTGTTTTGGTCGGTTATATTGAAGAAATAATTGCTTGTAAAATTATTCGCTCGGCCTTCGGCCTGATTGTTTTCTTAAAACCCCCAGCCCCCTTTAATGTTTTTAGTTATATTGAGCTATAACTTAATAGTTAAGATTCCGTTATTTATTGGAGATATTTCTGGTGTTAATCCGTAATCTATTAGAACGTCTTTAACGACTTTTTTCATATTATCACTGTTTCCTGTTATGACTACAACTTCATTGGTCCCTCTCATCATGTGTTTGCCCAGAAATTCGTCTAATTTTGTTTGGACATCTTTGTGTCTAGTGTAATGTAAGTCTAATTCTAGATTCATATATTAATCGTTAATACTCATTATGGATGTTACAAGCATACATATTATTATGAATATAAATGATATTATTTTTACCACCTTACATTTAGTTTTTACTTTCCATAGATAAAATAAGAAGTACAAATAGCGCTGTAAATGCAAGTCCGTATATCATTAGGTCTGGCACCTCTATAATGTCACCAGAACTAGTTTCACCTAACTTTATCATAAAGTCTTGCTGGTAATAGTCCATAATTTATTTATTATTTTCTTTTATGTTTTCATCATCTGTTTCATATGCAGATGGTGATGGCAACCCGCTATAGTGACAGTAATCCTCTTTTGGGTAGCTTTCTAGAGTTTTAAAACTATACTTTAGTTTTTCCTCTTTTTTCTTTTTTTGTTGGGGGGAATCTACCCCAGTTTCCGTGTCCGTCATAATCTATTATATCATCTTTTAAAATTATATTATTTTGTATTTCTTTTTTGGTACTAAATGTAAAAAACAACACATAGGTACAAAATATCACAAAGCCTACTATGAATATTAAGAATCCCATTTTTGGTATTCCTTTATTTTTTCAAATTTATTTTTCTTTGACTTTTTGTATGGTTTATAGTTATACTTACCCTGTTCTTTTTCTTGTTGTTTGTGTGCCCTGTTAATCATTCTAACTAGGAAGAACATATATGTAACGAAAATAACTAAACCAATGGCAAATATTAAAATATCCATCTTATTATTTTTTTAATGTGTTAAAAAAGCAACCTAATCCCAATATGGAAGGTACCCATATTCCAACAAACATACCTTCATCTTTATAGCCCATAAACCATAATGTAACTGAGAACAAAAAGCTTATAAAAGCCAGTAATATTGGATAATATTTATCTAAATTTTTCATAAAATAATTTTAATTTTTGGCTAATATAGCACTTATTTTCTTTAAAAACAAGAATTCTTTACTTTTTTTTAAATAAAGTTGATTTTAAATAGTCTCTATTCATTCTAGCGATATTATCTAAAGATATTCCTTTTGGGCATTCTGCTTCGCAAGCCCCAGTATTACTACAATTTCCGAATCCCTCTTTATCCATTTGATTAACCATGCTTAAAACTCTTTCTTTAGCTTCAACTTGTCCTTGCGGTAAAAGTGAGAATTGAGATACTTTTGCTCCAACAAATAACATTGCCGAGCTATTTTTACATGCTGCAACACAAGCACCACAACCTATACAGGTTGCTGCGTTAAAAGAATCGTCAGCAGCTTCTTTTTTAATTGGTATTGTGTTTGCGTCTATTGCGCTACCAGTGTTTATAGATATGTATCCACCAGATTGTTGTATTCTATCGAAAGCACTTCTATCCACGACAAGGTCTTTAATTATTGGAAACGCCTTAGCTCTAAATGGTTCGATATATATTGTATCACCATTTTTAAATTTTCTCATGTGTAATTGGCAAGTTGTTACACCTTTGTCTGGCCCATGTGGTTCACCGTTAATATACATTGAGCACATTCCGCATATACCTTCTCTACAGTCATGGTCAAATGCAACTGGCTCTTCACCTTTTTCGATTAATTCTGAGTTCAAAACATCCATCATTTCCAGGAAGGACATATCCCCAGATATGTTTTCTATATGATAGTCTACAATCTTACCTTTAGATTTTGAATTTTTTTGTCTCCAAATTTTTAAGTTAAGTTTCATTTTTTGAAATATTTAACTTAACTTTTGGTTTTTTTCAATGATTTCTTTTATAATTTCAACCAACCAATCATAATCTATATGTTTATTTGTTGCTAGTAATCTGAAAGATATCAAATCTGCATATTTTTTTATTAATTCTTCGTCCATTTTTTAATAGTATTAACTAATTGTTATAAATAAATATAATATTATATTTTATATTATCAAGTGTGATGTGAGTTTTTGGAATTTCTTTTTATAATATTAACAATCTTATAGTATTTTAAATAAACTTCATCTTTAAAGAAATTTAACATATGTTCCACACATTCTTTTTTATCTAACCCGTATAGTTCTGAAATATCATTCACAGATTTTTTAGTTATTTTGTTTAATTCTCCAGATATTGGGAAATCGGAATTAATATAATTCTTTATATTTGAGCACATATTTATGAAGGTTGTGTAGTTTGTTAACTTACGCATATTTTCATAAAGTGACTCGCATAAACTATAATATATTAATTCTTTGTAATCCTTCTCCATTAATAAAAAAAACGTATAAATTCCTACAAATTTAGGCATAAAAATGGTAAAAGTCAAATATTTATATATAAAACAGTTTTATGGCGAAAATAGAAGATATAGTTTACAGAGCAATCGATTTAAATTTACATGAAGAGTTATTTAAGGAAGTAAGTAGGTTACGATTTAAAAATGATAAAAAAAAGCAACTATCTGAGATATATGAAGACGCTTTTGATAATATAAAACCAACATATGAAAGTTTGGTTCAAATAAATGATGTTTATGAGGAAGAAGAAGAGGAAAACTACGGATTTGGCGACCATAGCATCACGCAATTTTAGTAATGATGATGTTATTTATGGTTTAATGTTTTCTTTTATTAAAAATAATTACCCGATTGTAAAAATAAAAGAAAAAAACAGATTTAAACGTGGGATAATTATTGATGGTAAAAAATATTTATTACCTAGAGATAATAATACGGCATTTTTTACTTTATTTTCTATACTTGATATGCTTTATGGTGTTCATGAGGATATAACGACCTTGGTTATAAAGAATTACTATAATTTATCCTAATTTTTACCACTCAGTAATTTTAATCATAGTTAATTCAGTAAAATACTTACAATTCCACCCATCAATATTTTCATATGACGTTTGTATGTAAAAATTAACAATATTTTCTTCATAATCTAGAATTACTGCCTCTAATGGTCTAGATGAACCACCTATTTGTGGCCCTCCGTTGTTATAAGATAGTGGATGTTCAACAATTGACCAATTTGAGTTGGTTACATAGAACCCATATGGTTGTATTGTATCGTAATTTAGTATAAAATCGCCATGTCCTGGTACGAAATTAGGTTGTTTTATACCCCAAACAGTAACATTTTGCTCAATATCCTCTATTTCATAGAGTGAACCTGAATATCTAAGGCTGGATGTTGTTTTTATTGAATCAAAATGGTTATAAACCGTTCTTTCATGCGTTTCTAAATTTTCAATATACATTTTAGCATCCAAAAGAAGCCATTCACCGTATAATCTAATCTCATCTGTAGATTCAACAGTTTCTTGAGTGTCTATTGGCTCAATGGTCTCTTTTTTACAAGAAACAAAGAATAATAGTAGTAATAACGGTATGTAATAAAACTTTTTCATGTCATTTTTTTTGTTAATATTAGTCAAATATACAAAAAAGTTTTAAATAAACAAAATTATGGTAATATAATTTCGATTTTATCTTGAATTTCTCTAATATTAAGAATATAATTACTTAAATCGTCTTCTATTTTTTTATTTGGTAGGTAATACCCTATAGTGTCTGAATTACCTTCATTAAATATATATAACACCTTAAAGTAAAAATTAGGTACACCAACTTTATTATCACCAATAACATTTAATGAGTCACTTAAATCACCACCAGTAACTACTTTAACACTATCATTGATTAATACTAGGTTTCTTACATATGATTCTAGTTTTTTCCAAGCGCCTCTATTTAATTTTGGGGATTGTGGTGACATGTTAGACATTAGAAATGTTTCATCCATTTGTTCTTGGTCGCAAGATTCATCTGCTGATGCTTTTAGGTGGCCTCTATCATAACCGCTACCTTTATAATCTTTAAGACTTGCTGATTTGGTAGATATTAAGCCATCTTCTTTAAAGTTATTTTTTCTTTTAGCTTTAACTTCACATGTTAAATCTTTTGGGGTTATTGTATATTGGACCCAATTTGGTTGTTCGTATTTTTCATTGTATGATAATGAATAACCATTTCTGTGATATATTGTTGTATCATCTTTATTAATACTTGTTGTATCATCTTTATTAATGCCAGCTTCTGGTGTTGGCATTGCTTCACAACTATTAACTACTGTAGTTAATAAAATCGCTAATGTCATTTCTTTAATCATGATTTATTTTTTTTATAATTTCATTATAGGCCATTTGATATGCCTCAACAATGTTAATACCTAAATTATTATTAATTATTTTAATGGCTAAATCATTAACCTCTAATTTTAAATTATATGCCGAAGCTTCATTTAAAATTAAATCAACGTGTTCATATTCTATGTTTGTTGCTTTGTTAATGGTCATTTAAGTCTCTTTTTTTGTGCTTCTGTTATTAGTTTTTTTGGTATTTTAAACTTTTCGTTGAGTATGTTTAAGTCTAGGCTCCACTTGTACTTAGACCTTTCCATCCAAATCATCATTGAGTCTCCAGCGTGTTTAACACAGTCTTTATGGCTCCAGTTGTTAACCTTCTCCATGTGTTCGAACGCTTCAGCCTGTTTACCTATCGCTGATGTTCTACCAAAGTGTTTTACTTGGTGACATTTGGGGCATAGGGATATTAGACCTAGTAATTTTTGTGTTCTGCTATTTTCATCGTAATCCCATATCTCATGGCATTCAACATTATGATTATAACCTTGGTTTTTACCAGTATCCCCACATATCTGACATTTATTTTTGGCTATTTCGTATGATTCTTTTCTTAGTTGGTCCCAGTACTTATTCGGTAGTAGGGTTCTAACGTTTGAATAAAAGCAAGTTTTGGGTACTAACTCAATGTGTAGTTCCGTTTTTTTATTTTTACCAGTCATAATCTATTTTAAAAACTTTAAATTCTTTTTTATGTTCTTCTCTAGGTATTAAATATCCTCTAGTATCAGAATCTGTGTCTCCAGAATCTTTTGTTTCTCTAAAACTATTTTCTTTTATTAGTCTCTTTAATTTATTGACGTTTATAGACCAGTACTCCTTGAAAAATGGGAAGTAATATATGAATGTTTCGGCTTTTGTGACTGAAATGCCAGATGGTTTGTTTCTTGACTCAAACTCTATAAATAAGTTTCCGCTGTCTTTTGCTTCGGTCCATATTCTACCAAATGGTAAATCTAAATACCTACCTGGTGCGCACCAAACATCGGTTTTTATTTCTAGTGTTGTTTCCCTACCGCTTGGTAGTTTAAATTTTATGTCGTACTCATTATTTTTGTTATCATTTATGAATACTAACCCTTTTTTTTCAAATTCATTTATTAGTGCTAGTTCACCTCTTTCACCAACATCTACGTCCTGATTAAAATTATATTCTGCCATATTATTATCATTTATTTCATACTATCAATTAAATTTCTTATAACCCCATCAAAATACGATATGTGTTTATAGTCACCACCAGAAATTGCATTATGTGACCTTAAGTCATTAAGTAGTATCATTGGGTTCTTTTTAGTTGGTTTTACTAAAGATTTAGTTTTTGATGATTCTTCACCAGAAAGTTGATTATATAACTCTTCAATACTTATTGTTACAGTTCCAGTTCTTTTACCCTTAAGCTTCATTGAAACCTTTTGGTCTTTTGTTAATGTAACCATTATTTCCTTATCGTCACACAATACAGCGGATTCTCTGGTTATATCTTTTTCAAGTTTAGTTGCCATAGTTATCTTTTAAAACAAAGATAAGTTAATTCTTTCTTATTTACAAGTATTTATATAAAAAGAATTTATGAAGTCTTTTATAAAAAATAGGTTAAGAGTTTTGCTTGAGGCTGGCCCTAGAAGTAGGCACACACCAGTTAATCCAACTGGCGGTAGGTCTAATGCTAAACCAACAAATGCCGACCTAAATAGAGTTACTCATGATGTTGTTTCAGCACATAAGAAGTGGTTGGGTAATGAATATATGAACAATCCTAATTCTGGTGATGGCTTGTATTTGGTTACTGTTAACTTTAAAGGTAGATTTAATGACATAAGAACACCTAATGAGAAGGTTGACCCAGGAATGATAGGTATGCCATGGATGTCTGACGAAGGTGTGTTTTCAGTTTATGTTAAGGCTAACTCTAATGTTGGTTATGATGAATTTGACCAAACTGGAAAATCTGAAACTGGTTCTCCAGCTGGGGATGCTAAGCAAAAGGCTCTTTTAACTCTGGGTAAAGAGTTAATTGATTATATTAGAAATCAAATGGACTTACATAAAGATAAATCCCCAGAAGAAAAAGCCAAGGAAATGGCTGCATATAAAGATGAAACTCCAGAGGGCTTGAGGTATAAGTACGATAAGTTTGAAAAAGAAAAGAAGTTTGCAAAGAATAAAAGTCAAATAACTATGGATTCAGAAGAGGCTGAGATAAGAACTAAGCTTATGAATGTAGTTAAGGCAAAGGTTGAGGCAATTAATAATCGCGATAAGGAGTTAAGTAAGAAATTAAAAAATATAGAGTCTGAATTAAGGGCTAAATTAAAATAGTAATATGGTTAGTGAAAGAATGACAAATAGGGCGTTAATGGAAAAATTTATAGAATTTTGTAATACTAATTTAGGTATCGAAACTCCCTGTAGAATTAGATTAACTAAAGATAGGGATTCTAATGGAATAACAACAACGGCATATTACAATATACCGAAATGCACAATATGTGTTTATACCAAAGATAGAGCTATAATGGACATAATGCGTTCTGTAGCACATGAATTAGTTCACCACAAACAAAATGAAAGGGGTGACTTAAATGGTAGTCCAGAAGAAGGCGCTGATGGTTCTCCTTTAGAGAATGAGGCAAATGCTAGAGCTGGAGAGATAATAAGAATTTTTGGTAAGCAAAACCCAGAAATTTATAGTAATAACAAATGATTTAATACCCATAAAAAATGTTAGAGGAAAAAGTTTTTGAAATTGAGATTAATAATGACATTATGGAATCTAAAATAATCAAGGAATTAGTAAACAGTAAAATATCAGAAATAAATAAACTTAAGTCAGAGGTTTATGAATTACAAAATAAGTGTAATTGTAAAACATATGAAATCAAGAACGTAAGTGATGGAGTAGTTTCCCTAAGAAAGGTTTGTACTACTTGTAGTAAAATTGTTGGTTATCCTAGTCTGGATGAATTAAGAGAGGCTGGTTACTAATTATTTTCTACCAAAGTCTGCTGGTATTTCACCCCAATGTTTGGTTTTCCATTTATTTATTAGAATATCTTTATTCTTAATATACTCGCATGCCTTGTTAAGTCTATCTATTATTGGGCCCTTAATACTTGTATTTACCTTTTTATTTTTAATCCAGGTAATTGCTGTAATACTATCTGACCATATATTCACTTCTAAATTATGTTTTTCGCAGTAGTGTATTGCGTGAACTATCGCTAAAAATTCAGCAATGTTATTGGTCCCCTCACCCAAGTGCTTTTTAAATAATACTTTATTTGTTTCTATATCTACAGCCCTATAAAAACAAGGGCCTGGATTCCCTTCTGTCCCACCATCAACACATATACCACGTTTTGGTTTTGTGATGGTGTGTTCTTTAATTATACTATCGAATAGTGCGGTGTATTCACTATTTTTATTATACAGTTCTTTATGTACTTGATATAAAGCTTCTTTATTCGGCTCTTTAGACATGTGTCTTAACTTTTAGTTTATAAAAATAAATTAAATTTAATCATTTTAATGGCTATTGCTAGACATATGATTCCAAAAACTTTTCTTAATACCATCATTCCATTCTTGCCTAATATCTTTGATAGTTTATCACTAAACTTTAATGTGGCATATACAACTATCAGGTTTAGGATAATACCAATCAATATTGTGTAAAATGGGTATAATGAATTAAAAGATATTATCGTTGTTAATGAGCCTGGACCAGCTATTAATGGAAATGCCAATGGGACAATGGATGAGCCTTCCGTATCTGGTTCGCTTTTGAAAAAAGTTAATCCTAGTACCAGTTCTAAGCCCATGAAAAATAATATTAGCCCACCAGCGATTGAAAATGAAGCAACATCTATTCCTAAGAATGATAGTGCCCTCTCACCAGTAAACAAAAATAAGACCATTATAAAAAAGGATATTAATGTTGCTTTAAGACTTTCTATCTTACCAACCTTTTCTCTTAAGTCTAAAACTATGGGTATTGAACCAAATATATCAATAACCGCAAAGAGTGTCATACTTATTGTTAAAATTTCATTTATCATAATTCCGTTGTTACCCATATTAAATATCTACTAATTAACTTTTAATATATTAAAATTATGTTAATTTATTACTTTCCATTATTGTCTTTTTCAGATATAGTTAATAGCTCTTTAGATTTTATATAAGAAAGTATTAAATCATTAACTTCTGGTATGTCCGACCAAACAAGGCTATGTTCTGAATCTGGATTATATTCGCCCTCAACAGCATAAGTGAATATAGTGTTTGGTTCTAGTGTTAGATAGCCATGAGCATATTTTTTACCAACATATAGTGGCTCAGAATGTTTATTCAATATCCAGGTTTCAACTACTCTGGTTTCTAAATTAAATAGAATATCTAAGACTTCACCTTGTATTACTTTAACAGTTTTTGCTTGAGGTGGGTCTGTTTGGTAGTGTAATCCTCTTAGGGTGTATTTTTTTGTATTGGTTACGACATTTACTTGGTCGCAATTATTTGCATCGAAGAGTGTAAAATCACCTCTTTTATCCGAAAACTTTTTAATCATGTTTTTTATTTTGATTATATATTTCGTTAATTTTAATCTCACACTCTTGAGAGCATATCGACCCTTCTTCATCGAAGTGTGTTCCGCACATAAAACATTTATTATCTTCTATTTTATTATTCATGTAATTATTAAAATGGTAATTCATCACAAAAATCATCTGAAACTAATTCGTCCATGTCTATAATGCGTTTACTACCAGTTAAACTAAACTTAGATGTATTGTCTATACCCATTTCTGACAATAAATTAAGGTTAAAGTCTTTGACCTTACCCCTAACCATATTTAACGATTCTTCATCAGGCATATTATTTGAGTAGCCTCTTAGTTGGCCTATTGTTAGTAGGGGTGACTTTGATGTTTTAGTGGTAAACTTGAGGTTTAATTCAAGTGTATACCCATTTACTCTATATATCCCACAATAACCAGTTTCAACTTTATTAACATATGTGGCCACGCAATGATTTTGTTTCTTACCCTCAAAAGCCATTTCTTTGGTTGTTTTTATCATTTCAAAGTTCGAGTATTTTTCAAAATCTGAAAATATTGGCATTATTTTCATTTTTCTATCTGAACCTGTAAATACAATATCGTTAATTATCTTGGTGAAATTATCATGTTCCATTTTTAATCTTTTACTAGACCACGAACAATTAACTTTTTTATCCAATATTTTTGCCATTTTTACGGTGTCTATAAGCATCCCTAATTTTGATGAGTTACCTGGTTTTACCCATTCTGGTTTTAAAGATTCTATGTTTTTAAGATATGGTAAATAATATTTAAAATAGTCTTTCACCCATCGGTCTGGTGAATCATGTATTATAGTTGCAATTGGTTTAGGGACTTTGTATTGAAATTGTAAAGCTTTTTTAAGATTAAATAGTTTATTCTTAATGATTGTATTAAATGCAATATTAGTCATTACTTTATGTTCTCTAACAAATCTAAGCCATGTAAATCTTTCTTCAAGTATATTTAGGATTATTTCAGCTTCTTTAGATTCTGAAAGTCCAATCTGTATGTTTGGGAAAAAATGATTTATGAAATTAATAGTAAGGGGTCTAACGGACTTATGTTTACCAGAATTATCTATTAACCAAAACTTGCCTTCTTTATATGATATTGTCAATAATCTTTTTTCTGAGTTATATATCTTATTTGAAATGCTTATACCAAACTTTTTTCTAAACAATACAAATTGAAAGTTACCGTTTTCTTCCCTAAATAATATTAACCTAAAATTTTCGTAACCAATAGGGTCATTCATATATACAACTCTTGATGTATATTTGTCTTTTTTATATAGTTTAAATAAGTGTTCTACCTTAGATGAAGGGTTATCGTATATTATTTCTGCTGACTTTTTAAACCATTCTGGATTATTCTTTTTATTAAATTTTTTACCCATGTTTAATTAAATTTTAATCTGTTACGGGCAAATATAAGAATAATAATTTAATTAACAAAATTATTTTATCTTTTTTAATATATTGGTCTTATCTTGATTAAACCCATGTCGTAGTCTTTTTGTTTTTGTTTTAAAAATTGTTTTGCTACTGTTCTTATATGACCAGATGTGTATGGGGGGGTTAATATTCCGTCAGTCAGTTTGGCTATTTGATTTATTGCACTAATTTTACTTCTATTCTTACCCATTATGTATTGGTATATTGCTGGGTGGTCGTCTGGAATAGATACTTCAATAAATTCTTTAATAATTTCTGAGTCACTCATTGATTTTGCTTAAAAAAATCTTATATTTGGTTATATTTATATATAAATAAGTAGTTAAAAAAAAATTAAATATGAGTTTAGAAGTTACGGATGACATGTTAAATGATATTACAACTAAAGAAGGTATAGTTCTTTTAGATTTTTATGCTGATTGGTGTCAGCCATGTAAGGTCTACAGCCCAATAATTGAAGAATTTTCGAAAGAGGTGTCAGATATCTTTATAGGTAAGGTGAATATTGACCTACATAATAAATTTACCTTAAAATACGGTATTAGGAGTATACCAACTACGATAATATTTAAAAATGGTGAATTAATGAAAAAAATACCAGGTGTTATGCAAAAAAATAAATTACATGATTTGGTCGAACATTTAAGGTAGTCTGGCATATTTATTAGTATGAAGAAGAAGTTAGTCATATCTGAAAAACAACTCAAAGGTTTAACTAATTATATACTAGAAAATACTAGGTACCAACACATGGTTGAAGTAATAGTATCTCATTTAGAAAAAAACTATAACAAGGCTATAGAGACTAATGAGGATATTGTTTCTGGGGAATATGTTGACAGAAAAGTTTTTGAGAATAAGTTCAGCGGTGAAGTCATAGACCCAAAATCTCTATCCGAATATATTCAAGAGAAATACAAGGTTAGTAAGGGCTTTTCACAGCAAATATTGGATGACTGGTGTTCTGGTAAGATTAATAACGGATTACTATCAAAAAACACAAGTATTGATTAATAGCCGTGGATTTAAAAAACAAAATACGACAAACTTTAAGAGAGGTCTATGGTAGTTTCGACACATACCTAGAACACGAATATGAAACTCATTTAACTGAACATATTAACGGTGATTCAATGAATGATAAGCGAAAGTGGGTAACTTATAATCAAGTTTTATTAGAGCTAAAACATAATATAAAGGATATGTTAAAAGTTAAGGAGCTTCAATATAAATTAACAGAAGACGATTCTAATCCAACAATATCTTGTATGGACGTTTTAGATAGCTTAAAGACCAGGAGTGATGAGTTGGAAAGATTATACAACAAGATAAGAAATTTTGACTAATCTCTTTACAGATTACTAACTCTTCAAATATTTATTATTAATAACGAGGTTTAAATTTGAATCTATGAAAGCCTTTGAATTCACTATTAGAGCTAGTTCTGGCGAATATAACAGACTAGATAAAGAATATAGCAAATACCTAATAAATACCATGGTTAACGTATCAGAAGAAAAATATTTTAGGTGGGAAGCATATAATTTAATCATGGAACAACTAATAAATGAGGGTAGATACTCTGAATTTGATGAAGCCAAGTATAGATTAACTGATGGCGAAAATCCAAATTATGTCATGTTAGATATCATTGAAAGAGATAAAAACGAACACGGTTTGATATGGTTAATGCGTAAAAGAATTTTAGAGTACATTGAGGAGGATTTTTTTGCTAAATTTTATTAAATAGTTTTAACTAATTTGTTGTCTGTTGTAACTCTAAATACTATATTTGAATAAAATTATGTCTATGGCCACCACAGATAAAATAAATAGAGTTGAGTTTCTTGGTGAAAAGTTTGGGGTTTTTGATGATTCGAGCGAGGAGTCAATTGAATCAGAAATCAAGACATTAATAAGTGAGGGTCAATTTTCAGATGTTAAACCATTTAGGGGTGGTAATGGTGATATAGTAATCGCATTAATATGTGTACAGGAAGTTTCTAAAAAATCCTCAAGTGGTGAAACAATAGTTAAACTAAGTAAGGGTATCAGAGTGGCCTATTCTGTATTTAAATCTATGTTGAGTTCTGACCCAACTAAAAAGAAAAAATATACTCAATGGATGTTAGAGGTTTTCAGTAGGTTACTTAAAGAGTCTAAATATAGTGATGCAGATAGATTTGTTACTGAGGATTTACCATTGGCCACTGAATATCTAACACTATTTGAACACCATAAGAAAAAGAAATTATTTAAAGAGTTGGCAAGAGAGTCATATGCTTTAAAGGGCATTGTTGAAGACCCAACAAATATAAATCAATATAAATCATTATCTACATTATATGATGCTGTAGACCCTTTCATAGAGAGAGATTCTTCTGAAATGGAGAAGTTAATAAAAACTTATATCGATTCTGGTATGGCCGACTTGGTTGTTAAGGATAGGAAATTTTCAGTTATAATTCCTAGGGATGTAAAATTTTGTATAATTTTTGATAAATTCGTTGCTTGGTGTACTTCAAAACCTGGTAACGGAATGTTTTCAAATTATACTACAAGTAGAACATATAATAGACCAAATGGTAAAAACTCAGAACTTTATATTATAATAGACCATAAGTTTTTTAATGGAGATTTAAGTGACGGTAGTTTATATCAAATTCATTTTGAGAGTAAGCAAGTAAGAAATAGGAAACAAAATAACAAAACTAGTTTTTATTTAGACGTTTTAGAAAAAAGTGTTGCGGTATCAAACTATTTTAATGAGGTATTAACCATTAATGCTAAGCAAGTTGGTAATGTTAATAATAATTTATATGTTGATTATCTAATAAAGTTTGGCTGGACTGAGGCTTTATTTGAAATGATGGATGATTTTACACCTATAATAAAATTTATGAATAAGGAGTTACCTAGGATTCCAGACGTATCTAAATTTAAAGACCTACACACTTTGATTGTGGCCAAATCTAAGTTAAGACACATAGATTCGTCAATAGGTAGTTTGCAAAATCTAAAAGAATTATTGTTACCACAAAATAACATCACTATTTTACCTAAAGAGATTGGAAATCTTAAGAATATGATAATGTTAAATCTATTAGGTAATAAATTAGAAAAAATACCAGACGAAATCAAGTATTTAGATAAAACAAACGGTGGTTCATTATATAGGTTATCAGTCAGTAGGGAAGATGTCGGTGAGAAAAACTATAGAAAATTAAAAAACTTGTTGCCATCAGTTAAGATGTAACAAGTATGTTAAATAACGTTTGCGGTTTAATATTAACTGATTTTAACATACCTTAAGTATATTTATAAATATGACGTACGGTTTAGTAACTATGGATGGTGAAGTTATATTGAAAGTAAATAGTCAAACTATTAAATCGGCTATTGAGTATTTTTCAAAAATAAAAAAATTACCTAAAGATAAACTATTATCAATATTTTATGTGGTTAATGTAAATTCTAACCAATTGAATTAATTTAATTATTTTATTTGTCTTTTGTCCTTTTTAAACATATTTATTTAATAGACAAATAAAATTTTATTAAAACTTAAGTGCGTTATGTCAAATACTAAGAAAACCGTTAAAATTACAGAAAATGAGTTGGTTGATTTAATCGACAACATCGTTAATGAAGCAGTGGGAGTTAAAAAAACTGAATGGATTGCTGAACAAGAATCAAAAAAAGCTACCGTATTAGAAAGCAAAATTGCTGAATTAGAAGAAAAGGTTAAGTCAATTACTGAATCTAAAAAATAGATTTAATCTAAAAAAAAACATACTAAGCTGATGGGGTGTTTATATGTTCCACAGCTTTTTTGTTGCCTTATTTGAATAAAAAATATTAAAGTATTTACATAAAAAAAGCGGAATTAATTCCGCTTTTGTTTTTAATAAACTTTATAATATTATGATAAAGTTATTTTTTTATTCTTTTTACTAAAACTAATTTTTATGGTGTCACCCTCTTTGTATTCACCATTTAGTATTGCATCAGTCATTGGGTCTTCGATGTGCCTTTGTATTGCTCTAGCTAATGGCCTTGCACCGTAAGCCTCATCATATCCCTGTTCTGAAACATAATCCACCGCACTTTTGTTTATTTTAATGCTGTAACCTATTTCTGAAACCCTTTCTTTTAATTTATCTAATTCGTTATATATTATAACGTTTATGTCATCCTTTTTAAGGCTATTAAAAATTATAGTTTCATCAATTCTATTAAGAAATTCTGGTTTAAATTTCTTTTTAAGTGCTTTTTGAATTATAGCCCTAGATTTTTCTTCTTCATTTGCTATTGCGGCTCCAGTTTTGAACCCCATATCTTTACCAAAATTATTTATTTCAACAACACCAACATTAGACGTCATTATAATTAAAGTATTTTTAAAGTTTATTTTTCTACCCAAACCATCGGTCAATGTTCCTTCATCTAGAAGTTGTAATAACATATTGAACACATCTGGGTGTGCTTTCTCTATTTCATCAAATAAAACAACACTATATGGTTTTCTCCTTACTTTTTCAGTCAACTGACCCCCTTCTTCATATCCAACATACCCAGGTGGTGGCCCAACCAGTCTTGATACTGAGTGTTTTTCCATGTACTCTGACATATCCATTCTAACTATTGCATCTGAGTCACCAAATATTTGCTCGGCCAATAGTTTGGATAAATATGTTTTACCAACACCTGTTGGCCCTAAAAATATAAAAGACCCAATTGGCTTTGATTTATCTTTAATACCCAACCTATTTCGTTTTATGGATTTAGTTACCTTTTCAACTGCATCGTCTTGACCAATAACCCTACCTTTCAACTCTTCATTCATTGACATTAACTTTTTGGTTTCTTGTGAAGAAATCTTATTTACTGGAATACCAGTCATCATAGAGACCACCTGGCAAACAAGGTCGACATCTACTATTGTTCTTTTTTTATCTAATGAGTTTAACCAATCAGCCTTTGCCGATTCTAATTCTTCGTTTACTTTTCTTTCTGAATCTCTAAGCTTTGCAGCCTCCTCATATCTTTGTTGTTTAACCACAGATATCTTATCTATATTAATCTTTTCCTTTTCTTCTTCTAGTTTTTTAATGTTTTCTGGCACATCTATTTCAATATTAGTTGTTGAGCCAGCTTCATCTAAAACATCTATTGCCTTATCTGGCATGGCTCTATCTGATATATATCTATCTGCCATTTTAACACACTCTTCTATAGATTCTTTAGTGTATATAACTCTATGATGGTCTTCGTATTTTTCTTTTATGTTATTTAATATAGTGATAGTTTCATCATTAGTTGGTTCATCGACCAAAACCTGTTGAAATCTTCTTGTTAAGGCCCCGTCTTTTTCAACGTTTTCTCTAAACTCGTCCAGTGTTGTCGCCCCTATTATTTGTATTTCACCTCTTGCTAGAGCTGGTTTAAATATGTTTGCTGCATCCATGCCGCCAGATGCATTTCCAGCACCAATTATTGTGTGTAATTCATCTATGAATAAAATAACGTTTGGGTTTACTTTTAATTCTTCCAATATGGCTTTCATTCTTTCCTCAAATTGACCCCTGTATTTTGTCCCAGCAACAATTGATGATAAATCCAGTGAGTATAATTTTTTATCCAAAATAACTCTTGGGGCTTTACCCTCTTTTATTAAACTAGCTAGTCCCTCAACAATAGCTGTTTTTCCAACTCCAGGCTCACCGATTAAAACTGGGTTATTCTTTTTTCTTCTAGATAAAATCTGGGAAACACGCTTTATTTCGTCTTTTCTACCAACAACTGGGTCTAATAGACCATCTTCAGCACACTTAGATATATCTCTACAGAAGTTATCTAATATTGGTGTCTTGGTATTATATTTTTTTCCCTTTTTTTTCTGCTTATTTTTATCACTAAATAGCCCACTACCATCTTCTTCGTCATCCATGAAAGAGGCTCTAATTTGCTCGTCTAAAGTCTTTTTATTTTTTTTCGGCTCTACATTTCCTAAATTCATAAGTTTTTCATTAAAATTATTATATGTTATATTAAATTTATTTAATAATTTATTTAAATTTAATTTTCTATTATTTAATATGGCCAGCATTAAATGTGCTGTATCTATTACATGGTCATTTAAATTATCGCTTTCTAACTCAACTGATTTTAATATTTTTTGAGTTTCTTCACTAAATGGTAATCTAAGCCGTCTACTTTGAGTTGTAATTATGTTTATATTCGAGTTTCTAGTGTATTCTGAAATTAAGTCATATAGCTCATTTAAATCAACATTCATTTCTATTAAAATTTTAACACACCTGTTGTTACCATTGCTTATGGTCGATAAAAGTATGTGTTCTGGCCTGACAACTTTATCATCATATGATTTTGCCTCCTCCTGAGCCTTATTCATGACTTTTTTTAACTTAGGTACTATTTCTTTTTTCATAGATAAATTATTTAAGTCAAATATATAACTTTATTCTTTAAAAATCAACTATTGATTTTATTATAAATATTCTTTATATTTAGTTAAGTTAATAAATAAACAAAATATATGCAAGGAGCACCGATTTTTGGTAAAATAGAGTTATTAATTAAAGATAAGGGTGGAATTAATAAAGAAGAGTACTATGATTCTGGTATGGTAATTACTGGGAATTATATCATTATTGTTGTCAATGAAAGAGATGATGTTGAGACAACAAATTCAAGTACTGGAATAATATATAAAATGGAAGACATAAAGTCTTACAGAACGCACGCAAAATAAAAATTATGATTTTAGAAAGAGTAGAAAAAGATAATTTGGTAAATGTTATTTACGAGTCATCAAATATCGTAGCATCAACTTATGATAAAGCAAGGGGGGATTTAAATGTTATATTTAAGAATGGGGGTAGTTATACCTACCAAAATGTTCCGTCTACAGATTATTTTAGATTTGAGACCGCTGATAGTCAGGGTAAAGAAATTAATAAGACAATTAAAAAATATTCATTTTTAAAACATGAGAAAGTTAATACTGACGATGTAATTAAAAAAATAAAGACCCTTAAAAACGATGAAATTAAATCTTTAGAAGTCGGTCTTGTGTCTTTAATGAAGAAAACAATAGATGATTACGAATCAAATGTTAAATTAGTTGACCATGACATAGAAAAACTTAATAAAATGATTAATTTATTAATTAACGCTAAAAAATAAATTTATGGAAGATATTAACGAAGAGGCCAGGATAAAAATTGAGGATTTAAGAAAAAAATACGTAATATCAGATGAGGATTTAAAACTATATAAATCACAAAAGCTTTTAAAATCTTTTAAAGGTGTTACTAATTTGATGCGAAGTGAAGGGCTATACAAAACATTTAAAGGGGATTTACACTTTGAAGATATTGATGATGAAGAGTTTCATAAACTAAGGGGTTATTTAATTCAACACATTGATTTAATGGAGTTTTATTTAAAAAATCAAATTAATAAATTAGAAAAAAATATTGATGACTATGATACAGACCAAGATTAAAAGTATGAACATAGATGAACAATACTTATCTATTGCTAAATTAATATTGGATGAGGGTATTAATAAAGAAGATAGGACTGGTACTGGTACTAAATCAATATTTTCTGCACAGGTGGTTCATAATATGTCTGAAGGGTTTCCTTTACTAACAACCAAAAAAATGTATTGGAAAGGAATTGTAACAGAATTGTTATGGTTCTTACGTGGTGATACAAACATCAAATATCTTGTTGATAATGATTGTCATATTTGGGATGGGGACGCTTATAAGAGCTATAAAGTATGGGCTGATGATTTATCTAAAACCCATATGTATTTACCTTACACAAAAGAACAATTTATTGAGAAAATCAAAACAGATGATGAGTTCGCAAAGAAGTGGGGTGAATTAGGTCCAGTATATGGTAAGCAATGGAGAGATTGGGGTGGTTATTTTTCAAACGGTCACTGGAATGGTCAAAATAATAGTACAGGTTTACATATTGGTGGGGTGGACCAAATCCAAAACCTAATAGATTCGCTTAAAACAAATCCAGATAGTAGACGATTAATGGTTAACGCTTGGAATGTTGGTGAATTAGACCACATGACACTTCCCCCTTGTCATTGGGCATTTGAGTTGTATACTGAAGAAACTGATTTAGGTAAAAGAAGGTTATCACTTAAGTGGCATCAACGAAGCGTTGATTTGCCATTAGGGCTACCTTTTAATATTGCCTCATATGCTTTGTTATTGGAGATACTGGCCAAAGAGGTTAATATGATACCAGGTACGTTGATTGGTGATTTAACAAATGTTCACATATATAATGACCAGATTGTAGGTATATTAGAACAACTTAATGCGAACCCATACAAATATGATTACCCAAATTTAGTTATTGGTGATAACGCAACTTGGGGTAATGATTTTTTAGTGTCTGATTTTCAACTTATAGGGTATAACAGTTACCCAAAAATTAAAATACCACTCAGTAATTAAAAATTTTAAAAGTAATGATTATTAATATAATATTATTCATACTCGGTTTATTTTTATTTCATACCTATGTTTATCCCATCATAGATGGTTTCATAGACGGATATAGGGATGCCAAAAACGGAAGACCGTATAATGATAAAGAAGAAGAATAGTTACTAATTTAATACACTTAAACTTTAACTACATTAATAAATTAACGATATCTACATTATTAAAAAGCGCTAATAAAATTATAAATAAAGGCAGATAAATGTCTTTTTTTTCTTTTCTTGGTATATTTATAATAAAAAAGAAACTAATTAGTTTATGGCAGTTAATAGAAGAATAGCTTCAGTAATAAGGCGTTGGGATAATGCTGATTTCAATGAGCACAAATATACTATAGTATATGCTAGTAGGGATTCAGAAGCAATCATCAATGGTGAAGAGGTTTTTTTAGTTGCTACAACTCAATTAGATTTTAATGTTAGTAGTATTAGTGCTAACACAAATAATGTATATGTGTTAGGTGATAACTCTAATGTTGTTGAAGGTACAGCAACACTTAGTCATTACCCTAACCCTTAAAAAAAATATTGTTATGCCTTTAAAGAGTGGAGTTTATACAGTAATAGATTCAGCAGCTACTGCTAATTTTGATGAAAACACATATAATAAAGTTTATGCTGGGTCAAATACAGAAGCCGTTATAAACGGTACTACTGTTAATATGACTGGTGGTTCAACTATAGATATTGCTGTTAGAAGCATAAGTGGTACAGATATTTACGTTATAGGTGACCCTAAAAATGTGGTTGATGGGCCACAAACGCTTAGTCATTATATTAATCCATAATAACTTTGCAAAAAAAGATAATATTTATTAATAAAGTCAATTAAGATGAAAAATAGAAACATTATAAAACCAACTGGTTTAAAAGGAAAAGAAGTTATAAACAGAATGAGAGAACTTATGCGTTCTACATCAATTAACGAAGATGTTAAGGGTTCTGTTGTTGAGTTAACTAAAGAAGGTCCAGATGGTAAGGTTTATGCAGTCATAAGAGAAAATCAAGAATACTACATTAAGGTATCTGAAAATAAAAGTAATCTAGTAACTGAAGATTTTAACTACATCGGTGGGTTACAAAATAAGAAGGATAAGTCGTATCCATCTTACGCTAAAGCTATTAAACACCTAAATCTTAAATTTATGAGTCTTAATGAGGCTATTGGTAAATCTGGTCAAGTAAATGTATTTGAAGATGATAATTTAATCACAGAACATCACCCACTTAAGGCTGATATGAAATTGTCTGCTGAAAAGGGTATTGGTGATGGTGCTGAGTATGTGGTTGACAAGGATGGTGCTGAATTAAAATATGATTCTAAAGAAGGTAAAGAAGAAGACGGTTTCGGTGATAACGTTGCTGATTCTACTGCTAAAAAAGATATCGAGGAAGTTAAGTTGAATGAGACTGAAGCTGCTATCGATGAAATGATTACTGATGAAGAAGTAATTGAAGAAGAAATTAAAGATGAAAAACCTAAAAAAGGGTTTTCAATCTCTAGAGCCATTCAAGAAATGGATGAGGTGATTGATTCACTTGCTACAGAAGACGATAAGGTTGATGAAATACTTGAATCTCTTAGTGAGGAAGAAAGAGCTATCATGATGGAGGCTTTAAAAAAAAAAGATTAAATAGTAATGATTCATCTGTAAATGAGATGAAGCACGATGATAAATCTACAGGTCTTTTTTCTGATGAAGAAGAAGGATATAATCTAGAGGAGGAGACTAAATATAAACTGAAGCTGGGCGCAAAAAGCGAACCAGCTTCTTCTGTTTCTGATGATGAGGAAGAGTCTTTAGACGTTTTTGATGATGCGGAAGGTGGTGATGAGTTGTCTTTCGGTGATGATAAGGATGCTAAGGGTGATAATGATAAGCCATTCGATGATGAACCATTTGATGCTGGAGTTGAGGCTGATGAGGGTGAGGACCCAGAAAAATTTATACAACAACTTGCTGGTAAATTAGGTACATCTCTTAGGAAGTATAATGACGAGAGAGGTGAACCAGATTTTGATTTAGAAAAATATGCTATTAATAGTGTAATATCTGCTACTCATACGGCTGAAATGGATGAAGAAGACCAAAAAGATATTATTAAGAAAGTTAAGATGTCTGGTGCTGGTGATGATAATGATGATGTTGACAAAGACTTAGACATGAGTTCTGAAGAAGAGCCTGAATCGGAAAAAGAATTAAATGAAAAATTTTTAGGTAAATTAAAAAACTTTTCTGCTGGAGTATTGGCAACGTTGGGTATTCAAGAGTATGGATGGAAGATTTTTAACAGCATAACTAGTATAATAGCTAACAAATTACCAGAAGATAAAGCGCAAGAATTTTCGGACACAATTCAAAGTGCTGTAGATTACTTGGTAAACTCAAATTTTGTTGGTGAAGGCTATACTGATAATGAACTTGATGAATTATTTAAAAAAAAATTAAGTAAGGATACTATTGAGTTACAAGGTGATGAGATTAATAGATTAAAAAAAAAGTTTCCAGGTATAACTGATAAGGAAATTGCGGATATGTTATTAGACCCAAAAGCTAAGGCTGACGGAATTACTAGTGATGTTTTTTTGACTAGAGAGTATGATTTGGGGGAAGGTTATTACGAGGAGTCTTGGTCGGACCCAATGGAGTTAAAAGAGGGTACTGAGATTTCTGATGATTTGAGGTATCACCTAGATAATAATATTTCTTTAGGTGAGAGTGTATTTAGATATGGTTCAGATAAGTATGTTGAATTGTGTAGTGAGGTTAAGGATTTAAGAGAAAAAGAATTAATTAATCTTAATGAAAATGATGAGAAGTTACTTGAAGATTTTACTAATCAATCTATTATTATAGAGGGTGAAACAATTCTTTTAAACCTTATTATTGAAGATAATGGTGAATATATTTTAGAGGGTGATAAGTACAAGGGTAAAAAAACCAATTCACCAACTAGGGGTGCTGGTGGTGGAAAGGCGTATAAGGTATTTGTACCTGGATGTGCCAAAGAAACTAAGTCAAATCCAAGAGGTATTAAAAAAATAACATTCGGTTCTGGTGGGCTAAAGGCTAAATTAACTAATAGTGAGGCTAAGAAATCTTATAATGCTAGACACGGTTGTTCTAAAGGTAAACATAACGATAAGTGTAAGGCTGGATACTGGTCATGCAGATTACCTAGATATGCTAATAAGCTAGGTTTGTCTGGTGGTGGTACTTGGTGGTAAAATATAATTGATATGGATAGGTTACAAAATTATATGTTTTTTGAGAATCTAGAGCAAATCTCTAGAGATATTAATAAAATAATGTCCTTGGATAAGGAGCAAATTGATTCTATAATAACTAATGGGCATGACTGGGCTGGTGAACATATAACAACAGCTAAAGATGATATTGAAGAGGTTACTAATTTTTTATTAAGTAATACTAAAGAAAATAAACCATACGGTGAAGAAATTGATGAGAACGGTATCATTAGAAGAACTTTCTATGAGAATGTCGATGAATCTGAACTAGAGTGGCATAGAGATAAAGAAGATAGAATCGTTCTTCCTATTAATGAAAATGATTGGTCAATTCAATTTGATAATGAATTACCTAAGAAGTTAAATGTAAACGAAGAGTTCTTTATACCAAAAGAAACTTTTCATAGAGTTATTAAAGGTTCCACAGACTTAGTTGTTGAAGTTATAGAAACTGAATTCGAAGAGGATGAGTATGAGCTTATTGAAGTATATGAAACTTATGAAGTTATAGAAGAGGGTAAAAAGAAAAAAAAGAAGAAAAAAAAGAAAAAGAAGTCGGAAGCTAAAAAAGATGCTTGCTATTATAAGGTTAAGGGTAGATATGAGGTTTGGCCTTCAGCGTATGCCTCTGCTGCGTTATCAAAATGTAGAAATGTTGGTGCCGCTAACTGGGGTAATAGTACTGATGAATCTGAATTAGATGAAGCTAAGAAAAGAAAACTAACAGCTAAACCAAGTTCTGAAAAAAACCTAGGCGACTGGTTCGCTAGAAAAGGTGGTGGTTGGGTAGACTGTAACACTTGTAGAAAGGATTCTAAGACTGGCAGAAAGAAATGTAAACCTTGTGGTAGAAAAGAAGGTGAGAAAAGAGCTAAGTACCCAGCTTGCAGACCAACACCAGCCGCTTGTTCCACAAAGGGCAAAGGAACAAAGTGGGGAAAGAAGTCTAAGAAGAATGAAAGTTTGGATAATTCAGAAAAAAATCATATATTTGACGAAAATTCAAATATGAAGGATATTATATTACATAATTTACATGAAACGACTAAACCAACTCCAGTTAGAGAAGAACCAGCGGTTGTTCCAGAAAGGGAGAAGTCACCATCACCAAGAAGGAGAAGGATATGGGAAACTAAACCATCTGTTAAGCCGAATCCTAAAATGGAGGAGGGTAAGATAGTTAACACTTTGGAATTAAATGACCTTGAGGCTAAATTAGACGTCATTATTGATGGCAAACTGGTTAAAAACATTAGTTTTGAAAATACTGGAGAATGTGTAGTTGAACCTATGGCCTATGATGAAGAGTGGGTTTACAGTTATGTCGGAGAACATAATGGTAAAGAATATTCAGTTGGTGTGGGCTTTTTTGGTCACCCAGATTATAACTTAGAGATTTCAGATATTGGAGATTATGTAGAGGAATTATAATGGAAGAATTATATTTAATATACGTTAATAGAATAGGTGAGGATTGGACAGGCAAACATCTTTATGAGTTTTTATTTTCAGAAACTACTGAGAATGTAGATGGTGATGATTGGGATGCTTATCCAGCTTCTGGTAGACCGTCACCACCTAATGGTGGGTTTGTTAAGAAGGTCGGTAAATTAGTGTCTGACGAATTAAAATTTAAACTAATTCAAAATAGTTCTGAGTTTGCAGTTTGGGATGCCGTTGATGGTGTTATTGCATTGGCTTGGGAAGATATGGAGGATTATGATGATTATCCAGAAAATAGAGTTGCATTTCATTTTGGTGATTCTATTAAGGATGTAGAGGATAAATTATATGAACATGATTTAGTTCTAGAATATAACATTGCAACAAAAGAAGTAAGTAATGAGGATTAAGAAAAAAAATGTTGGTGAAAACATAGATAAAGCTAAAGAATACGCTAAAGATAGTGTTGATAGACTTAAAACAGATTTAGAACCAGTTTCAAAGGAAATTGAACAAGGTATTAAAGATATAACTGATAACCCAAAAACTGCAAGCACTATAGCTAAAAAAATGGCTGCTTCAGCAATAGATAAGGCTTATAGTGATGTTAATGAAGCTGTCAATGGTAAACATACTGTTGAGTATCACAGTGACAGGACAGATGAAACACCTTTTATTATTAATGGTATTAAGTGGCAATATGTTAATGCTATTTATCCAGATGGTAAAAGAGATATAGGTGTTTACAGATTTGACCATGATTTGACTTATGATTTTAAATGGTTCATGGATGAGGTTGTACCTAAACCAGCTAATTATGTCGTTATGGATGAATCTGTAGTGTCTGAGGCCATGTCAGACATTTCAGATACTAGAGAGAGTGTTAGTATGTTTGATTACGCTTGGCACTCTAATTTGAGTAGTATGATATCCGATAAGCTTGATGAGTTTGGTGTTCCGCATGAATTAAATGAACTTATCATTAGTAATTTGTCTAGTGCAATTTGGGATTCTTATCATGAGTATAGAAGAGACAATGGCGGTGATATAGATGAAAATGAGGATAGAATAGCTTCAGACGCAATAAAACAAGGTATTAAACAAGGTGAGGTTGGTGATTCTGAATACGATGAATATCAGACACTACTTAGGAGTCTTGCGGCAGATAGTAAAGAGATAGAAAATGACAACAAAGAAACAAATGATTTACCATTTGAATCTATTAAGCCAAAAATGACTAAGAGTGAGTTGGTTGAGAGTATTTTGAAAAATTCAATTAAGAAAAGAAAAGTTATAAAAACAATTAGTGTTAAAAATTTAAGAAATGAGTAGATATAAAGACTTAGCCAAAAAAGCATTAGAAGAAAATAGAAAAGAAGGTAAAAACATTATTAACGAAAACTTACTCTATGAAGATGGTATTACAGAAAGAATACACCCTAAAATAGAGCAGAGAATTAGGGATGGTAAGCATTCTTTATCTGGTTGTGGGGTTTTCCCAGAAGGAGATATTATATCTAGTGAAATGAAATTGATTCGTGAACGATTCAAAGAGGTTGTAGTTAGGTGTAGAGAGGCTTTTGATGTAGATGAGGTTGAAAATTCAATGATTATTAGTCAACAAATGCCTTTAGTTATGGAAGCTATGGCTATGGAAGAAAAACACAAAGAAGAACTTGAGAAGTTGGCTGTTGAAATGATTATGGAAGAATTTGATATTCCAGAGGGTTCTGTTGAATTTGATGCTAAATTAAGGCCAAAGATAACTAGGGCGGGTACTATTAACGAACCAAAAGAGTCTTTAGATGAAGATTTTAATGATAATGATGAAAAGGTTATGGCTAATGAACACGTTCATAAAAGAAGAGCCCTAAATGCAATGACACAGGGGGCCGCTAAAAGTGTTAATCATATGTTTCATATGGTTCATGAACAACTAACGGATATGAACCCTAGGTTACCAGGTAATTATAAGAAAATGATGTCGGCTGCTGATTATATGTACTTTATAATTCCAGATATGGACTCACAAATTAATGGTGGTAGATGTGATTGCGATTATCAAGAAACTGAAGATGGGGTGTCAAAACCAGTTATAAAAGCTGAGGCTATGGTTTTCCCAGTTTTAATTCATGAGTTATATAAAGGCGTTATGGAGGTTTTATCTGCACATGGCCTACCTACACAAGAGAATATAGCTGAATATGTGATTGGTAAAGCTGATTTTATTAAAGCTGAGCCAGACGATATGCGATTGGGAACGCCTATGTGGAGAAGATTTTGTGATGCTGTACCAGCTGAAGATTTTAATTTAAAACACCACGTTTATGCTGATTTAGCCTCTTTAGAACCTAAAGAGTTTAATGTAGTTATGAAAGAAGTGTTGGGTAAGACTAAGAGGGGTAAGAGTTTAATTACTGAAATGGTCTCTAACATAAAAAAGGAAATGCAAGAGGATGATTATAACGAAGCGATGGGTGACGACCTTTTTGAAATAGGAGACATTTTATAATAAATTATTAATACGAAATAAAATGAGCAAAAAATCACTAGAAGAAAAATTATTAAAACCTTATTCAGATGGTGCGATTAAGATTAGGAGAATCCTTTTTAATTTATATAGACCCATAATGCACGACAAGTCTGAATCTATTTGGAATCAACATGCGTTATCATATCTTATGTTGGTTTTATTTATTTGGACTTCAATTCTTGTTGGAATGGATAGTGCAAATTATTACATACCATTTCTTTCTGGTTGGATTTTAATACCTATCACTTGGGTATACTTTAAGTTTTGCCCACAAACCTGGGTTGAGATGTATGATTATGAGAAAGAAGCTTTTAGAGCTATATGGAAATTACCAGCTGACTGGACGCCCATTAAATAGTTTTTTTTAGTTTAAATACTCCAACACCTTTTCTTTTTTTTTAGGTGTGTTGGCATATTTATATAATATATATAAAAATATGCTTACCAATAAAGAAATACTTACTGAGTACTTTAAGTGCGTTAAAAATCCAATACATGCTATAGAGACCTATCTTGAAACTAAAGATTTGACTCAGGGTGGTTTTGTACCTTTTAGACTATTTCCTAGACAAAAAGAAATTATATCTGCATATGAAAATCATAGGTTTAACTTAGTTACAAAGCCTAGACAGGCTGGTATTTCAACTACAACACAAGCTTACATGGCTATTAAGGCAGCTTTTTGTGACCCAGATAATCCAGAAACTATATTGGTGATAGCAAATAAATTGAAGTTGGCCCAAAAATTTGTTAGAGGTATAAAAGATTACTTAAGTCAAGTCCCTAGATGGGCTTGGGGTCCAGAATATTATGGCTCAGATGAGAATAATAAGAAGTCGATATTTGTTACCGATTCAAAAATAGAGTTAGAATTACCAAATGGGACTCAAATCATTGCAGTCGCTACATCTGAAGATGCACTTAGGGGTTATACACCAACTTTTTTGGTTTTTGATGAGGCTGCGTTTATTGACAATGGTGATGCTGTTTATGCAGCGGCTATGTCTTCTTGTGCTACTGGTGGTAAGGTTATGTTAATATCTACCCCAAATGGTATGGACCCACTATACTACAAAACTTACGAACAATCTAAGGTTGGTAAAAACACGTATAATGTGATTGAGATGAGGTGGTATGAAGACCCAAGATATAATAAAGATTTAAGGTGGATTAAAAAGAATGAACAAGGTGATGTTGTTGAAGAAATTGAGGAGTTTGAATTTATTGTTGAAGGGTATGAGACAAAATTTAAAGATGGTTATAAGCCCACATCTAGTTGGTATGAAAATATGTGTATGACTTTAAATAATAATACCAGAAAAATAGCTCAGGAGTTGGATGTTTCATTTCTTGGTTCTGGTGGTAACGTAATAAATGATGAAGACATAACATTTCACGAAGAAAATAATGTTAAAGACCCAGTTTGGGTTGATGGTAAAGAAAGGGAATTTTGGATTTGGGAGAAACCCACAGAGGGGCATAAATATATTTTGGGTGTTGACGTTGCAAGAGGTGATGGTGAAGATTCATCAACAATGGTGATAATTGATTTTACAACTATGACTCAAGTGATGGAGTATCAAGGTAAAATTAAACCAGATAAATTGGCCGAAATAGTTTATGAGTATGGAAACTTATATAAAGCATATACTGTAGTTGATATAACTGGTGGTATGGGAGTATCAACAGTTCTTAAATTACTAGAATTAAAATATAAACATTTACATTATGATGAACCAAGAGGCAAAATACTTAATAGTAAAAAGGCTCAATTGGATTTATACACTAAAGATAATCAGACACCTGGTTTTAATATTAATGGTGTTAGGACACCAATGATTGACCATTTGGAGTTTATGATTAGGAGTAATGGGATTAAGATTAGGTCTAGAAGAACCACATCTGAAATGAAGACCTTTGTTTATAAAAATGGTAAACCAGACCACATGGAAGGTTACCACGATGATTTATTAATGGCTTTTGCAATGCCTTTATGGGTGTTGGAACATTCATTTAAAAAATTAGAAAAAATGGAAAAGCAGTCTAGAGCTATGTTGAGTAGTTGGATGATTGGTGATTCAACAAAAAATAACGATAATTATAACACTGGGTTTGTACCAGCAAATCAAAGAAATAAAAAAGCGCTAAATAAACCTAAATTTAGTCCAGATGTGTCTAAAAACATGCAAGACCCAAATGGTGATTATTTATGGTTATTTAGCGGTAGTAAGTAAAATTAAAAATTATGGGATTAGGTCCAAAAGTATTTATTAGAAATAATCAGGGTAAAAACCCTGTGTCATTGTATAAATGGTCACCAGGCAATCAAGATGCTAAAATTAAGAAGGGTAAAGGCTCGGCTAAATATTTTTGTGTCTCACCAAGTGGTTCGCAAGGTAATGATTTTATATCAACATATAGTTATGTTCTTGTCATTTTAGATGGTGTTGCTGAAAGACACCCTTATGTTCAATGTGATTATGTGAAATAAGTATTTAATTTTTTAAAAAATTAAGTATAATTAAACAAAATAAGAGTTATGGCTAAACAGAAACTGACTGTATTTCAAAGACTAAATAATATTTTTAGTCCAGATGGTATAAATGTACCAAAAGATAAAACTAATAGATATTCTATTGGTAATGATGTTTTATTAAAAACTCAAGATAAAAGCGAGTATGAATATGCTAAATTACAAGCTCAGCAAAACAAATACCTTGGTGGTATGTGGAGAAAAACTGAAGCTGAGTTATTTAGACAGTCTATACACTATGAAACAACTCGTATAGGTTCTTATAGTGATTTTGAATCAATGGAGTTCTATCCAGAAATATCAGCAACTTTAGATATTATGATGGAGGAGTCTAGTACCGTAAATGAAAAGGGTAGGGTTTTAAATATTTACTCAGATTCTGATAGAGTAAAGACTATTTTAGAAGACTTATTTTTTAATAGGTTAGACATTCACACATCACTACCTATGTGGACTAGAAACACATGTAAGTATGGTGATAACTTTGTATTTTTAAATATTGATGATAGGGCTGGAGTTATTGGGGCTAGACAAATGCCCAACTTTGAAATGGAAAGAAGAGAGGGTGATATATTTAATGGTTTAGCAACAAATAATCATAGTGGTAGTGATGTTGATGAAGATGGTGAGTCTAAAGTTAAATTCTTTTGGAGGGGTAGAGACATGGAATTCAATTCATGGCAAATGGCTCATTTTAGATTGTTAGGTGATGATAGAAGATTACCATATGGGACATCCGTATTAGAAAAGGCTAGAAGAATTTGGAAACAATTAATATTATCTGAAGACGCTATGTTGATTTATAGAATAACTAGGGCCCCAGAAAGAAGAGTTTATAAAATATTTGTTGGTAACATAGATGATGAGGATGTAACGGCTTACGTAGATGACATAGCAAATAGGTTTAAACGTACACCTATTGTAGACCCACAAACAGGTCAAGTTGATTTAAAATATAATCAAATGGCGAATGACCAAGATTTCTTTATACCAGTTAGAAGTGAAGACGCTCCAACGCCAATAGATACGCTACCTGGTGCAACTAATCTTGACCAAATAGCAGATATAGAATATTTACAAAGAAAACTATTTACGGCTCTTAGGGTTCCTAAATCATTTTTAGGGTTTGAAGAACCAACTGGTGAGGGTAAAAATCTAGCATTACAGGATATCAGATTTAGTAGAACAATAAATAGGATTCAGCAAGCTATGATTATGGAATTAAATAAAATAGCTATACTACATTTATTCTTGTTGGGATTAGAAGATGAATTAGATAACTTTACTCTAACGTTAAATAATCCTTCAACTCAAGCAGAAATGCTTAAGATTGAACAATTGCAGTCTAAGGTTACATTATTCAAGGACGCTGTATCTGATGCTGGGAATGGATTTTCACCTATGAGTTTAACAAGGGCTCACAGAGAAATTCTTGGCTGGTCGGATGATGAAATTAAAAACGACTTACTATTACAAAGAATGGAAAAAGCGGCTTCGGCTGAACTTGAGAATACTGCCAACGTTATTAAACATACTGGTACATTTGATGAAGTTGATAAAATATACGGAGATATGGAAGCTGCACTAAGTGGTGGTGGAGATTCCGCTAGTGGTGGAGATTCTGGAGACGGAGATTCTTCTGGAGGTGGTTTCGGAGGAGGCGGTGGCTTCGGAGGGGGTGGAGGCCTTGACTTTGGTGAAGGTGGTGATGAAGATGTTCCAGCTGATGAAGATGTTCCAGCTGATGAAGGTGGTGCTGATGAAGGTGGTGCTGATGAAGGTGGCGCTGATGAAGGTGGATTTGGTGAGTCAATTAGGTCTGAAAGGGATAATTTATTAGTTGAAAATAATATGCGTAAAAGTGGTGTGGTTAGTAAAAATAAATTTAATGATTTATTAAAATCTATAAAGCCAGAAGAAAAAACTATTTTAAATGAAAGAGTTAAAATCACCGATAAAAACATTAAAATTAACGAAAGTGTTAATGATATGATTAGTGATATTGACAAAATGTTAGATGAATAACATTTTTCTTTTAAAAATACATATTTATATTTAAAGGTTAATTATGAAAAATTTTGGTAAGATTAAAAATGTATTTAATAATATATTAGGTGAAGCAATTGCCAACAAGGACGTTTCTAAAAAAAAATTATTTAACAAGTATGTTAATAATTTAAAAGAAGACGAAATACTTAAAAAGCAATTTGACGTATACACCTATGTTGAGACATTAATAGAGGAAAATCAATTTAAAGCTTCAGAAAAAATAAAATTAAATCTAGATACCCTAAGTGAAATAAAAAGAGATGATATTATAGAATCTAACAATAGATTATTGTCTTTGCTTGGTGATGTTAAGTTAGATAGTAAATACGATAATGAAGAAATTCATGAATCAATTTCTAATTTAATATTTTCTAAGGATATTAACGACTATGTTGATTACCTAAATGAAGTTATTGATTATGTTAAATCTAATAAACCTAAAAAGATTTTTGAATCTACTGAAATACCTAACAGCATTTTAACTTCAATAGTTGTTGATAAGTTTAATGGAAAATATGGTTCATTGGATGAGTCTAGTAAAGAACTAATAAAGTTAATGTTCAATGGTTCTGAAAAAGAAAAAATTAATCTTTTCGAGACTTCTGTTAAAGATTGCTTAAATTTAATAAACGCAAAGCTAAGTGATGATGGGGGTGATATAGAAGATTTAGAAGTTAAAGAGGGTCTAATGTCGGCTAAAGAAAATCTTTTACTAAGAGAATACAAAAAAGATACATTCGAAAAAGACATGGTAAAAATTATTAATCTTAAGAACGATTTAAATTAATTGCCGTGAATAACTCAAAAGAAAATATCAATAAACTTAAGTTGTTGGTTGAAGAACTAACTATAAGAGATACTAAAGTTTTTAAAAGAAAAGAACTTTTAGAGTTGTTAATGACCATAACTTCTGACGGGTTATGGGATTGGAATTTATCAACTAATGAAGTTTTTTTAAACCCTAACTATAAGATGCAGTTAGGTTATAAACCAGAAGAGTTAGAGGACTCACCTAAAACATGGGAAAAGCTTATGTTAGATGATGATTTAAAAGTCATGGAAGATAAACTAAATAAACATGTTGCTAGTAAGGGTAAAGAGCCTTTTAAAATGGTTGCTAGGTATACACACAAAAATGGTCATACAGTTAAAATATTGTGTAGGGGTATGGTTGTTGAGTGGGATGATAATAATAAACCTATAAGGATGGTTGGGACTCATGTTGACCTGACGGATATTTGTTAAAATATTAATATGAAAAAGGATATAAATCAAAATGGCTGGAATGAGTATTCTAAATTAGTTTTAGCTGAATTAGAAAGGCTTAATGAGAATGATGAAAGAATACAGGATACCCTGAATGAGATTAATCTTAAACTTGGTAAGATTGATGCAATGGAAAAGGATGTTCAAGATATAGAAAGATGGAAAAAATATATGGATGACGTTGCTAGCCCAAACACCTTAAAAGATATTAAAAAGGATGTTAAGTCTTTGATAACATTTAAGACTGTAGCTACAACAATCTGGGCCGTAGTTCAAATAGCTTTCGGTGTATTTATTGCTTTCTACAAAAAGTAATTTACATTTGACTTTTAAAAAAAAAATCGGTATTCTTAATGAAAATTAAGAGTTATGATTAGTAAAACAGGTAAACAGTTAATGGTTAAAAACTATGAAAATTATAAAGTGCTTTCTGGCACTGTAGATAATAGAAAACCTAAAACATTATATTTAAATATTTCAGCGTGGGGACTTCCGCTAATAGATGATGATGATATAAATTATAATGGGGTTATTAGATACTTAACAAAATCAATAAAAACAGAATTATTTAATACTTTGGATAGGTCATTATTTATGCCAAATAGAACAATTGTTGATTTTGACATGAGGACATCTGGTATACAGTATGGTAAAAAAAGTTATATGAATTGTGAAATAACATTATTCCAAAAACATAGTTTTAAATTACAGGAAAAGATAATACAAAGTTCAATAAAAAGTATAAGTGAAAATATAACTGATACTGTTTTGGATAAAAATATTTATTTTTCTTTTCATAAAACTAAAAATTAAAAATTAACCATACTTTTATTAATAAAGCTGGGTTTTTATTTTTAATAGACATATTTATAATAAAAGAAAAGTATGTCTGAAATTAAAATCTTAAAACCTGGTCAAAGTGGATTTGGTTACTTAATAGAGCAAGATGCTGGATACATTTCTCCAGAAGATTCTAGAAACAAGGCTTTTATTAGTGAAATTAAAAAACTAGATAAAGGACAACCCATAATGGCCGAACCACTAGTACTATATGTAGTATTGCAAAAGTGGGGGGTTAAAAACAGGAATGGTAGGATATACCCAAAAGAAATATTAGAGAGGGAAGTAGAAAGATATCAAGACCTAATTAAGGAAAGAAGGGCCGTAGGTGAATTAGACCATCCAGAATCTTCTATAATTGCTGGTGATAGAATATCACATAATATTATAGAAACTTGGTGGGAAGGTAAAACACTTATGGGTAAAATGGAAATTCTAATGACCCCAGGATACATTAATTATGGTATTGTATCAACTAAAGGTGACGAGGTTGCTAATCTAATTAGAAATAATATTATGATTGGTGTTTCATCTAGAGGTGTTGGTTCTCTTAAACAAATCAACGGTGACCATATAGTTCAAGACGACTTTGAAATAATCTGTTGGGATGTAGTCACGTCCCCTAGCACCCCAGGTTCCTGGATGTTTAGAGAAAAAAGTGAAGCTAAACCATTTACTGAATCAACAAAAAATAAGTCTAATTTGCTCAAAGATAATATAAATAAATTTTTATTGGATTAGTATTTTTATTTAATAAAATGTGCTTTTTTAGAAAAAAGCGCATATTTATTAACAAGTGGGGATTATATCCTCGTTTCAATAATTATTTTTTTAAAAAAATGAAAAAAAATGGCAAATGAGAAATCAATTTTAGATGAGGCTTTTTTGGATGCGAAAAGAATCCAAGAAGCTCTAAATGCCAACACAAAAGAAATACTTCGTTCTATTACGAAAGAAGAAATTGACAGTGTAGTGAAAGAATCTTTACAAGAAGATTATTTAGAAGAAGATGTTGAGGACATTAAAGAGTTAGAAATGGAAGCTGAAGCTGGTGCTGAAGTAGAAATGGATAGCGAAGAAGGTGACCTCGAAGTTGGTGACATCGAAAACTCAGAAGAAGGTGATGACGTTGAAGGCGATGAGCTTGATGGTGATTACGAATCTGGAATGGATGCGGTAGCATCAGATGACGAAGTTGAGATGGATATGACAGCGGCATCTGACGATGACGTTATAGCAGTTTATAAAAAATTAACTGGCGATGATGAAATCGAAGTTGTAGTTGATGACGAAGCTGGTGAAGTTCATTTATCTGTTGAAGAACCTGGTGAGTATGTTATTAAGACAGACGAAGCTGGTAAAGAAGCTGGTGAAGGACTTGAAATGGAAGAAGGTTATTATGAAGAATCTGAAAACATGAAAGAAACTGAGCACATGGAAGAAAAAGAAATGTGTGAAGATGAAAATATGGAAGAAGGTTATTATGAAGAATCTGAAAACATGAAAGAAGCTGAGCACATGGAAGAAAAAGAAATGTGTGAAGATGAAAACATGGAAGAAGGTTATTATGAAGAATCTGAAAACATGGAAGAAGCTAAGGATGTTGATGAAGAAATCGTTTATGAAATCGCTTTAGAAGAAGAAATCACAGAAAAAGAAGCTTGTGAAGAAGGTGAAGAACTTTCTGAAGAAGTTGTTTCTGAAGAAGAGGCTTGCGAAGAAGGTGAGGAAATCGCTGAAGAGGAAGTTGCTGAGGGTGATGAGATTGAAGAAATCGCTAGAACTAAAGGGTATTATGCTTTACCAAAGCAAAAGGGAAGTAAAAACCCAGTTGCTAAAAATTATAACCCAGGTGGTGAAAAAATCAATGAGTCTAAAGAGGATGAAAAATACAATGCATTGTTAACAGAAGCTAAAGAGCTTAAGGGTAAAAACGAAGAATACAAAACTGCTCTTAAGAAATTTAGAACTATGTTAGCAGAAACGGTTGTTTTCAATTCAAATTTAACTTACGTTGCTAAGTTATTTATGGAACATTCGACTACTAAGGAAGAAAAAGAATCAATCTTTAAAAGATTTGATGATGAAGTTTCTACACTTAAAGAGTCTAAAAAATTATATAAAACAATTGATAGTGAGTTGGGTAATAGAAAACCAATTAACGAAACAATTGAAAATAAAATAGTAACTGAGGTTGCTTCAAGTAAGTCTGCTCAATTAAACGAGTCTACGGCTTATGTTGATAAAGAAACCTCAAGGATTATGGACCTTATGAAAAGAGTCAATAATCGATAATAAGTAATAAAACAAGAAAAAAAATAATTTAAAATTATGTCACATTTATTAAATTCAGGGGCTGTTGGAAATATCGGATTAAACCACATGAAGGAAATTCGTCAGCAGACTCAAGCAAAATGGGATTCTTTAGGATTTTTAGAAGGTCTTAAAGGTCACGTAAAAGAAAACGTTGCTCAATTATTTGAGAATCAAGCGTCTTCTTTATTAACGGAATCTACTACAGCTAGTAATAGTGGTTCTTTTGAAACAGTAGTATTCCCAATCGTTAGAAGAGTATTTTCTAAATTACTAGCTAACGATGTAGTATCAGTACAGGCAATGAACATGCCAATTGGAAAATTATTCTACTTCGTACCTCAAACTTCTTCAAGAGTTGATGGTACTGGAGCAGCTGGTCAAGGTCCTAACTTCTCTGCACACACTGCAATGAAAGACAGCTTACCAGAATGTACTGGTTTTGGCGGTTGTGTTGTAACCGAATATATGAAAAAAAATCTTTATGATTTATATTATAACGATGGACTATTTGATAACTCAAAAGGAACTATTACTTTTTCAGTTGGTACTGGTGTGTTCCAAACTTTAGGAGCTGACGGTGCGTTTGCTGAAGAGACTGGAAATATAGGTACTTTACCTAAAGCTACTGATGGTTCAACTAGAGCTGTTATCCTTAAAGTTGAAGGTTTTGATGGTACAAATAAAGGTAGATTAACTGGACCAGATGGTAATGAAATGGATACTGAGGCTTTCTTGGCATCTTTAAAAGTTACTTCTACTCTTGCTATTGAAAATACTACAGATGGAGGAGAGATTATCTGTGCTGCTGGAGGTGAACTTCCATTCAGATTGGTAACTCAGAAATACGGTAAGGGTATCGTTGCATATGATGATATCTGTGATTCTGATGGTGGTTTATTTATAGAATTAGATTTAAGTGTACCAAGAGCTGCTGATGCTAACGCCACTTTTGATGGATACATTGGGGCTGAAGATGCTGATGCATTGAATGCTGCTAATTTCAATATTTCTTGGGCTACTTACGATACTCTAGAATTAGAAACAGAACTTGGTGAAGTTTCTTTCAAACTAGACGAAGTTGTTGTATCTGTAGAAGAAAGAAAATTAAGAGCTACATGGTCTCCAGAATTAGCACAAGATGTTAGTGCATTCCACAACATTGATGCTGAGGCTGAATTGACTGCAATGCTTTCTGAGCAAGTTGCTGCTGAAATCGACAGGGAAATCCTTAGAGATTTAAGAAAAGCTGCTGCTTGGCAACTAAGATGGGATTACAACGGATGGAGAAAAGCTTCTTCTGCTGCAAGTCCTTATACACAAAAAGACTGGAACCAAACTTTAATTACTAAAGTTAACCAAATTTCAGCTCAAATCCATAAGTCTACTTTAAGAGGTGGTGCTAACTTTATCGTAGTATCTTCTGAATTATCTGCAATCTTTGATGATTTAGAGTACTTCCACGTAAGTGATGCTAACCCAGAGCAAGACCAATACAACATGGGTATTGAAAGAGTAGGTTCTTTATCTGGAAGATACCAGGTATATAGAGACCCATATGCTCCTTCTTTCTCAATGATTATTGGACATAAAGGAAAATCATTGTTAGACACTGGTTACATCTACGCACCATACGTGCCAATGCAACTTACACCTACAATGTACAATCCTTTCAACTTCGCGCCAGTGAAGGGGATTATGACAAGATACGCTAAAAAAGTGGTAAACAACAGATTCTACGGTCACGTAAGAGTTGATGGTGTACCTACATTTAACGTAGCTGAATTAAGATAATATAATATAAATCTTATATAATTAAAAAGGCTTCTCATTAGAGAGGCCTTTTTTGTTTTTAACATATATTTATTATTAAAGACTAAACAATGAGATTTTCAATAAAAGATAAACCTAAAAAAAAGAGACCTGGGGTTCATTCCAAAAATAAAACATCAAGGTCTAAAAACTCAAAATTCTACAAGAAGAAAAGTAGAGGTCAGGGTAAATAGTATTAAATAAAATTTATAGTTATGAGAAAGTTTGATAAAAAAAATAAAATGGTTTCAGCAAATATTATGGCTGAGAAAAGATATTTAGAATCTAAAGGGTTTATTAATGAAAATGTATTTCATGCTGAGGGTGGTATTAATGTTTTTTCAGAATCAAGTAACGCTAAATTTGATTTAAATTCTAACGATAATGAGTTTTCTAGAGAATTAAGTAAGTTAATTAACAGATACGTTGGTTTAAGTAACACAAATGACGCTGGAATGAGTAATGATAATAGGGTTTTTATACATAAAAATCTAATGAAAATTGTAAATCAAACATTTCCAACAACATCTTTAAGAGTTGGTGTTGATGGTAAGGAATATTATACTAACAGACCTGAAGAAATGGGAGAGTTTTTAACTTCAATGGGTATTACTGATTTCAGATTAAAGGGTGTTAACGAGAGTCATTATGGTTCTGAAGAAGGGGAAAGTTATGGTAGTAGCATAGATAGAGTAAATTATAGCCCAGAAAAAGGTAATACATTAACTCAATTTATGGACGAATTAATTGCTAAAGGACTCACTGGGGTTAGTTTTGTTAAGGTTGATGGTAACAAGATGATTTTTTCAACGGATACACCAATAGAAAATGAAATAGTTGTTGGTTTAGGTCGTCATTATGACGTTAAGTCTATTGATGGTGGTAACGGAAAAACCTTATTAGTTTTTAATATGGTTTAATTAAATTTAAAAAGTTTTATGGGTAGATTATTAATAATCTTATTTATTTGTTTTATAAATATAAATGGTTTTGGTCAGTTAAAATGTGGAACTGATGAATATAATAGACCATTCATAAGACAATATCCCGAAAAATACGATAAGATAGAAAAAGATATTCAAAACTATCTTAGAAACCCAAAGGTTAAATCAGATGGTACTTATGTCATACCAGTTGTATTTCATATTGTGTATAATCACTGGAAAGAGAACCTTAACGACAGTGTTATTATTCAACAATTAAATGTATTAAATGATAGGTTTAATTTAAGAAACGCTGATACTATACTATTAACCGATACACTACAAAATTGGAAGGGTAATTTTAAAATTACATTTGAATTGGCCCATTTAGACCCAGATGGTTATCCAACAACTGGTATTACAAGAACTTATACAAATGTTGGTGAATTTTCATATTGGAGTAATCCAGTCAAAAAGGCAAGTCAGGGTAAAGCGGGCTGGCCGAATGACAGATATCTTAATATTTGGGTTTGTGACCTTTATGACGGGCTTATGGGTTATGCACAGTTTCCTGGTGGAGAAGACTGGTCGGACGGAGTGGTTATAGATTGGCAAAGTGTTGGTGATAGAGTTTATCCTTGGACTTATTCAATATATGATAAATGGGCTAAGGGTCACGTGTTAGTGCATGAAATAGGTCATTGGTTAAACCTTAAACACCCATGGGGTAATTATGGGCCTTGTGGTGATGACCATATTCCAGAAACTGGGTTACAGGATGGACCTATTTACCCAAGTGCAGAATGTCCAGATACTCTATTTAGTACTTGCGACACACCAGAGAGGATATTTGTAAAACACTATATGGATTATGTTGGTGCGGATTGTATGTGTACGTTTACAAAAAATCAAGTAGTTAGGGGGATAGCCTCTATGGAGACATATAGACAAGACTTATTAAATAATTACGTCCCCAAACCAAATGTGACTGGTTTTGAAAACACTATGGTTAGACCAACATATACTAAGGGTAGAGTCGTAATTGAGTTTCCGAAATACGAAGGTAAATTAGAAATAATGGTATTTGATATGATTGGTAGGTTAGTTTATAAAACCACAACTACACATCCATTTATTGATTTTAAATTAAATATGGGTAATGGTAGTTACTTAATAGATATAATTAAAGACGAACGAAGGGTATTCCAGGAAAAAATAATTATTAATTCTGCATCTCCTTATGGGGCTAATTTTTTAAATAATTGAAAAAATTATTTATTATATTAGTTAGATTTTTCTTGTATATCGGATATTTTTTTTATAACACTTTTGGGATTTGACTTATTACTAAAAAATTCAACAAATGTGTGTGTATAGTATCCTGTATTACCATGTTCTCTTTGGACCTTCTCCATAACAATTCTTTTTTCCATAGAAATATAATAATCTCTAATATCATGTGTGGTATGGATAGTTTCAATATGTGTTAATTCATTTTCAATCATAACACAAATATATATATAAAAAATGAGACATACAACAGTATACCTCATTTTGTAAAAATTTTAATTTTTATTTAGCAATCACAACATGCACAATCACATGATTTACTACAATTACATTTCATACAGTTACATGCTTTTTGGCACTTACAATTTTCACAGTTACAATTTTGTCGGTTACGCATAATTATTAATTTTAATTTAATTGTTATTTACAAAGTCTAGAGGCTATTTTATGGGTTGCGGTATTAAGTAAGTCTTCATCATTGGTTGCCTCATCATTTATATCAGATTTTAATTTATTTAGTATTCCTTGTATATTATCCCAATCTTTTTGTTCAATATGTGATTTTTTTAATAAAGTTATTAGTTCATCATAAGTGTTAACACTTAAATCATTACATATGTTCCACACGCCTGAACTTGAGTTCTTAGTTGATTCTATAAGGAATTTTCTTACTCTATTTTTAATTAAGTTTTTCATTACTGGCTAATTCTTAAGTCGCTTTGACTTACAATATCAAAACTAAGCACTTCGGCTATTGTATTGACTTCTAAATTAGATTCTACCTTAACATCCAAATAGTAAGTGTTGGGCACTAGGCTTGCCGTATCTAGTAAAAAATAATTATTATTATTTGTCATCTCAACGTCTTGAAAGTCAATTACTGTGTATTGGTTCTTACCTTCTTTAACGTATAAGCGATATTTTAAGCTATCTACGGTCTGTTTTTGCTCTACTGTATAAGGAATTCTAGTAGAAACTATAACTTTCCTTATATCGCCTCTATGAATCTCCTCATCTCTTTTAATTCCAGTAATATTAACACCAACTTTTTTAGGTAATTCGTCTGAGTCACCAATATTATAATAACCCATACTATCTTTTAATGCAAAGTCTAGCTCTATTTCAGGCCTAGAAACCCCATTAATAACTATTCCAGACCAAACATCACTAAATAATGTGCAGTCACCATAGTTTGCGGTTGTTGGTACGTTTATGTCTATTGAATATACACCCTTTGTTACATGGGTTACATCACCAGGTGCGTATGATGAGAATAACAACCCGTTATTGTCTAATATGTTTACACTAGGCATTGAGTCTAGGTTGGTTGGCTTACCATTTATATTAACGTATAAGTATAATTTATTGTCTTTATCTAGATAGAAGTCTGTTCTGTCATCTTTTATATGACAATCGTAAATAGTTTCAACGTATGGTTCGTAAAATGATTGTGTGTGTCTTGTGAAAAACCCTACGTATTGATGTTCTGTTGTTGGTGTTTCCTCCAATACTCTAGTAAAGGCAATACCTAAACCGTGATTTGTATCTCCAGTTATATATGAATTAACTATATCAGTTATATCCATTTCTAAATTTTCGTTACCTTTGTCGAAGTGTTGTGTGACTAACACTGTTGGTGAACCTGAGTAGACTCCGTTACCGTTAGTCCATGGCGTATTTGTTCTAGCGTCTAGCCAGTTTGATGGGCTGAATGATTGTGATACTTCACCCCCACCTATAAATGAACATGTTGCGTAATCATAACCGTAACCCTCGTCCCATTCTTCGTTTAATGGGAAAAGTATCAAGTCGAAAGAGCCAGTCCTTTCTTTTCCGAAACAAAATGGTTTGCCCAATAGTTCCTTATCGAATGCACCAGTATTAGTCATTCTTAATGTGTGTTTTAGTTTTGTTAAATCTGTATAAGTACCGCCACTGTATAAGTCTCTTAACCTTGTCTCATCAAAATAAAATATAAATCTACTATACGACTGTGATGCTGTATCACCACCGTAAAATAGCTCTGAAACTGGGTTTAAGCCAGTATTAACTTTACTATTATAAACTAATGTATTGTTCTTATCGAAAAATGTTCTTATTACCATTTTATACTTTATTAATAAATATCTAAAAATATTAATTAATTCGTATATTCTTGGATAACATTGCTTTTTCTAATTCATCAGACCTTTTGATAAATTCGACTATCGGGTATCCTTCTGGCTGGGCTGGTACCTCATTTATTTGATGTCTGTGAGTTAAAAATGCTAGTTTTAATAATTTAAGATATTCAATTAATAAGTCCCCAAATACCAATGGGTGGGCATTATTTAATATTTTATCCATCTCAGATGAATTTATGTATTCTGCCGCACCATTTATATTTTCTTTTGCTGAAGTTATATTATATGTGTTGTCATTGTTGTGTGTTAATAAATTAATTTTATTTGAAACTATGTTTGTTACTGAAACTTCTTTTGTTTTTTTATTACTGGTTTCATTAACATTATTTTTTTCTGCAACACCAAAATTATTTAATTCCTTTTCATTAAAAATATGATTATGTTTTATTTGTATATAACCAGGATTTAAAGCATTGAATTCTTTGGGTTTATTCTCAACAAACTTACCAGCTCTAATTAAAATTTCACTCTTTCTTTGTATTATATCAGTGTTTTGTCTACCATTTATGATAACATTTTCAGGATTTCCGTAAGCCCCCTTAAGGGTTGGTATTTTGTTTATATCTTCACCTGGAGAAGATGTACCAGCTAATTTATTAGCGGTAGCTGTTGTGTCGGAAAAATCTCCACCAAATTTTAATTCATTTGATATTAGTGGACCTATATAGTATCTATCACCGTTAATGTCTCGTTTACCTTCAACTAAAACTAAAACTATTTCACCAATTTTTGGTACAAAATTTAAGTGTTTTGGTAAAATTGGGAAGCAATTTGGAAGCTCTTCAGTCTGAGTTCCGTTATCATATTGTCTACCTTCAATTCTAACTCTTATACAATGTGTATCAGAATTAAATCTAGCATCTTTTTTAATCCTGTCTGGTTTACCATTATTATCAATAGGTATTTGACCCACTTTTATTACTTTACCCAGAACAAAGTTTCTAAATTCAGTTGACTTATTAAATCTACTGGCTCTACCACTACTAAGTTTATTGCTAGCTATACTCATTTTATTTTGTGTTTAACCTTTTTGATACTATTTCGGAAGCTATTTTAGCTTCTTTTTCAATGTCGACTAGTTTATCAAAATCACGAAGCATTTTTTCTTTGAGGTTGAAATGGTCAATTTCCATTTTCTTTATACTCATTAGTATTTCATTGTTGGACATTTCTTGGTACTTACTCATGGCTAGTATGTTTATCTGCCACCCCCACTAATAGGTGTTATTATGTTATTTGCGCCTTGAACCACTATTGGCCCCCCAGCGTTACCCCCAACCGCAGTAATTTGTATACTTCCTGGTGGTATTACAGCGTCTATTTTCATATTCGTTTGTATTTCATTAATCATTTGTTGAGACATTGTTAAAACAAAAAGAGAAAATTTATTTTGTTCCCCACCGAATATATCATCAGTCATGGGTATTCCTTGTTGCTCTAATTTAGATATTGTCTTTGCGGCAAGATTTCTTGCGCTCAACCCAGGCTTTAATTTAGCACCAACCATCAATAGTGGTGGTGGTATTTGTGGTAGTGGCTCAGAGCCAAAAGATGATTTACCAAAAGTCTTAAGCAGCTTAATTATTGAATAGATTGAACTTAAGTCTGTATTTTTAACGATTTCTTTTATACTCATAGTTTATAATAAATTACTTAATATGTTTTTATGTTCTGAACTAACTGGTAGGTAACTGAATAATACTTTAGCGTAGCTTGTAGCTTGTTCTACTTTATCACCAGCTTTCTTTTTTATTAATTTTTTTAAATATAACCTTAACGCAAATATTAGTACTATTGCAATTATTGCTTGTATAATTCTTTTTCTTACAGCTTTAAAAATGTTTTCATTTTCCTTTATCAAGTCAACTGCGCTATTATACTTTGGTGTAACACCGCCATTAATTATTGTAAAATTAATCATTAGTATAGTTACAAACTTTGGTGAAATAAATTGAGTCATAATAATTAAAATCAATTTATCTATAATTTCTTTAAAGAAATTATATTTTATACTTTCACCATCTTCAGTATTAGCTTGTTCTGACTGCGTATTTGCTAAATTGTTTAGGGATTTATCAACCTGTTTTAATTCACCAGCCTTATCGTTGGGGGTTAATAAATCGAATTCTTGGTTAATTTCTAATATTTGACTTAATGGTATTGTCAGTTCCTCTTCTTCACAACATCTGGCCTCTAATATACCCTTTTTTCTATTATTAACTTCATTACCTATTTTAGCTATTTCTTTATTTGTGAATACATATGCCCCCTCTTCTATTTCATCTTCAGATTCTATTATTTTTTTTAAAACTTCTCTAACCTCAACCTCAGATTTTATTTGTTCTTTACTTTTGTTTGGTGAGCTAAATGAACTAAACAATTCTTCAAGTATTAAATTAATCATTACTTGTGAGTTTAGGATATCTGGGTTTCCAAACAAACTTATTGAGTCTAAGTAGTTATCGTTAAAATCAACCATGGTCTTTCCGCTATCATATGTTTGACTCGCTTTAAATGTTAACATATTATTTTCATTGTTAACATTTGTTTGTTCAAATTTACTGTTTAAAATATCGAAACCAGAAACACTAGAACCAAAAATTTCATCAGTTCCAGCACTTTGTATTGTCCCATTTAGATATGTGTTGAAATCTTTACTGTTAACCCCAGAGTTAACGTCTGAATAAACCAGCCCACCACTAAATGTTGTTGGGTCTACTTTCATTATATCAAAAAAATCGATATCTTTTACGGGTACACTTATTCCGTCACCAGTTGATTTAAAATAATCTGGTATTGATGGATTTACATTACATGCAACACACTCTTTTAAACTATCCCTTAGAGCTTCTTTTATTTCTTCTTCTAGTCTGGGTAGTTGGTAGGTTATAATATCTATAGTTATTTTTTTTAAAGCATTTAGTTCTGCTAATACAACTAGAACATCAGCTAAAAATTTCATTGAGTTTTTACTGTTATCAGCAGATTCTAGAGAGTTGTTCTTACTTTCCTTTGGCATTTTACCATTCACGGTATTCAAAGCGGCTATATCCCCAAATATTTCTTTTTTGTCATCTATTATAGCCATAATTAATCTTCTATTTCTGAATCTTTGGATGAATCTTCTATCATCCTTCTGATTTCTCTAAAATCATTAATACCAACTTTACCTCCGCTTCTTTCTTTCATTGCAGCTTCAGCATCACCACTATGTTTTATAATATCGTTTTGTACTTTAGCTATCTCTAATTTTATTTTAATGGCTGAGTCTTTAACTTTTAGAGCATTTGTTTTTTCTTTAGCTATTTTTGTTAAATCATCAACGTCTTCTGGTTCAGCGGAGTTTTCCATCTCGTTTATAGTTTTCTGGGCGTCATTTATATTTCCACAAGCATCGTTGTAAGTTTCTTGTAATAACCCCTCTAAACTATCTATGTTATTTGTCTTTATATCCTGTTTTTTCTTTCTAGGCATATTCTATACTTTAATAATAAATATTATGATGACAATTTTTTTTAATCAGTTATACCATTTTCAATACCATCTATTTTAACAATACCATATAATTCTTTAAATCTCTTCATGGCAACCCTAATATCCTTTGTGTTCAATCCAGTATAATTTCTCATACTTTCTAAAACAGAATTTTTATTAAATTTTGTACCTCCAGCCATAGAGTCTAAAGTAACTTCCCAATCTCTTAGTATATCTATTAGTGCTAAACCAACCTTTTCTTCATTCTCGGTTATTTTCTTTTTACCAACAATACTTTTGCCACCTTCTAGCTCATCGGTAATTGTATTTACTAATCTACCTATGAATTTATCCATAGTAAATTCTAAATCATCTAGCTCATAATGAAAGTCTTTCTTCTCTTCAAGAGCTGGTGCAATATCCTCATAAGAATATATTTGCTTGGTTTTTTTATCGTCACTAATTAGTAACCCTAAAATGTAGTTTTTACATATTGTTCCATAATAAGAATAGGCTTTGGTGCCTTTAGAATTTTCAAATTTATGAGCCTTTGTCATTAGGAATGATAGTGTGTCACTATGTAATTGTTCAAAACTTTCGCTCTTCCTATACAATTTGTATTTCCTAATTATTGATTCAATCATTTTATTTAGCGGTTCACGTAGCCACTCATTGTAGATTGCATTCCTTTCTAATTCATCCTCTGAATTTAAATAATTTAAAACAGCCGTTTCTTGTTCTGGACCAAAGTATAAATTACTAGTCCGTTTACGTCCACGTTTCTTAGCCATTTTATTAAGTTGTTTCTTCGTATGTTATCTCTCTTTCGTTATCAAAATAATATTCTTTTTTAGCTTGTGCTAACCACCAGTTAGCCTCAACTGGGTCCATTTCTTCTTTATATTTAACAAAAAGAGAGTCTGGCCTTTGATTTAAATGTTTATAACCTAATTTAGGTATAACCATAACTTTTTGGTCTTTGAAAGTGATTCTAAGTAAAAATTCATAAATGAATGTTAACTTAATATTTGATTTTAATCCACCACTTTCATTAAATGCTTCGGTTTTCATTGTTATACCATCAATATTAAAGTTTTGGAATGATAATAATGCGTTGTTATCTAAAACGCCTAATTCATCTGAAAAACTGTTGGCCCATACTGCCTCATTTGTTAAGCCCATAAACGAACCGTCTTTTTGGTTAACGTCAATTATAATGGGCATGAATACATCAACATCTTTATGGGCTTCTTTGTATTTAACTACGTTTTTAAACCACTTACTTGAGTACTCATCATCAAACTCTAAAATACTAAACCACTCTGTTTTGCACTGAGAAACACCATAGTTAACTTGACTTGAGAAATCAGTTCCTCCAGGATTTTCAAGTATTGTTGTTTTAACACCATGACTTGTTAAGTCCATATCTTTTAGTTTTTTATAAACATCTGAGCCTTTTGGCGTTACAATTAATACTGAATCTGGTTTTACTTCTTGATTTCCAATACTTGTCATTGCATTATTGAATAATTTCATATTTTCTTCACCCACCAATTCATGCACTGGTAGAACTACTGATATATTTGTTTTTTTATTTGCCATTTCTATTTATTTATTATTGAGCCACTTCTGTTATTTGCTCTAAAACGTTATTAAATTCTGAAAGTCTGTTTTTAACTAATGTGCCGTAAACATTTTCAATAATCTCTTTTTGATTTTCTGCTGTATACGTGTTTTTAGTTGATTCCATACCATCCAATAAATCTTGTGGTACTGTGTCTTCAAGCCAAACTTTCATATAAGTTGCTATTAATTCTGGAATATTTAAGTGGGTATTTGTCCAAACACCGTTATTTTTAATCTTACCATTACCCTCAGCGTCTATCTCTTCCATCCACTCAGGAATCATATTTGGCATTTTACCAATTACTGGTGTGTTGCATTGAATGGCTTCTAGTGGGAAGGTGCCAAATCCAGCTCTGTCATCTAACCACACAGCTAGACATGATTTGCCTAACTCTTCAGCAAACTGTCTTTTTGGGATTCCTCTTAGTTCTTTAAATGTTATCCACTTATATAATGGGTTTTGTAAGTAAAACATTTTAGCTATTTTAGCTGCGTCACCCTGTTCTCTAGCTACAATACTAACCACTGGTATTTTAGGTTTATCAGAGTCAACAAAATAATCGGATATACTTATTGGTACCGTATATGTGTTAATTGACGGGAACATACTTTTCAAATATTCACCTTGTTTTTTAGATGTAGTAATAACATCATTAAAACCATAATCCGTCCACCTTCTACCTATCGGTAGTAATTCAGTGATGTAGTCATAACTTTGAGATATAACTATTTTTTTACATGGGAATTGTTTGACTTGGTCCATTAAGTTTGAAAAGACTTCTGGAACTATTATAAAGTCTTGTGGGCCAACATTTAATTGTTGCGATTCTATAGACATGTGTGGTAGTTTAGTGTATTCCTCACCTAACCAATCAGATAGCCCCATGCCCTCTGAGTCACCATGCATTTTATAGTCATTTTTTTCGTGTAATATAGTCGCACTGTAACCAAGTTCATTTAGAACCTTAACATGCTCATAGATATTTGCAACGCCAGCTGTTGGGTTACCTTTAGTGTCTAGTGTGAAAAAATATAATCCAAATTCTTTATTTTCTAGTTTGGATATGATTTCTTCCACTGTTGATTTTTTTACTTTTTCACTCATTTTTTTTAATTATTTGATTATTATTTAAATTATTATTCTATTTCAACTATAATTCCATAGTCTAATAGAGTGTTAAATGCCATTTTAAATGGTAGCGGGGCCGAATCAAGTGCTCTTGCTAAACCTAAGGTTGAATCTACTTCCTCGTTGTAAACTAAAACCACTTCCATGAACCCTCTAATTGATTCATATTTGGTTGCATCTATTTCTCTGGACCTCGGACTTTTTGTTTTTATAATTTCTTTGGTTACTAACTTATCATTAGAATCAGTTGTTATTTTTTCTTGAAATTCTTCAAATGTATCAGGATTATTTACCCTAATTATTTTTTCTAAAGCGTCTAAATCAAACTTAAATATTTTACCGCCAATATCTAACATATTATTTAATTTCTTCGTATGTTGTTATCCTTGTGTTTAAAATTTTTTCTCTTAAATCACTATCTTTGATAAAGTCAATAATACTATCTAGTTCAAAATCAGAACCTGAAGTTTTATTGTAGCTTGAGTTTACTTTAACCGATATTTTTTCATTTGGTTTGGTTTCTAAAGCTTTTGGATTTGCTGTGATTAGTAAATCAATGTTATCCCAAATATCTTCATACTTTGAAACAAAAATTATCTTGTCTGCCCTACAACCTAACTTGGATAAGAAAAAGTATGTTGACGGTATACTTTTAGCGACTTCTTTAGAGGTTATTATTATTTCATGTTCCTCCTCATCTTTTATGTCCATCAAAAACATATTTAATTGAGCCATTAAGTTTTCGTGTAATTGGTCCGCATGTCCGAACACTTCTAAAGATGCTTCCATAAATAAAAATTTATTCATGTCATCCACCGTTTCAAATTTAAAATGTTTGATTAAATCAAAACTATCTACTGGGTTTTCTTCAATATCTAGTTCACCAATATATTTTTCATACGTGTATGCGAACTGACCTATAAAGTCTCTTAAAACCTCATTAATATCTATACCAATTTTCATATTAATAAGAATACCCTAATTTAGGCTAAAGTAAAGTTTAAATATTAAATTTTCGTTTTAAGAAAATATTTATTCTTCTAATTAATTTTATCTTTTTATTTTTTCTTTTTGATTTGTTTTTAATAGAATCGATTTTTACATGATTTTTATTATCTATCATGTTATCTGTATTATCATAATTATTAAGAATTTTAGATATGATTGGGTTTCTAACTATGTCTTCGATTTTAAATTCAAAGAACCCAATCTCAGATATATTTCTATGTCTATTCATTGCATCATATAACCCGCTTTGTTTTACATTTTTATATCTATCTGATTGGTCTAGGTCTCCAGATAATACGTACTTTGAATTTTCACCTATTCTGGTTAAAATTGTTTTTACTTGTTCTGGTGACATGTTTTGGACTTCTTCCACAATAACTACTGAATTATCAATTGTCTTGCCTCTTATGAAACCTAGTGGTTCAACTTTAATTATCTCTAATTCTTCTAATTTCTGCCTATTAGATTTACCAATTATTTTATCAATAATATCTAATGATGAAGCAACGTGAGGTTCCATTTTTTCTTTCATGTCACCTGGTAGATGACCTAGCTTTTCCCCAGCTTCTATGGCTGGCTTTGTAATTATTAATGTTTTATATGGGGTTGTTTTGTTTTGTATTAATTCAATACCTCTTGCAATTGCTATATAACTTTTACCTACACCAGCTGGTCCAGCAGCAATTATAATTTCTTTTTCATTGATTAAATTTGCAAATTCTTTTTGTTTTATGTTTTTACATTTTAACCTGTGTTTTTTTGTGAGAACTGAATCTATAACCCTATTTTGTTTTTTGGTTTCTAAAATTGATGATGGGGCTCTTCTTTGTGTTTTTGGCATATATTACCTTTTTGACTCTTTATTTTTGTATTTTTTATCCAACTCTTCTAGTCGGTACTTTTCTAATAAATATTCGCCATTTATGATAACTTCACATTTAAATTTAATTATATAGTGCCCATCAAACTCAACTACCTTGTCAAATTCTTTTATATCGTATTGAAATAAATAGAAATCTTTAACACCAATGTCTTTATATGTTGTAAACCCAACACCTTTGATGTCTAACATACTTGACTTTTTTGGGGTTTTTAAACACTTTTTTAACTCAGATATAAATAACCTACTTTTTCTATCATACTCATCTGGATACTTACTAACATAAAACTCTATTAACCTTTCATTATCATTTATAATTCTAATATTCATTTTATTTGTAAATGATTCAATTTCAAATTTACTCCTTGAATCCCTAATTACTTTAATAGGTTTTTCAGCTTTTATAGTTGAATGGTATTTTTCGCTATCTATTTCTCCTAGTGTTGCTGATGTGGTATCTTTATTTGATATGATTGATTCTGACCTTTCATTAGAATTGTATTCACTTATATTTTTATTTGATAATATATCATCGCTACTTAGTGTTATTTCTTTATTATCAATAACCATCTCAAGTGGGTAGTTGTCTTCTTTGTCTAGTTTAATCTTTTTCAAACCGCTTTTAATTGTTGCTGAAGTACTTTTTTTAACATTTAAGTCATGATAGCCTTCACTATCTGTTGATAGTGATTTTATCATCATCTTATCCGAAGCCTCTAATATTTTAAATAGTCTCCACCTTAGCTCTTTAACTTCTTGAGTTATTTCACCCCTATTTAAAGAGTCTGCAAGTGTACCTTGATTGTGTCTTTGGAATTTGCCGATAGCACCTTCCAATTCCTCTGATGATTGTCCTAGTAAATCTTTTTCAACGCTAGCGGTAGCTAAGGCTATAGTTGCCATCTTTCTTCTTAGCCAATTAACAGTCTTTTTTATCATAAAATTTTATTTTAACGTTTATTCACTAGTTCCCTAGTATTTGGTTCAGAACCAAATTCTCTACGATAAACAGTTTTTCCGTTATCTGGACTTTCATAGACGTAAACTTTATTTTTCACTTGTTCATCTATCCATTCATAAGTTTTTTTCATACCTTCTATAAGTGGTTGAGAGACTGCCCACCCTATTTTTTCATTATAAAGTTTATTGTCAGAATTTCTACCTCTAACACCTAACGGACATTTAAAACCATATTTTTCAATAAAATCTTGTCCGTCTATATTACTAATTTTAACATCTTTATTTGATATGTCAATAGCCATTTGTGCGAGTTCATTAATAGTTACCATTTCTTCAGAACCTATATTGACAGGGCCTATAAAATCTGATTCCATAAGACGAAGCACTGCTTCTACACATTCGTCTACATATAAAAATGAACGGGTCTGTTTTCCATCACCCCAGACTTCTACCGTTTTGTTTGATTCTGATACTTTCCTACACATAGCTGCTGGAGCTTTTTCCTTACCCCCTGTCCACGTACCCATAGGTCCAAATATATTATGAAATCTTGCGATTCGAACATTTAAACCATAGTTACGACTAAAGGATAAAAATAATCTTTCAGAAAATAGTTTTTCCCATCCATATTCCGAATCTGGGTTGGCGGGGTAAGCTGATGATTCTTCACAATTAGGACTATTAGAATCAAGTTGATTATGTTCTGGATACATACATGCGGAAGAGGAGTAGAAAACTTTTTTTACTTTCTTTTTAGTACACTCATGAACAACATTCAAATTAATTAATGCGGAATTGTGCATGACGTTAGCATCATTTTCACCTGTAAATATATAACCAGCACCGCCCATATCTGCGGCTAATTGATAAACCTCGTCTACATCATCACCTATAACTTCTGACACTACTTTAGCATCCCTCAAATCCCCTTTAAAAAATTTGTCACATATGTCATCGTGATTGAAGAATTCATGATTTTTTATATCACAAATTATTACTGTATTACCTTCTTTTTTTAATCTTTTCGCAAGATGACCTCCGATAAAGCCACCCCCACCTAGAACTACTATTTTTTTCATATTTTAATTATACTATTAAAATTACATAAAGTAAAGATTGTATTTACAATATTACATCAGTATCCTAAATAGATTATACCCCATTAATAAATTTTTCACAACTTTCTCAGGGCCATTCTGGTCTTGTGAGATATAAATTTGCAATGTTACTTCACCCATATCATTCCCCATTTATCTTTTCTGTTTATGTCTATATCGTTGTGTATTTCACACTCTTCCCACGATGTATATATTTCTGGTTTTTTTAAATATTCATCACCATATATAACACCAAAATCAGTATATCCAATAGATTTTAAATGTTCACAAGTTTTATTAATGTTAACATATTGTTCTTCAGCCCATTCAAAACAAATTTCTTTCTGCTTATTTGACAGTCCCTTTATAACTTCTAATTCATACCCTTCAACGTCAATCTTAATTAAGTCTGGTGTTTTGTGGTTAATAACTAAATCATCTAAGCTTATAGTGTTTTTAACAATAGTAGAGTTCCATTTGTAATTATTAGAAAATCTAGAATTATTAATCCAATCAATACTAGCGGTAGATATTGTGTCTGCATTGCTTATGTGAAATTGAATTTTTTTATTACTTTCAGTAGAAACTAAATCTTCAATTATAACCACATTTTTATTAAAAAATTTCTTTTTTAACTTATTATATAACTCTATATTTGGCTCAACTGAAATAACTTTGCAATTTGGATATAATTCTAAACATTTATCTGTAAAATTACCCACGTTTGCACCTACATCAAAAATCAAATCCATAATTAATTATTTTTTATATAAAAAGCATCTCCCCATTCATAGGGTGTCATTTTTATTTCAACTCTTTTAAATCCAAATTGAGACAAATATTCATCTATCTCTTCTATTTTGGCGCACTTTTTGTAAACCTCTCCAGAATTAACTTCAGTATAAATGTAGTCTATTTTTTCTAAAGAATTTTTCATACCTTTCAATGCTAACAATTCAGCACCTTGTATGTCTAAGTTTAAAAAATTATAATCATAAGGATTGAATCCTTCCTCTTCAAAAAAAGTGTCAATTTTTTTAGTTTTAACAATTTTTTTATCAACTACGGTTATGTGGGGGTGATGCTTTGTATGTTTTCCCATCTCTAAAATTGAAGAAGACTCCCCATTGCTAGCCACATGGAAATCAATCTCTTTACCGTCTATATCAGATGCAGCAAAACAATAAGATTTATGTAATGGGTATTTATTAATAATCAGACTTAATTCTTTAAACGTATCAATGTCGGCCTCTACCCACAAAACATCTTTGACACCAGACTGTACATAAGAGTCTGCTTCTTGAGCATGGTGAGCGCCAACGTGTAATATTCCCCTTGGTGTTATTCCGTACTTATTTACTATATCTTTAAATTTAATTAGCATATTAATTGTATTTTTCTAAAATTTGTTTTAAATCATATTTCTTTGTATTAAAGTTGCTGCCCTTATGTATTCTATGTAACACTAACTCTTCTTTTATATTCATAAACTTAGCCCCGTGTTTCATTAACCTTAACCAAAAATCAAAGTCTTCAATACCAGATAATTTTTCGTCCCACCCATTAATTTTTTTAGCAATGCTTGTTTTTAAAATAGCAGAACTATTTGCAATTTGATTATCACCCATCATTGAGCGTGAAAATATTTCATCATGTTCTGCACACAAATTTGGTTGTCCTGTTATTATTTCAGATTCATTACAGTAAAATATTTTAGAACCTATAACATCGTATTTCCCAGTTTTAGAAAACTTATTTTGTATTTCAAGTTTTTTTGGTAACCATATATCGTCATCATCCTGAATTGCAATCCATTCACCCCTAACTTCTTTTAATAATTTGTTTAATGTTTTTGATTTACCTTTATCTAACCCATAATCAAAAACTCTAATTCTTTTATCGTTATAATTTTTAACAATATTTTTTGAATTGTCGTTTGTTCCATTAAAACCAATAAGTAATTCCCAATCTGTATATGTTTGGTTTATTATTGAATCAATGGATTTACTAATATATTTTTCACCGTTGTATGTTGCTAATAATATTGATATCATAAATTACTTATTTAAATTACAATCCAGTTTGTTTCGTATATATCTTTAACATCTTTAGGTCCTTTAGGTCCAAACCATATTCTGGGTGCAATTACCTTATTATTGTGTGGGCATAAATAAGCTCCCCACCAGCTGAAACTACTATTAGCTATAATGTGATTATTAGACTGTACTAGTAAACATAAATCATCTATTTCATTTTTAAAAGGTGAATAATATATATTTTTAGCTTTAAAGTTATCTTTGCACCACTCAATATCGTCTGATACAAATATAAATTTAGTATTATTATCACCTATAATATCCATACTTTTTTTATAATAATCAACGCTACATGTTGGGTGGTAACCTGGGTTATTAAGGTAATCACCTCTACGAACATGAACAGATGTTATATTATTATCATTTCCAATATTATTTACAAAATCACAAACTCTATCTACCCTTTCTTTTGAGAAATGAAAAAGTTTTGATATTTCATTTTTAAAATCGTGAAAATACTTTGAGCTTTGGAAGTAGCCGAATATTTCCAACCCCTCCGACCATTTTTTAGTGGGTGCAATTTCTGAATAAGAAAAACCATTTTCTTTATATTTGTGTTTTAAATTACCAATATTTTGGTTTGGGATATTTTTAAAGAAGTCATTTTTGTATGTGTTCGACACATTTCCCTGTAATTGTGTATCACATTTATTAAAATCAAACGTACATTTAACACTTTTATAGTCTTCTGGGTATAACTCTTTTAACTTCATGGTTAAACCCTTTGCGGCTGCTATCTGAAACATTTGGTTGCCGATGCCTCCCATTAATTGTGCTGTAATAATCATAATTATATTAATTTCTAACTTCTTCGTGGTTTTTATCTAATGCTATTAATTTCTTATCAAATGGTATATTCATACTTTCACCATAACAATAACTGGGGTTAAGAATCTTAGTTGGTGTGTTGTCAAAGAAATATCTATTCATGTGACTTTCATCATGCCACTTAGCGATAATACCATTTTTAAAATCAATGTCAATATTATCTGCTAAGTTTTTAGCCATTTTTAAATACTCTTCACTTGTACCGCCATTAAAACCACCAGCAAAATACTGATTTTGGTCGTTTGGGTCTATGTAAGCTAATGAATTTGGGTTGGTTTCTGGAGTTCCTTTACTACCATAGAAACCAGGGTGTTGTGTTGCAACTCTTTCTGAAATTATTTCATCACCAACCTCACTAACGAATTTCATATCGGCATCTGAATAAAATAAATAATCCATTTCAGATAATTCTTTTCTTGACTCGTTAAATATTTTATATCTACCTAGTGTCATCCATGGCCAATCTTTATGTTCAACATTTATTTTAACCACATTTCTTTCAGTGAATAACTCAACATCTTCATTGGTAAATACAAAGTATGTAACCTCTTGATTTTTAAGTAAAAATTTATCAGCGCTAGTTATGAGTGGTTGTAAAAATCTAATATACTTGTTTGTTGCTATAATTAATAAACCTATTTTCATGATTGTATTTTTTTATATGGTGTCATATTTCTTATTTTAATGGCGATATCATTAACAAGTGCTAAGTCTACCTTGTGGTCATTAAGTGGATTTTCTTCATTATAAATATAATTGATATCATCCATAAATTTATAGTGTTCTTGTCCAGCCATTTCTAGCATTGGGTACATGAATGATAAATCACCAGTTACTTTCCAATATACACCATTTTCATCTTTTAAATCGTCTTGCTTTATATTTCTCCACAGAAATGTTCTCCACGTTCTTATATGTGACGCTGTAAATCTAGACTTGCGTAAGTTAGGTGTGATAATTTGTTCTGAAGAAAATCCAGGATTTCCATTAGAATATCTGAAGCTGCCGTTGGCAATCCATACTTCTGGGTCTGAATAGACCTCAGCTATTCTAGAAAGTGTTTTAGAATCTGGTAACCAATCGTCACCATCAACCTCAACGATTACTTCGTCATCAGAAATTTTGTCGTTATATCTAATAACTTGGTCATAATTACCTGGTTGGTATAATTTTTCCTTATTCTCTATAAGAATGAATCTATCGTCACCATTAATCATGTTTTTAACTTTATCTACAGACCCATCAGTACTGATATCATCCGTAATATAACATGTGAAACCTTTATAATTTTGGCCCATAAGTGAGCTAATACATTTTTCAACATAATCTTCTGCATTATATAATGTTGTAATTATTATCATAATTCTAAAACTTTAACCCACTCTTTAATGATTTCTTCATTCGTTAAATCTTTAGTGTCGTGGTTAGTTGCGTGATTACCAAAAAATTTAGTGCCATTAGTTTCGCACTCGTCCTTAACCAGGCTGGCTACTTCTGATTTAGAAGAAAGGTAAACAGCGTCTATCATATTGTACATCTTTTCTTTATCAGATATAAACCCATATTCAATTATCTTGTCTTTATTGTCTTCTATTATTGGTTTTACTTCGTTTTCATAAAATTGTTGGTCTGTTACATTACCAAATATATATACTTTATCATACCCGTCATTAATTGCTCTAAGGATTGATATATGTGTTTGTTTGTTTTTATCTATTGAACCAATAACTCCAGCGCATTTATCAGCACCTTCTTCCTTAATGCTATTGGGTAGTGGTTCTTTTAAATTTGGTATTGTTACATAAGAACCCGTATATGCACTATGGTATTTTCTTTGTTTTTCATTAAGAAAAATACATTCATCCCAAAACGGAACAACTCTACTAACTTCATATACGTCTTTTTCGTGACAATTTAAGACTACTTTTTTAACTGGTGGTCTATCTGGTAAAGCTAAGAAGTGTATGATAAGTGTGTCATCAGGTTCTGGTTTAAAATTATCCAATTTATCTGATTTACACTTATCTAAGTGCCAATCATGCGGACCATACATTTTAGCTTCGTATCCAGCGTCATTTAATGCGTTTGTTAGTCGTATAAATGCAAATGTGGAACCACCTTTATTACTCCAACCAGTAAGTATTTTTATCATGATAAAACTTTTTGATATACGTTTATTATTTCTTCAATATCGCCATCCACAGTAACGCAAGGTAATTCTGGATATAATTTTTTAAGGTCAGATGTTTTTTCAGTATCTGTGGTGTGTGTTAAATGGAATTTTACCTCACTCATTCTATATAACTTATTTGGTTCTGAAGTTACAGGTCCGTTGGGTGTGTTTACACCCCATTTTCCATCTCCAATTCTGTAACCTGGGGGTTCGTTTATTGGTACGAATTTAACTCGCTTAAACATTAGTCTTTTAAAGTTGTTTTTATCCGAATCTAATATAGGGGTTGAAACAGTGACATTATGTTTATCTTTTTTAAGTTTATCAACTAATTCAATAGTTTCACCAATACTGCTACCGACAACTAAAACGTTGTATTTTTCCTTTCCAGTGAATACTTTATCTATTTTTACTGGTAAGTTTTCTTTAAACTTATTAGCGAACTCTTTTCTGTTGTCTTCCCATTCTTGATTTGTTTCACCAACCGATTTATGATTTACTCTAACATTAGTATGAACTCCAATTTTAACCCCAGATAAATAATTTCTGAAACAAAAATCTACATCATAAAAATGAAACCCCTTAACATTTAAATCAAAGTCTTTATTTATTCTACCTCTATGAACACTAAAAAAAACTCCATCTACAATAACAACTTCAGTTATTTCATTTCCTAAATCTTCACTATATGAAGATAACCAGGTTTTTCCATTTGATGTATGTGCCACCTTACCATACATTTTTTTCCTATCATCCCACCACCTTCCGCTTTCACTCATGTATTTAGTTCCAGCAACTCCAATTATCCCAAATTCTGGATTGTCTTCAAAAAGCTTGGTTATTTTTTTGGCTATTTGTTTGGTTTCAATTGTTATGTCATCATGACAAAAAACAATGATATCATTTTTAGCTTCCTTAATCGCTTTATGATAGTATTTTGTTAACCCTTCACCTTTGTTTATATATTCTATTATCTCAACTTTTGGGTTACCACATGCTTTTGATAAATGCTCCTTATGTTCTGGTTTAGATTCTTTTGTACAATAAACTATACTAATCATTTTATAATATTTTTATATTTTTCATTATATATTTTTAATGCCTCTTCATAAAATTTTATTTCACCTGAAAGTAAATCCTCTAATTTATTCTTATCTTCTTCGATTATTTCTTTTTTATTCTTGGTTTTATTAGTCGTTTGATATTTTGGAATCCAATTATTAGTTACACAACACAAATCAATAAATTCATTATAATTTTCAGTAAACCCAAAAATAAATTTATCGTCTTTAATATTTTTTAATGCAATTTGTAATTTAGATTCATAAGGTAGGTCTTTTGGTGCACCAGAAACATGATTTAATTGATAAAATAATTGACTTGTGTCTTCATTGAACCAGTCTATAATATTTTTGTTTTCATTTATCCAACCTCTGTCTATTGCGTATCGGTATGCTGAAATGGTTCTGGAAACTGGATGTCTAAGCATAGCAATATATTGATAGTCTTTAGTTTTAAGGTATTCGTGTAGGCCATAAGTGAAGTGTTCCGAAAATAAATCATAGTGTTCTAGGGTTGCCATTCCATTTGGTTCTGATTCTAAAAATTTACCAATGTCTTTGACATCGGTTAAGTACCATAATTTACCATAACCCCAATAATGTTTTTTAATATTTGATTCTAGAAAGTGTCTAAAGCTAGTTCCAGCGGTTTTACCTATATGTAAAAATATATGTTTCAAGATTTATTTTTATTAAACTTTATGGTTTTCAATTCATTAACTAAGTTTTTAAGTTCTTTTTTTAAACCAGATAGTGTCCAACCATCATAGTATTCCCCCATAGCAATTTCAGTTTTCAACCATGAAATTCTTTTTTTAATTTTTTCTATCCTTTCTTTTATCATACCTTAAATTTAAAAAATAATTTCTAATTTTAGAACCTAAATCCTGGTCATTCGGGTATTCCTTAACTAAGTTTATTAAATCTTTTAAGTGCTCTTTCTCAGTTTTTTTTAATTTATACATTATACTCATTTTTATTTATTAAATCTTTTAAACGAATTATCACTAATTCTTATAATATTTGCTTTATTAACAAATTCCTCTAGTGTATTTGAATCTGAATAACTCATTGCTGAACGTAAATATGACTTAAAATTATCAACCCAACCACTGAGAGTGTATTCTATCTTTCTATATGTGACTATACCTTCAGATGTTTTTAATACGGCATTTCCCCACTTTCTTTGAACCTCTTTTGTACTCATCCCTCTGAACTTTTTGTACACTGGTATTGAGATATCTCTACATTTTTTAGCACCATATTGAGTTATGGGTACTCTTCTGAATATATAATTTTTACCACATGACTCTAAGGCTTTATTAAAAATACTACCAATCATTACATAATCAGCACCAAGAGCTAGAGCTTTTATTACGTCTGAATAGTTTTTCATACCCCCATCGGCAACTATTTTAGCTGGGTTGTCTAAGCTCAATGATTTATAGTAACACTCTCTAACTAGACTAGCCATTGGGAACCCAACGCCAGTTTGCTGTGTTGTTAAACATCCACCACCATTTCCTATACCCACTCTTATATAGTCAGCCCCAGCATTTGATAATAAACCATACGTTTCAGGGTTGGCTACATTGCCTACCATTAATAATAATTTATCACCCCATATTTCTTTTGATTTAGACACTGATTCAACCATTTCTTTGGTATGACCATTTGCAGTATCTATTAACACCTTAAATTGTGTTGGTGGGGTAGTGGATGATTTTATATATGACTCTAAAATTTTTTCTCTTATTATAAATGTGTTTATAAACTCCTTAAGTGAGTATGATTTAAAACTTGAATCGTTACCTTCTTCACCTCTTGGTAAACATATATTAATACCTAGCTCTTCAAATTTTTTGTAGTTGGTGTTATCAATAACGGTATCCATTGGTGCGGTGAATAATGGTAATTTACCATTTTCATCTATAATATTTATTCTAGACCTAGTACTAATATCACTTACTTTAGATGGTTCTATTAATACATCATTAAAATCTAATTTTAATGTATTCTCATTAAAAAAAGTATTCAAACCCATATGTTTTTTATTTAATTCCTGTTGAGCCAAATCCACCATCACCTCTATTTGTTTGATTTAGGCTTTCAACCTTTGTAAAATTTACTAATGTCTTTCCCACCAAGCTCGATAAGACACCTTGAGCTATTCTATCACCATTTTCAATTATAAATGGTTCTTTACCATGATTTATAAGTATAATCATAACTTCACCTCTGTAGTCAGAATCTATAGTTCCTGGTGAATTTAATACTGTAACACCGTGTTTTGCCGCTAAACCACTTCTGGGTCTTACCTGTAATTCCAAGTGTGTTGGTAGTTCAAAGTAAAGACCTGTTGATATCATTGTTTTTTCACCTGGTCCTAGTGTTACTACTTCATTTATATTAGCCCTGAAATCAAATCCAGCTGACCCCTCTGTAGAATATTCTGGGTCTGGGTTATTTGATTTATTAATAAATTTAATAGAGTATCCAATACTGAATTCATTTTTTGTTACATCGGTTTCTGGTAAGATATACTTATCTAATTGTGAATACTGTTTAGTGAATTCATCTAAATTATACCCGCCTTCTTCATTTATCGCTTTTAATAAATTTTCAAGCATTTCAATTTCCTTAAAATCTGACATATAATATATTAATTATGTTATTTTTCTGACATTATTGCGACCATGTTTGCAGTTCTTAATAATGCGGATAATTTTTCACCTAAAGTTGTCATTGGTCTTTGTGAAAAATCGCTATTATAGTTATATATTGCAAAAACCTCATCTTCGTTTAAATTTATACCACATTTAAGTGCATAGTAAATTGAACGCTCAGCTGTAGACATACTTAATAGTTCGTCATTAAATGTATACATTTCTCCTCTATTATCTTTATGCCACTTAGATGTTTGTTCTGAATACATTTTAGCTTTACCAATTTGGTGAATTAAACACACCCTAATTATGTTTTCTGAGCTAACTTGCTTATCTTCTGGCAAAGCCTCATTAATATTTAAAGCGTACTTAGTTGTGTTCAATATGTGTTGTATTAAACCACCATCATAGGCACCGTAAAGGTTTGTTGTTGTAGTGCATGGAGCATCAATAAACTCTTTTCCGAGCATATTCATTAAATCGTCATTTACGACATCGTATTTAAGTCCAGTATCATTAAATTTTTTTGCGTTTTTTAAAATTTTTTCTTTTGATAACATAAATATTTTTTTTAATTATTTGTTTAAACAGGAATGTGTTCTTTTAATGGGCCAACAACAACATTTGTTATTTTTCCTTCAGAATCTAATGTGACTCCAGTTCTATTTTTAAAAGATTCTTCTAAAGATTCACTATTTTTTTCGATTATTGCGTTTTTCTTAGCTTCTTCCTTTAAGTTATTCATCTTCTCTTTTAATTCGTTCTTAACTCTAGATTCAACATTGTCTATTTCATCTATTTTTTTCATGATATCGTGAGCCCTCGTCATATCACCTGTTTTATCATTGGTTTTGTTGTCTTCAACAACATCATCTTTTAAGTATTCTGCTATAAAGTCAAATACTAAATTTAGTTTTTCTTTTTTATTCATAAACACAAATTTAAAACAATTTTTAAGATATTGCAACTTTTGCAACACTCGATTTTTTATTTTTTAATATATTAATATATAAATTTTTCCTATTTTCAGTCACGGCATCAATACTATATTTGTCTTTAACTGTATCGTTTAACTTACTACTTAGTTCAGTAACCAATTCTGGATTTTCAATCAATCTTTTTATGTTTCTAAACCAGTCTTTATGATTTTTATTAGACTTGACCAACAACGCATTTCCCATTGGGTTTACTGGTAGGTTGTGTTGTCCTTTTTCTGGTTTATCATAGTAGTTAAATAAGTCTAGTTGATATGGCCCAAAGTCTTGCGCAATAATAGCCTTATTATGAAAACCAGCTTCAATAACTTTTAATTGTGACTTAACCTTGTTAAAAGTATGTTCTTCAAGTGGTGCTAAAGATACATCAAATAAGTTATAATTTGTGGCATATGTGGAAATTGGTTTAGTCCATACTCTTCTATATGATTCATTTTCAACTCCGTCATATTCATCTTGTTTAAAACTAAGCAAATGTTTTCTATATTCATCACTAACTATAGAGTAATTATCTGTAAATATTTTTTCATACTGATACCAAACACTTTCTTTTGGTTGTATTGGCCTTTGTTTTCTTTTTCCAGTTTTTTCATCAATCATTGTTACTGAACCCCTTAAGTCGAAACCACATAATACTAATTGTATTTTGTCTATTAATTTACTTGATTTTAATTGTCCAACAAAATTACCTAATAATTGTAGGTCTTTTAAGTGGCTACTACCTCCTAGCCATCCTATTCTTAATTTGTCTGAGGGTTCTGATTTTGGTTTATATTGTTTTTCTTTAGGGTCGATTGCGTTTGGTAAAACAAATACGTTTTCATTGTATTTTTTAATTTCATCAGCAAACAGTGGTGTTGTAGTTATTATATTTCTAGCCACTTTAATATTATTTAAAATATTTTTATCCATTCCAGATTGTTTAATCAATAGATAGGCTGGGTGGTGTTTCCCTGGAGACCAGTGGTCATCGATATCCATAAATGTTTTGATTCCCAATTTATCACACCTTTCTAATACGCTTTCGACTTTATCAAATGGGCCCAAGCTTCTATGATAATGAATTATATCGTATTTTTTTAAAAAATTATCATCATTAATTTTTGGTTCATAATCTATGTCAATATGAAATTTATCTGGATAATTATTTTCTAGTGTGATGTGTGGTTTTGTTGAGCGGAAATAACCAACCCCTGTTCTGTCTGACGGTACTACTAATACCTTAATTTTTTTACTCATATACTTACTAGTTAAAACTTTTATAATTATAGTTAAGTATAGATATAAAATTTATAAATGTAAATGATAAAGGCCCAGAAAAACTGAGCCTTAAATTTTATATAATTAATTATTATATTTATTTACTTCTTTTTGTTTTAATTTTACCTTCTTTAACTAAAGTATTAATAGTTTTTTTAATAACACTTTCGCTTATATTTTTACTATAGTCTACTGACAAATATTCAATTAAAACATCTTTAATCATGTCTCTTAATCCAGACTTACTTATTGTAATCATATCACCGTTAACGATACTCTCATTTACGTTTTTATTGTTAGTCTGCATTGGTTTTTCGTTAATTAAATCTGAAACATCATCTAAATTGAATGTATGACCCATTGTTGGTTGTTTTATTGGGTTTTCTAACATTGCTTTTTTAATTTCTTCTGGCATTTTTGAATTTAAAATAGCTTCTTTATTAGGTTGTTTCATCTGTCTAGTGGCATTTCCCATTGTTTGGGCCTGAGTGCTAGTTTTTACATTTGTTTCACTAACATATCCTTCAGTGTTTTGCGTAAATGCATCACCATTAACATTTCCCGTTTCATAATTACCGTTATCTACTTTATTCATAACAGCTTTAGCGCTACCAAGTATATTTTTTAACTTTGTCAAATCCGCTGGTGGTGGAACTCCATTCATAATACTTTTTTTTTTAATTATTAACTTTTATTTTCTACACCCTTTTCTAAACCGTTCATAAATGAACTGTCTTTGGTGGGGCCAACATATGGTGGTATGTTTTCACCACCTTTAATTTTATTAACTGGTTTATACCATTTTAAGTCAGTTGGTTCTATTCTTTTAATTTTATCTATTAAGAATATTTTCCAAAACCCATTAGCTTTACCGCTAGTTGATTCACCGCTAGCTTGGAATGCTCTAATTGCTGGATTACCAGCTTTAGTTTTTCCTTTTCCATATATAAATACGTACCTCTGACTTAATGAACCGTCTTTATTTTCGTACCATATTCTCGCTGAGCGATAAAACTTATTACCGCTTTTGGATATCTCACCATCAATCATTGAATCTATGGTACTTATATTGCTTTCTAATATAAGGCCTTTATATATATTGTAAAGCTTCATATTTTTTTTATAGTACTACTTGACCAATATTTTCTGTTGTGTCAGGTGTTGTGTAATTATCTGATGGTGTGTATCCCCAGGTTGCACCGTTGTTTGCAAATGCTGCTAATCTACCAGAACCACCATAGAGTGGGTTACCGTTAATATCTACATCCCCACCACCATTATTTGTGTCTAAAAATACACCAGTGCCTTTACCATAAATTGGTGTGACCTGGTCTGACAAGGCTTTAGTGTGTGTAGCACTGTAATTGTTTCCTGGGTCTGAGTTGTCGTAACTATTACTTGCGATTAATGAATTTCTTTGCGATATAGCAATTTGTTCTAATCTATTACTTGTGTAATTTGGCATAATTATAAAATTTTATTATCTTTATTGTTATTCATATACTCTATTAAATATCTAACAGCTTCAATTTCTGACTCATATGACTCATAATATTGCAATCTATTATTCTCTATCTGGTCAGAAACCTTAGAGTGTTTACCGCTAGAGTTGATTTTGACCATGCCACCAATTTTAGTTGGATTTGCATTGTCCTTATCTTTGGTGTGTGTATCTTTAAATGCGTTACCACCCTTTTTTGAGCCAACGCCTTTGGTTTTCATTATAATTCTTTTAACACCGTCAATTTTTTTTATTTCCCCATCATGTTTAGCATTTAACCAGTTAAATATTTCTTCTTCTAATTCAGTTAAATTTTCTTTAGACTTTAACCTACTTAATCTGGTTGTTATATTATTTCCAGATATTTTATCACCTAATTCTTTTTTTAGGTTATCTGGAACAACATAATCTTTATTTATGAAATCATGATTGGGCATTACGTTATTATTTTTTTAATTTCATACTTTATTAATGTAGACATTTTTTTTAAATTAACATTATCATTTAAACTTTTAAGTGTATGAAAAATAACGGTACCAAGTTCGTCATCCGTTAATTCAGAACCACTTATTGATGATATAAACTTGTTCATTGTTGTAATAACTTCTGGTTTATTTATCTCATCAATATCCATTATGTTATTATTATTTATGTCTTCTGGACTTGATTTATCCACTATCTCTCGACTTGAGGTATAGTTGTTTAGTAACTCTTTTATTAAATCTTCCATTTTACCCTTAGCCTCTTCATTTTCTCTTACACCATACATTCCACCAATACCCCATGGATTACCCATGTTTGGTCCAAACGGGTGAAACCTACTTAGTCTATTTTTAGCCATAGTTGCATAATCATCTCCAGTTGTCGGTATGTCTTCTTCATATTCCGATTCATCATCAAAAGATTTTTGCGTGTTAGTACTTATTTGACTCACGGATGATAATTCTGGTTTATCTCCACCAAAATCACCTTCTGGTTCAAATATTTCATCAATGTCTTCGTCAACATTTTTATTATTTTTCTCTTTAGATAAATAATTTTCCTCGAATTCTTTTTTAGTGAATTTCATAAATATTCTTTTTATTATAAATATAAGCTAAAACCATAATATTTATATAAAAAGATTTTTAATTATGGGTTTTAAGACAAAATTAGATTATTCAGATAATAGACAAATAAGACAAACAGAGAAAACCTCTACCACTCTATCTGGTGCAACAGTGTTTGGTATACCATTTAGTGGGTTAACAACTGGACCCGATTTATCAGCTACTGGTGATACTAGTGAATTTAGTTTAGTTATCAGTACATTTAGTGGTAATAATACAACTACAAATTTTACTTGGTTTGACCCTAGTATGGATATTGTCAACCCAACCGTTTCGGCTATAACTCCAGTTACTAGTGGTGTTACGCAAGAAATTGTACCCGTTTTTGGCCCTTCTACCACTGCGACCACGGTTGATGGGTATGATGTGGTTTTATCTTACAGTGGAGTTGGTTTTGATTTAACAGTTACTAATATAATTAGCGGTGCTGGACCAACTTATATTGGTACTGTTGTTCATAACTTAGTAACATTTTATAGTGCTGCAACATTAGATTTCCTGGGTAGACCTATTTGGGTTGACAATCCAGAAATAACAAGAACTAATAGGCTTATAGTCAAAAACAATCCGACCATTGGTTATGTTTTAACTTGTGATACGGCTGAAGGGGAGGCTGTGTGGGGTCCTGTATCTGGTACATCGTCTTCTGGTGTAACATTCTGGGAGGAAGGTGGTACTGGTAATACAGCAATTAAAGACAATAAAGGTACTCATACGATTAATGGTACTTCAAACAACTCCATGATAACTGGTGGGCTTAACAATATGGTTAAAACTTCATTAGGTACTGGAATTTTAAGTGGTAGGGGAAATTCAATAGAGGATTTGGCTAATTATTCTACCATTATTGGTGGTTTAGATAATAAAATTGAAAATTCTCAAAGGTCATCAATTATAGGTGGTAATCAAAATATATTGATTGGAGCTTCTAACTCCACTATTTTAGGTGGTGAAGATATTACTGGAACATCTAATAATACCGTTTATGTGGATAATTTAGATATTAAAAATGATTTAGTAATTAATAATTTAGGTTCTGGCCCAGGTACTACAGATTTAGGTGTTGACGCAACTGGCGTTGTTGTGGACCAAGCATCAGATATAAATTTAAAAGAAAATATTAATACAATAGAAAACGCATTAGACAAGGTTTTAAGCTTGAGAGGTGTGACATACAACTGGAAAGATAGACAAAGGGGTGGTAACGACTTAAGAATGGGATTTATTGCTCAAGAAGTTGATGATGTCGAACCCAATTTATCTTATATGGGAACTTCTGGTTTTATGGGTGTACATTACAAAGATTTTCCAGCGCTTATTGTTGAAGCAATAAAAGAATTAGTTAATAATAAAAAAATAACTTTTAATAAAGAGGAGTTAATTTTTGAGACTCAAACAATAGCTTCGGAAGATAATAATATAGAGTTAAATTATAATGGTACTCATGAGTCATCTATTGATGGTGGTATTACTGTAGTTAAGGGAATTGATGAAGATAATGATTCCACATTCGTAGTTGATTCTGTGGGTGATTGGATTACAAATACACACTTAAAACCAAGTGGTTTAGTTATTCCAGAATATACGCCAACATCGACTGAAGATTTAAACGGTAAGGTTGGTGAAATAAAGTGGGATGACAAATACTTATATGTAAAGACCAATAATGGTTGGAAAAGGTCTGGACTTGAAACATTTTAGTAATGAGTAATTTAAAAAATTATAATTTTAATAAGATTGATACTTACTTAAGTGAAAGTGAGTACTATGATTTTTATTTAGCTCAAGATGAGATAGCCTCACCATGCGTTTGTGATGATTCAATCAATAACGAATGCTTAGTTGTGCACTACGACTTTAACAACCCTAATATATATTCAACTGGTATTACTTCAGCTAATACAATATATAGTTTATCTACTTGGTCTGAAGCTTTTAACACTGGTCACACGTTTGAAACATTCGGTTTAACTGGAATTGACAACGGGTATATTGAATATATTAAAGAAATTGGTGATAATAAAAATACTGGGTTAACTAAAACTATTACTGGTACAACAACTGTAATACCTTCTGGAGATACAAGATTAACATTAAATATAGTTAGTGGATATACTGGTCAATATATTTACCCAACTGAAATAATAGAAGACTATGGTGTGTTAGGTGATTACCTTTCACTTTGTGGTGGATTTTATCAAGGTTATTATAAACTAGATGGTTATTCATATGAGGTATTACCTACGAGGGTTCCAGAGGCTTGGGTTGCCGATTTTTGGTTAAATAAAACAGAGGCTTTATGTTCTTCAGTTACTGGAACTACATTAAATGATAAGTATCCAAATAATAAAGGGTTTTTCTTTTATATGGGTACTAGGGCTGAAAACAAGTATTGGAATGTTTTTAGTGGTAATAGTAGTGGTTGTGTAAGTGGTTGTACATCAGGTACTGGTTGTACTGGAACGGTTGAAACCTTTTGTACAGTGCCTAAGGAAACAGACGTTTCTTTTGTTGGTAGTGAGGGGTTTCCAATTAATTTATCTCCACCACCTTTAGAGATAGACGAAATAAGAAATCAGTTCTTAATATATGGTTACGCAGATGAAAATAAGTGTCATAAGTGTGGTTCTTCAATGGATGGTTATGCTACTAGAAGGGTTTGTGAATTTAGTGGTGATTCAATAACTGTGACTGCTTATACTCAAGAGGTTACTAATTATCAGAACCCGTTTTTGGTGTATGGTCAGGCTGGTAGTAATGCCAGATGTGGTAAATGTGGTCATATAAATACAGATTATGGAGACAAGACTGTTTGTGATTTTAGTGGTTTTACTTCAGACTTACTGGAATTAGATAAAGATAACGATATTGTGGATAATGCTATAGGTTTCAGAGTTAAAGATGATGGTAGTATAGGTTATAGGTATTTATCTTTAACTGGTAAATGTGATGGTGATGATTATATTAGCGGTGTAACCGTAAATGAAGAATATTCATTACCAGGAGTTGTTAAAGATGACGAATGGACTAATATAACAATAAGATTTACTATGCCAGAATATGATGAGTGTGATTTAAAACACGGTGATAGAAGAAAAGGTAAGTTAATGTTTTATATTAATTCAAAATTAAAATTTGTTTCAGATGAAGTCGATGAGTTCATAGCTAAAAGACTTTATGAATATAAAGATAAACAGTTAGGTGTTCCGTTTAATATTAGTTTGGGTGGCGGTTCACAAGGCTTATTAGAGTCAATGACTTTTGACGGTCAAGACCCAGATGATTTATCACTTATAATAGAAAATAATTTTGCTGGAACATTCATTGGAAATGTTTCTCAATTTAAATTTTTTACTTGTAATGTGAATTGGTGTGAAATTACACATATTTATAATAAAAATAAAGTTAGATATAATTAAACAAAAAAAATGGCAAATAATAGGTTAATACTTAGAAAGATGGTTAGTCCATGGGTTACAGACGCTGTGGATATAACAAGAAATACAACATTAACACATGTTGAACTGGATAGTAATTTTATTTACTTAAAGGGTGAGGTGATAGAATCAGCATCTTTAGATGGTGGTAAATTATCTTTAGGTAAAATTAATGGTGGCTCCATAGAAGTTGATATGGGTTCATTATCTGGTGATACAGCACACACCGTTAATTTATTGAATGAATTAAAAAATGAATTAGAGGCTAATGTTCTTTGGGAGGCTGGTTCTTCTGGAAGAAAATCAATTAGACGTAAAAATGATACTCAAATTGATTCAAGAGGTAGTTATTCTCTTTCTGAGGGTAAAAATACTTTAGCTAGTGGTGACGCTTCACACGCTGAAGGTGACGGAACTGTAGCTAGTGGTAAGGCTTCACATTCTGAAGGTACTAATACTGAGGCTAGTGGAGGTAATTCACACGCTGAAGGTTTTAGTAATGTTGCTAGTGGTAACAATTCACACGCTGAAGGTTCAGATAACGTAGCTAGTGGTAACAATTCACACGCTGAAGGTTCAGATAACGTAGCTAGTGGAGTCGCTTCACATGCTGAGGGTACTGGTAGTGTTGCTTCTGGTAATGCTTCACATGCTGAAGGTTCTGAGACTGTGGCTAGTGGAGTCGCTTCACATGCTGGAGGCTCTGTAAGCGAGGCTAATGGTGATGTTTCTTTTGTACATTCTAATAATTCAAATTCAGATGGTAAAAGAAGTGCTATTTTAGGTGGTGATGATAATTTTGTTGAATCTGGAGGTCAAAACTCTGGTGTGTATGTCGGCTTAAGTAATAGAGTTTTAGGTGTTAATTATGAAGATATTGTTAATAAACTAAAAGTTGAATTAGATAATTCAATTTCTAATAGGGCAAATGATAAAAAAGTATTTGATGACGCTAAAGAAACTCTTGAAATAAAAATTGAACACGCTGATAAAAATATAAAGTTAAATGCATTGGATATTGAAGCTTACAAAGCTGATATTTCTGAAATAGATGCGGAAATTGGTAAATTGGATGAAAACTCCAAAGAGGCTTTAGCATTACAAGACTTAAGAGATAAAAAAGAATCTGAATTAAAAATGAAGGAAGAAGAGAATGCCACTCTTTTAATTGAAAAAGAAAATTCAGAAAAAGAATTAAAAAAATTAATTGAAGATGAAAATGATGCTGTTAAGCTATTTGAACAAACATCTTTAAAATTACAAGCTGAAATAAAATACAATGAAACTCTTTTAGAAACTGAAGATAATCATCCACCAGTTAATTCAGCTATTATAGCTGGTAAAGACAATATGATTGATAGTTCTTCTGACTCAATTGTTGGCGCTGGTAGTGATAACGTACTAAAAACTGAAGTTAAAAATTCGGGGATATTTGCTGGTTCAGAAAATGAGATAAGTGGTGATGAATATTCAAAATTAATTAAACAATTAAAATATGAATTGTCAGTGGCAAATGAAACTCATGATTATAAAACTTCAATATTAAAGGAAGAAATTGATTCATTAAAAGAAGAAATAGCTTTTACTAAGTTTACTATTGATAACACTAAAAAAGAAATTGCTGAACTAACAAAGGAATGTGAAGGTGAAGGCACTAATAATGGTGGTCTGGCCTTATTACAAGAAGATGAGAGTGCGTGTGAAAAGTTGAAGATAGCTAACGCTAATTTAGAAAAATTATCGAAAAAATTAGAAGATTTAAATGAAACGCTAAAATCATTAGAAGATGAACTTTCTACCATAAATGAAAAACATGCGTCTTATCAGAAATTTATTACAGAAAAAATAGCTGAATTATCCGCTATATGTTCTGATGATAAAAACGCACCTGTAGATAACTCTGCAATTATTGCTGGGGCTAATAATCAAATTACTTTATTAAGTGATAACTCTGCTATTGTTGGTGGTCAAGGAAATAGGATAATGAATTTATCAAATACGGTAATACTTGGTGGTGGAGATATTACTGCGAGAAAAGATAATACCGTGTATACACCTAGCCTTAATATTAAAGCTAATCTTGATAGAGATAATTCTTTAACTCAAGTATTAGTTAGGGATGCTGATGGTTATATTAAGTATAAAGATGTTAGTTCGTTTACAGATTTAAATGTTGTTAGTGGTTCTTATGACCCAGAAACTGGAACTGTAACTATGACTAATAATGAAGGTGATACATTTGAGATAACTGGTTTCGCAAAAGAATTAACTGATAGCTACACTACAAATGCATATATAGAAGGTTCTACAATGTATTTTGATAATAACGTCAAAGGTGAAAAATTTTATAGCGTTGATATAAGTAGTTTAATAGCTGAAGATGAAAAGGGTGATTGTGCTGAAGATAAATGGAAAGAATATAATGACCAAGCCGACTTATATTCAGAGTATCTTAAACTAAAATTAATTAGTGATGAGATTAAAGAAGACATAGATGATAAAGAAGCTGAGCTAAAAAAATTACAAGGTCATCATTGTTCAACTCCTGGTTATATAATAGAAAGTCTTAATATATTAGGTGATATTGTTTCCATAGATGGATTTGCAGATAAATACCAAGACCTTAAAAATTTATCTAAACAAGAGGGTGATGGTAATATTATGCATGCTATTAACTCATTAATTAACTATCTTGGTGATTTAGATTTAGAAGGTTTAGGTGATGAAGATAAAAAAACTATTGAATCGTTTATATCGGCTAATAAAGAGCGTTTAGCAGCAATGCTTGGATATAATTCAGAATTATATGATTTGTATATTGAATTATATGGTAGATATCAAGCTGGTGAAATTATCAATTGGGATAATGATAAGAATAAATTACAGGTAGAGCTTTTCAATCTAAGAGATACTATAAATCAAATTATTAATGATTTGAATGGTCTTACAAATATATTAACTCCATCAGATGTAGATGCTATACAGGTGTATATTGATGAGTTAATTGATTCTGGCATGCCAGAAGACCCAGCATTAATTAAACAAATTAAGGAATTAATAAGTCTATTAGACGGATTAAATAAGTTGTTAAAAGATAATGAAGATAATCTAAATAAGTTCATTGAAGAGCATAACTTTTTTGATATAGTAAGTTTTGGAGCTTATATGCCAATTAATGACACTAACTTTGATTGTTGGGCTTTAAGTCAATTAGAAGACAGGATTGAAGAGTGTTGTACTGGTGGAGAAGAAGAAGTAAGGGGTAAATGTTCTGAAGCCCTTTATGCACAATATCAAAAACAAGCTTCTGAATATAGTAAAATTAAAGCTAGTTACGATACTTTATTAGCTACTCAATTAGAATTAAAAGAATCTATTTCTTTAGGTAAATTAGAGTTAGAAGGGTTGATGACCCAAATTAGTGATACTCAAGAGCAAATAATTACACTTGAAAAAGAGTGTGAAGCTTTTAGTAATCCTTCTGGACTAGCCTTATTGGAAGACCCACAAATTAACCCGTGTGAAGAGCTGGGTAAAACAAAAACACTTTTATTGAATTTACAATCACAATTAAAAGAACTCGCTGCTGATATTAAAGAAAAAGAAAAATCTTTAGGTGAAATCGAAATTCAAATGGGGGCTATAGAAGAATCAGAAATATTAGAATTTGAAGTTTATATGCCAGTTAATGAAGTTAATTTTGATTGTTGGACTGAGAATGAGTTAAAAATAGATTTAGAGACTCAAATAACTAAAATTCTAGAAACAATTGGTTACGATTCTAGAGGTGAGTGTTCTGATGAACATTACAATGAATATAAAAAGTTAGTTAGTGAATTAATCAAATCAAATGAGGTTATTGAAACTAAACGTAAAGAATTAGCTGAGAATAATTTAATAAAAACAGAACTTGAAAAAGAGATTGATGACCTTGAGAAAGCGTGTGCCGAATTCAAAGCAAGCCAAGCCGATAAAAAGGCATTAAGTTTATTAGACCACGCGGAGTTTGAAAATAATCCTTGTAATACGCTTATGGGTAAAATAGAAATTTTGGATTCTATAAATAAACAGATAGAAGACCAAATTAATTTTATTGATGCTTGGGAATCGTCTAGTGATTATGACTTATTTAACAGATACGCACCAATTAATGAGGTTAACTTTATTTGTTGGAGGATTGACCAATGTTGTAGTGAGGAAGAAGAAAAGGGCCCATGTGCTACTGAAAAATGGAAAGAATACACATCCTTAGGTGAACAGTATCTAGAATATGAGAAAATACAGTCTCAAATTGATGTTATTGATAAACAAATATCAGATAAAGAATCTGAAATTGATTCGTTATTAGAAAATCTTGGTTATATACCAAAAAGTCAGGCTATGTTGTCCCCAGCTAATATTATTTTTGCTGGTGATGATGATGATGATGGTAAGTCTTTAAAATTATTATTAGAAGAGGATTTTAATCCTTTAAAATTATTATTATTAGAAAAAGATGGTGATGATGATAAATTAACTGGAAGTATTCGTTTTCGTGATTGGTGGTGTTGTAGAATTCAGAAAAACCCAGCTTGCTGTTATTTATTTGGTAAAAAATTATTTGGTAAACTTCAAAATATAGGTGGAGTTGGTATTGAGCCAGATGATAATATTTTTGGTGCTGTTAAAGGATTGAAGGCTGAAATTGATAGTTTAAATAAAACCTCAGCAAGTGGTGACGGTCAAGTAAATATTCCAACTGAATTTTCGAATATGTTAATTGAGTTGACAAAAATGGAAGAACAAACTGTAGCTTTGAATAGTCAATATTTTAATAGTATTAAAATATTTGAGGAAGAGGGTGATGCTAAGTCGGCTTATACAAATCCTAAAATAAGTGGTTACCTTACAGATTTAGATAAAGGTTCGAAAGAATTACAAACTCAATTGGATTCACTGCCTGATGGTTCGGATACTAATGGTCAGTTACAAAAACTTATCAACGACTTAAGTCGCAAAGAAACTGAATTTGATTCACAATTAACATCATTAATTAATGATTTAGATGATTTAATTAAACTAAGGGACGTCTTAATTGAGTCATTAGCCACTTTAGGTGATGTATCAGGTTTTGGAGCTTATATGCCAATTAATGACACTAACTTTGATTGTTGGGCTTTAAGTCAATTAGAAGACAGGATTGAAGAGTGTTGTGCTGAAGACGTAAAAGGTGAATGTGCTAGTGAAAAATATGCTAGCTATAAAAAACAAGCTCTTGAATATGAAGAACGTCAACAAGAAAATTTAGTTAGAGAGACTGAATTAAATAAAATTAATAATGAAATATCGGATAAAGAGAATCAATTAGCTGCATTAAAGGCAGAACTATTGAACTGTGAAAGTCAGGGTGCTGCGTTGGCATTATTGGAAGACCAAGACCCTTGTGATTTTTTAAAAGGCCAAATTGCTAAGTTGGAGGCTGAAATTAAAGCCCTTAAAGCCTCAGCGAAAAGCATTAGTGATGAAATTAAGGAATATAATGATTCGGGAGCTGAAGAATGGCTTAATAGGTTTATGCCAATTAATGAAGTTAATTTTGATTGTTGGACTGAGAATGAGTTAAAAATAAATTTAGAGGCTCAAATAACTAAAATTGTAGAAACAATTGGTTACGGTGATAGAGGTACTTGTTCTAGTGATAAATACAAGCTTTATCGAGATAAATTAAGCGATGCAGCTAATATTATTGAAAAACAGGGTATTATTGATGATTGTAAAGATAATATTGTAAGCTGGGAATCGACCATTTCAGATTATGAAGCTTTAATTGCGAAACTTAGTTCGCAAATTCCTGTTGATGTTAGTCAGATTGCAGTGTTAAAGTCTAATATTGATGAATTGAAAAAAGATATTAATTCATGTAAAGAAAACATCAATACAAACGAAAAGGAAATTAGAGGTTTACTTGAAAGTAGTGAATGGGCAGATATTACTGAAGTTAAAAGTTTCATATCAGCTTATGGTCCAGATAACGAAGTTAACTTTGATTGTTGGTCTGAGCAGCAGATTATAGATAAGGTTGGTTATGAGAATAGAGGTGAGTGTTCTAATGAAGCTTATGCTACTTATTTGGATGAAGCTAGGGAAGCTGAAGAAGCTAACGCAGCTTATGAAGCACAAAAAGCTGATTTAGAAAGAGCTGAAAATGAATTATCGGACAAACAGACTAGATTAGCTGAATTAAAGGCAAAACTAGTAGAGTTAGGCTGTAATGATGCTCAGAATAGTGATGGGTTGAAATTATTGCAAGAGCCAGACACTTGTGATGATATTATAGCTCAAATTCAGCTACTTGAGAATGAAATTAAGGCCGATAAAGAAAATATTAAGAGTTTAAATAATCAAATTAAGGAACATGAAGCTAGCGATGCTTATATTTTCAATGAAAGATACATGCCAGTTAATGAGGTTAACTTCATTTGTTGGGAAAACGACAACATTAAGGAACAATTAGATAGAGTTGAATCTAAAATAGATGAATGTTGTCAAACATCTATGGCATACGATTTTGAAAGCGCCTTAACTGAGCTTAGAGGTAAGGAAGGTAAGGGTGATGCTAATATAGTAGTTGGTAAATTCCCTAAAGTTTATGAAGCTTTTGAAGCTAACCCTAAATTTATTATGGGTGATTATGATGAACTTGTAGATATAAATAGTTCATTAGAGTCAAATAAAGATATTATAGTTTCGATGATTGGTAATGATGCCAATTTAATTGAGAGTTTTAATAATACAAAAGTAGTTACTGAAACATTAATGGCTGAAGTTATAAAAACGAAAGATGAAACTATTAATGGACTTAATGGAAAAATTGCTTTATATCAATCACAAATTAAAGCGTTAAAAGATTCAGGTGGAAAGTTAAATACTGATAATATAGAAGACCACGTTAAGTCTATAGAAGCTGAAAGAACCTCCAAAAATAAGTTATATGAATATATGACCACTAATTTACAAACGTTCAAAAGTGCTATTAGTGACATTTTAGATGCTTATGAGGCTACAAAAAAAGTAGGTTAAATAGAATTATTTAAATGAATAGTAATTTAATATTAAGAGTACTTAACAGTCCTTGGATAACACCAGAGCCCGATATTACTAAGGGTTCTGTGTTATCTCATGACGATGTAGATAATAACTTTATTTATTTAAAGGGTGAGGTGGTATATACAGCTCAAACTTTAGGTAGCACCATAACACTTAAGAAAATAAATGGTAATGATATATCGTTTGATATTGGTGGTTCTGGGGGTAGTGGAGTTTATTGGACTTCTGGTTCCACTGGTAATGGCTCAATAAGGGTTGTTAATGGAGGTACTACTGATTCTGAGGGTGATTATAGTTTGGTCACTGGTTTTGATAATTTAATTAGTTCTTTAGGTGGTATTGATTCAGCTGATAATTCTTCAATAATAGGTGGTAATCAAAATACTTTAGATAGGAGTAACGATTCTTCAATAATTGGAGGTAATTTAAATTTTATTAGAAGAGATAATAAAAGGTCTTTAATATTAGGTGGTCATAAGAATCAAATGTTAGGGCTATATAATACATCAATTAGTGGTATAACTACTTCTGATAATTCTATTATTGGTGGTAGTGATAACACGGTGGCTAACTCTTCAAACAGTGGTATATTGGGTGGTTTAGATAATGTTATAGAATCTACTGAAGGAAACTTATTGATACAGGATACCATACAAAATTCACATATAATTGCTGGTAGAGATAATGTAATCTCACCATCACATATTGATTCTGTAATTCTTGGTGGTAGAGAAAACTCATTAGTTGGTAATAGAAGTAATCCACTTAATACTAATATTGATGGGATTGAGAATGGAATACTTGGTGGTTATCAAAATAAAATATCTTATGTTGGTAGAAACGGTATAGTTGGTGGTACTAACAACTTAATAAATGGTGAGGGTAACCCAACTAATAATGTTATTTGTGGTGGTGATAGTAATCATATTAAAGAACTTGCAAATATAAACTCATTTATTGCTGGTGGTGTTAATAACACCATAGATGCAGAATTATCTACCCCTTCTAGGTATTCACCTAATTCAGCAATAATAGCTGGTAGTGGTAATACAATATTCGCTGAAAGTACTGAAACAGACGGTAACATAGTAATAATAGGTGGTAATAATATTACCGCAACTAGTAAAAATACGGTATATGTTCCTAATTTAGAAGTGACTGGACAGGCTTATACACCTATTCATGATAATTTAACTGGTAGTACGTCATTCATTCCAGACTGGAATAATTCAAATGTACAAATATTAACTCTTAGTGGCAATACTAGTATTAGTGGTGGTATAGCTACAATGAAGGGTGGTTCATCGTATACCATGATAGTTAAGCAATCTAACGGTGGTTCTCATAGTATAACTTGGGATTCTACTTATAAGTGGGAAGATGGTTTGGCTCCAGACCTAACATCTGCTGATGGTTCAGTGGATATATTAACATTCATATGTGACGGAACTAATTTACACGGTTTAATAGCAAAAAACTTTCAATAGTGTATGGGATTTTTTACGCCATTTGTATATAGAAAGGGTGTTACTCAAGGTGGTGGGGGTAACCTACCAAATGGTTTTGACGTATTAGATGGTCATAATGCTATTATTTGGTTAGATAGTTCTATAGATGTATTTAATGATGCGTCTGGCACACTAGCTTCAACTGGACAAACAGCATATCAATGGAACGACCAAACGTCCTATAATAATCATGCTATACAATCTAATTCTAGTAATAGACCCACATACACAAGTGGTGGTACATGCATTAATGAAGGTAAAGTATTATACTTTGATAAAGATGAAAACGATTTTATGTCAGTTACTAATGACGCCTCTTTTAATACTTTATCTGGGTTAACGTTATTTATGTATTTTAATAAGAATGATTCTCAGGATTGGTTTACTTGCTGTGATGTAATTACCGAATATGCTGACGGTGAATTTACTTATCCAGCTTCACCTTTTGGGGGCTGGACCGTAGATTGTGTTGAGCAAAATGTTGATGAATCTTATCTCAGATTTTCATATAGCGACCCAGCCGAATCGTCACCTTATGGATATAATGAATTAAAAATTAGGACACCTAAATTGGATGACTCTGCTTCCAATGAATTTGAATTATATACATTTAGAGTTGGTGGTTCTGGGGGTACTGAACCCACACTTATTGAGTCTTGGATAAACACCACTTTTGAGGATAGCGAGTTGGGTGATGGTAGTGGTATCACTTATACTACAACTACTGAGCCTTTGAGTATTGGTGGTTCATCGGTTTCCACTAATAATCCGTCACCAGTTTCTTTTGGTAATTATATATTATATGATGGTCCATTAAGTAATTCAGCTGTCACTAAAGTTCAAAATTATATTATTAACAGATGTTGGGGTGATAGTCCTACACCACCTAGTGGTGATTTATTATTAGACTTGGACCCGACAAAGGGTGTTTATAGTGATGATGGTGTAACTTTTGCTTCTGACGGCTCTGATGTTTATAGGTGGGACGACCAAAGTAGTTATAATAATAATGCCATAACTAATAGAGTTATTTATGATAGTGGTTCTACTGACCCCACATTTAATGTTTTCGGTAATGCTGGTAAGCCAAATGTATTCATGTCCTGGTTTAATGATGAGACATTTGTTGTTGATAATTCTGATGCAGATTTTGATGTTCAAGAATTAACTATGATTGCTGTTGTTGAACCTTATCAAACTAACCCAGGTTCTGGGGCCCCGTTAATATCAAATAACTGTACTTTTGGAGGTTCGGGTGTTAATGGTTATACTATTGAAGTTATAGGTACTTCTGGTAATAGGAAGTGGGCTGTTTGGATGCAAGGAACTGGCGTTAATGATAACTTCGGTAATGAACCAGCTTATACGGGTGGCACACCACAAATAGTAACTTGGAGGTTTAGTGCTGGAACAATTGGTCAGCAATATGTTCAAATAAATAATGAAGTTAAAATGTCTGGAGATGCTGAGACTAGTATTAATTTTGGATTACCTAGTGATTTGTTAATTAATAGTAGATTTAATGCTGCTGTAGCTAATTGTGATGAGACTAATTTATCCCCAAACTTGGGTATGTATGTCTATAGATTAATGATTTATGGTGAATACCTGGATGATGCAACTATAAATAGTTTTATATCGGATTTAAATGATTTCCATGATATTTATTAATAAATAATAAAAAGTATAAAAACAAAAACATGTCTTCTAACAATAATTTAATTTTAAGAGTACTTAATAGTCCTTGGACTGAATACAGCCCTTTGGATGTTAAACTAATGAGTAAAGTAGAGTTTACGAATGTAGATTATCCATTTTATAAATCATTAGATAATAACTTTATTTATTTAAAGGGTGAGATAATACATGAGGCTGAAAATCTTGATGGTACTGTAACGCTTAAGAAAATAAATGGTAATGATATATCGTTCGATATTGGTTCTAGTAATGGTGATGCTACTGGGCCAATTACTGTTGAAGGTAATTTAGAGTTACAGGGTACATCACCAGCTACTACATCTCAAGCTATATATGGTATTAATGTTATAACTGGTGCCACAGAATCAGCTTTAGCTACAAAGCTACCAAGCCCTACTACGGGTAGACATACTATTTTTGTTAATAATTCAGACATACCAATACTAGTTTTTCCATCAGATACTGGTGGTGAGATTAATGGTGTTGTAGATGGTGTGGCAATAATACCAAATGATGGTATAGCTTATACTTTTTATTGTATTGAAAATCCTACACCAGGTGCGTGGACTTGGACTGCACCAGCGATAGGTAATTTAAGTCACAGTGAAATTTCAATTAATCACACCAATGGTGCTCAATCTATAGAGTGGAATAATGGTCAACAAGGTGTGTCAAACGACACTTCTCCCGTTTCAGTTGGTATGGCGGGTGATGGTAGTATAATGCTAGATGGTAGTTGGAATACAAATAATTTCCCAGTTTGGGTTCATAAACTGAAAGTATATACTAATATTAAATGGGATGATATAGGGCCTAATCAAAATGATAAGATACAAGTTGGTTTCAAACAAGGTTATAAAAGTGCTTCGAATAGTACAAGTCATGGTGTTAGAGCTACTGCGGTTTTTCAAGGTACTCAAGCTTCTCACCATCCTGATATTCAAGAAGTTTCAAGCGGTGTATCTGGGAATAATGTGGGTGACCTTGGCACTCTTTATATGGAAATACCTACCACTTACAATTTTCCACTATATAATATAATAGGTAATCAATGTGTCACAACACCAATTGCTCTTGGTAACGAGATTTGTCAAAGTAATGGTTTTTATACATTTGAAATGGTTGTGAATGCAAATGTGATATCAAAGGAATATAAGTTTCAGTGGTTTATAGAGTACTCTTAATATTTATTAATAAAGGGAAGATATGGATTTTTACATTAACAAAGGGGCAACATTACCAATACTTAAAATGGAATTAATTAAAGATGGTAGATATACTTACAAAGAATTTCATGATATGTTACAGAATAGTGATATATATTTCTGTATGACAGATGTTGTAACTGGTGTTAAAAAGATTGGTAAAAAACCAGCAGAATGTATTTTAAAATCAGAATATAATGGTTGTGGCGATGATGAATACTATATTGGTTATCGATTTACTAGTAAAGACACTAATAAGCCAGGTAGGTATGTTGGTAAATTCATAATTGAGTTTTTAGATGGTACTGTACACCCAGAAGGTACTCTTATAGTTCCAATAAGAGAGGAATTATTCATTAATGTATTAGACGGTTCAATAAAAAAGTAACACAAATAGTTGCTTGTTTGATTCAAAACAATTATCTTTATTAATCTTTTTACAAAAAGATTAAAAAATCTTTTAACTAAAAAATTTGTTTTACTATTTTTAATTCATTATATTTGGCGAAAAATATATAATATGAATAATACAGTTGGCTTTGAAGTAATCGAGCAATTCCTAGAAGGTAGAGACCCCCAAAAATATATAGTAGCAATTGAGAGCTCTTATAGAGACAACACAGTTGATTTAATAATTAATGACCCGACAGATGGTAAACGAATCGAAAAGCACTCATATAAACCGTTTGTTTGGTTGAAGCATGAGGTTTCACTTTTATTGTATGGTGGTAAGACTAGTTTGATAAAAGAGGCTATGTCTAAATATAAGGTTAAAATAAAAAAACTTATAGTTGAGGATGGTGATGGTAATGTTCCAGAAAGACTAGATAATGGTTATAAGTTTATGGCAATATGTGATGGTAGTTATTCTAATTTAATAAACTTTTTTAGGGAAGGTGGTGTCGATTTATATAGTAAGGATAATATAAATCCTTCAGATAAAAATTCACCAACATTTAGAAGTTTATTTGTTGCATTTTCACCTGACGAACAATTTTTAATACAAAGTGGTAAGAGATTGTTTAAGGGTATGGATGAATATAATGATTTACATAGATTTCAGTTTGACCTTGAGACTGAAGGTTTAGATGCATCAGTAGATGCTATATTCCAAATAGGTATTAGAGACAATAGGGGTTATGAAGAGGTTTTGGAGACTAGGGGTAATAATGAAAAAGAAAAAAGAGATTCGGAAAGGAATAACATTATTAGATTTTTTCATATAATAGATGAAAGATTGCCAGATTTAATAACAGCTTATAATGATGCAAATTTTGATTGGCCTTTTATTAAAAGAAGATGTGAGAGACTTGGTATAGATATAGTAAATATAGCTAAAACACTAAACCCTAATAAAAAAATTAGGTGGAAGGATACTATGCTTAAATTGGGCGGTGAGACTGAATTTTTTGAGCAAACTTTGATGTGGGGGTATAATGTATTGGACATTTCTCACTCTGTTCGTAGGGCCCAAGCAATTAATTCAGATATAAAATCATGGTCACTTAAATATATTACACAATTTTCTGGTGTAGCAAAAAAGAATAGGGTTTATGTTCCTGGGGATATACTAAACAAAACGTGGCTAGATACCTCTGATTACGCTTTTAATGATGTTAATGGTGATTGGTATAGGATTAGTGAAGATAAGCCATTAGATGAAGGTTATGTGGTTGTTAAGGGTGATTATATAATCAGGAGGTACTTGCTTGATGACCTTTGGGAAACCGACCAAGTAGATGCTATATACAATCAGGCAGCATATTTAATTGCTAAATTATTACCAACATCATATATGCGTTCATCTACAATGGGTACCGCTGGGCAATGGAAGTTGATTATGGCTGCTTGGTCTTACGAAAACGGATTAGGTATACCAGCATTAGAAAAGAAGAGGGAGTTCACAGGTGGTCTTTCTAGACTGCTTGAGGTTGGCTACGCTAGAGATGTGGCTAAACTTGACTTTGCTGCACTATACCCTAAAACTCAATTAACTCATGATATATTCCCTAGTTTAGACATATCTGGGGTTATGAAGGGTCTTTTAACTTACGTTGTTGATAAGAGGGATGAGTTTAAATTTAAAACTGGTGAGGAAAAGACTGTAGCTAAAGATTTACAGAAAAAGTTAGATGATAATTTACATAGACTTACACCAGACAGGGTGGCTAATGCTAATAGGATGATTAGTGAGCATAAAAAACTTTCATCTGATTATGACAAAAAACAATTACCACTTAAAATATTGGCTAATTCATTTTTTGGTGCATATGGGGCTCCTTATATATTTAATTGGGGGGATAGTGATTGTGCTGAAGAAACAACTTGTAGGGGTAGGCAGTATTTGAGACTTATGGTTAAACATTTTTATGAGACTCATGGTTTCAGACCCTTAGTGGGTGATACTGATGGGTTTAACTTTGCCATGCCAGAAAATATAAACGAAATTAAATATTTAGTCAAGGGCAGTCATTGGAAAACTAAGAAGTATGAGCCAGGTACTGAACTAATTGGGTTAGATGCTGTTTTAGCTGATTTTAATGAAAGATATATGATTGGTAGGATGGGGTTAGACATAGATGATGTTTGTAATTCAACAATTAACTTTGCTAGAAAAAACTATGCTAACGACATTGATGGTAAAATAAAGTTGGTTGGTAACTCTATTAAATCTAAAGCCATGCCCGTTTATATTGAAGAGTTTTTAAATAAAGCTATTAGACTTCTTTTAGATGGTAAGGGTTACGAGTTTATTCAATGGTATTACGATTATGTAAATAAAATTTATAATTATGAAATACCTGTAGCTAAAATAGCTTCAAAGTCAAAGGTTAAATTAACACCTAACAATTATAAAAATGTTTACTGTAGACAAAAAAATAAAGCTGGTAATCTTAAGTCTAGACAAGCACACATGGAACTAATATTAAAACATGATTTAAATGTTAATTTAGGTGATGTTATTTATTACGTTAATACTGGTACCGCTAAAAGTCATGCTGATATAAAAACAATTAAAGATAAAAAAACTAAGCAAGTATCTGAGGTTTTATTTAATTGTAAGTTAGTCCCTATAGATGAAATAGAAAATAATCCAGATTATACTACGGATGAATATAATGTTGCTAAGTACTTAGATTCTTTTAACAAGAGAATTAAACCTCTTCTAGTTTGTTTTAGTCCAGAAATTAGAAATGAAATTATTATTGATGTGTATAAAGATAAAAAGACTAAACTACTTAAATTAAATGAAAGAAACGCATTCACTAGGAAAGAATGTGAATTAGTCGCTGGAAAACCTTTCGAGGATACGGACCAAGATTCATATGATGCACTTATGACTTTAGAAGATAAAGAGATTAGATTCTGGGATTCTGTTAACAAAACTCCTAATAATATGGAAGAAGACGAGTGGGCTTTAATTAGGTCAGATTATAATGAAAGGAAGAGAATAGAAAGAATTGAAGGTATTAGTAATGAAAAAAATCTTGTAAATGATATTTGTATGAGATTGGAAGTTGATGATTATAATTTAATGAAAAATGAGAATAAGTTACCAAATGAAATATTATCTTTCTGTGATTTATTTGAAATTGATGGTAGATTTGTTTTAATATCTAATAAATGGGGTGTTGAATTACATGACAGTTCTATTTTACTAAAATATGAGCCTCAAGCAAATGAAAGACAAATTTATTATAATACTTTGGTTGAAGATGTTGATGATAGGTATCAACAGTGGATTGATTATAAAGAATCGTTGAAAGATGTGAACACAACAAAAGATGTTATTAACGATGTAAATGGTTTAGAGGCAAATATGATTAAATTATTAGAGGATAACTATTGGGAGGTAGGTTATGATGGGTCATGGATTAGAAAAGACTGGGATTATAACAAAATTGGTAGTTTTACTTTGGAAGAAGCTTATAAAGCTGAGATGAGTTATCAAAACGATTTAAATAAAGCTAAGAATCAAAAATCAGATGATTTAATTATGAAATTTAAAGATGATTAAAATAAAATAGGGCTAAACAAAGCCCTTTTTTTATAATTACTTTAAGTAGAACCCTAATGGTCTAAACTTTAAATGTTTATTTAAAAACTCAGCTTCATTAGCAGCTCTTTCCATTTGTTTAGTAGATGATAATCTATCAAGTCTGGCGTCAAGTCTCTCTAATACAGATTTTCTTTCATCATTACCTTCACTTAATAATGACTCATAATCCATTGTTCTTTCAGCTTCTGGTGGCCCTACTACTCCACCAAATTTACCTCTTGTTCTACCTAAAGCCCTTTTAGCTTCAGATATAAATAGTTGCCTAACAAGTGTTTTTGTTGGTTCATTGAAATCTGAAAAATCTAATTTAGATAATGGTACATCGTTTGGTAATTTAATAATATCTGGATTATCTCTTCTACAATCATCAACGTTTGATGGGTTTGTGTCATAATAGAAATACCAAGCCTGACACCCAGTTATATTTATTGAGCTACCTGGACCACCTATACCGTGACCGAATGTAAATTTAGAACCTGGTGTGGATAGTAAGTGTAATAATCTAGTTCCATTTGGCCCAGCTGTTAATTTATAAACCAGTTCACTTCTTAATAACCTATTCTTTAAATTTAAGTCACTAGCTGTTAGTAAGATATCAAAGGCTGGTGCGATATAATAACCACCATAACCACCAAATCCGTAACCGTTACCACCACCACCTACGCCACCTAGCTGTCCGTATCCACCAGCGAATCCATAATCTAAACCAGCATAGTTAGCAAACAATGCCGCTTGTGTTGTTGGAGGTGTTATCCATAATACTTCGTTTACTTCTCTACCAGCTGGTATTTCATAAACTTGTCTGCCAGCTTCTAGGGTTACATAATCTTTTTTTAATTCCCATGGCCCCCTTGTTTGTAGTCCAACTTGTTTTGAGTATGCGTATGTGTATTGTGTCGTCAAATCAAAATCTCTAACACTTAAGGCAAATGCCATGTCAGTACTATCGATACTTTGACCTAATAATGATTGCCATTGGTGTTCTATGAGCCACTCTTGGACATATTGTGCGTAGTCTTCAATTGCAATGTCTAGCAGTGTGCAAAGCATGTCGTCAGTTAATTCAATCTGACGCAATGGTGCACCCATTGAAACTCTAAATTGTTCAAATATTCTATTCTTATCTTCGTTACTAATTGGCATAATATTATGATTTATATATAAATATTAAGAAATTAGGTAATCTTTTATTTTTCTTCAGATAAGAATTTTTTAGTTAAATCAAATGCTTCATCAATACTCTTAAAACTAATTTCTGGGGATAATAATACTTTTTTAACTAGAATTATCGGTACATTTTCAGTTTTACCTAATTCCATTATTTTTTCAACTTCTTTAGTATGTTCTTTTAATTCAATATCTACATAGATATAATCAATCCCACCCTCATCAAATTTAGTTCTAATTTCTTTACAGTATGGACAGTTTTCAAATCCATATAATCTTACATTATTCATAATCTTCTATTATTTCATTTAACATCTGGTCTATAACTTCTTCTTCATTGAAGTCTACTTGACCCATTATAGTGTTTATTATATTTTGTTTTCTTTTTAGCGTGCCCCATATTCTTATTGATATAGTATCTTCAAATAATTGGTAGTATACAGTTACATTATTTTTTTGACCTATCCTATAACTTCTATCCTCCGCTTGTTCATTATTACCTGGAACCCAGTCAAATGAATTAAAAATAACATGAGTGGCTTCGGTTAATGTAATACCAACCCCAGCTGATATTATATTACCAATAAATACTGTAGTTTTACTAGACTGTTGAAATTTATCAATTGACTTTTGTTTTTCTTTATCGCTCATTGAGCCATGGTGTATTACACATTTATTACCAAAGTAATTTTCCAACTCCATTAATTCGTCTGTAAATGTACAAAATATAATTACCTTGTGACCTTGTTCTAATACCTCCTCAGCTTGCTCTATAGTTTTTGGTATTGCTTCCATAGCCACATATTTTCTAAGTAACCCTAATTCTACCAAATCCCTTTCGGGTTCACCTCTTTTTTTCTTAGCTCTTCTTTCTTCTAAATATTCTTCCCATAAATTATCATAATTTGACCATTGTTTTTTATTAAATTTATGATATAACGGAACTATATTTTTTTCTGGCATATCACCTATCTCGGTTTTAAGTCTTCTTAGGTATATGTGTTTTGTTTTCATGGCTAATTCTTCTAAATTGGTTGCTCCGTTAGTTAACCAAATTCTTTTTTGTCTACCGTTTTTAAGTGTGGTAGTTATTTGTCTACCTTCACAATATCTTAGGACAAAGTGTTTCCAATTATCAGCTATTGGTGATTTTATTAGTTTTAATAAATTATAGTAATCCATAGGTCTATTAGCTACTGGGGTTCCACTTAATAACCATACTTTTTTATCACCATAATTAGTACATATATCTTTCATTATAGCACCCCTATTACTGTTCGGGTTTTTTAATTTATGTGCTTCGTCAATTATTATTAAGTCAAACTTTGCTTTAACTAATTCTTGACTGTCCCAACAAATATCTTCTTCTCTAATGTTTTTTCCAGGTATTTCATGAAAGTTTTTAAGTATGTCGTAATTTATTATAGTAAATTTAGCATCTTTCCACCTCTTACCATCAATTATTGCGGTATCATTTTCTTTAAAATATTGTATCTCTCTCTCCCAGTTAATTTTAACCGAAGATGGACACACTATTAATATTTTTTTTGCGTTACATTCTATTGCCGATATAACGCTCATCATTGTTTTACCTAAGCCCATGTCATCTGCTAACAAACATCCGTCATTTGTTAGTAGGAATTTAATACCTTTCTTTTGGTGTTCGTATGGGGTTCTACCTATGGTTCCGTCACTTAGCGTGAATTGGTCTAATTTTTTATATTTATCAAAATCAACTTCAATATCAATTTCTTTATGAAATGGGTCGTCAAGAACTTGTGTTTTTGGTACAAAATACATTTCAGATTTATCTTGATTTCTCTTTAATTTACCATATATATGATATGTTTTTTCACTCTCGGCCAAGACATATTCAAATAATATTTTTTCTGGTGTAAATGATAGGTTGTAGTTTTTTTTGAGTTCTTCACCTAAATATGAAGTTATTGGTATAATTTTATTTACGTGGATGGGTTCTTTATCATGATTGTTAACTATATACTTTGTTTGATTGGCGGTTAGTTTTAACTTACCAGACTTACCAAGTTTTAGTTTCAATTTCTTTAAATACGGGTTCTTCCCGTTGTAATTTTCAAGAATAGTAATAGCCGAACGTCCTTTTATGTCATCCAAATTAATCAATGTTAATAATATTTAACAATATTGTTATAAGTTAAATATAAGTATTTTTTTATAAAAAATCAATACTTTACTGATTATTCTTTGTTTCTAAATATTTATCTAAAAAGATATTACAACGCCAATAAAATTAATTAACTATGCCAAAGAAAAATGTACCTATCAATAGAGTTAACAAATTTTTTTCAGAAGAAGATTTCAACCTAGAAGTTTCTTTTGGTAGAGAGGCTGTTGAGGGGGATGGTAATTTTGTTGTTGTTTTATACAGAGTTGACAGAGAAAGAACGGAATCCGATGACTTATATGGTGAAGCCGTTAAAGATGGTATTAAGTTTTTTCCACCAGTAGAGCTTCGTGTGGTACCCATTATGAATGAACCCGATAACAAAGCTTACAATAGTGGTGCTGGTTCAGTTAGGTATTTACAAGATGGACAACTCACTTTTGGTATTTATGATGCTCAACTAGAAGAGCTGGGTGTTGAACTTAGTTATGGTGATTATATAGGGTATCAAGTTAGTGAAACTGATGTAAGATATTTTTCAGTTACTAATGATGGGGTTAAAAATTATGATAATAAACACACGATTATGGGTTATAAAGGTGCTTTTAGAACTATCCTTTGTGCTAGTGTTGAAGAAGATGAATTTAGAGGATTATAAAATATAATATTATGGGATTACCTAAGGGATTTAGAAAAAATTTAAACTTTATCGAAAAAAAAGTTGGGCCTGAAAGGAGACAAGAGCTTCTAGATGAAATAACTAAGAATGGTACTTTTTTACCTAGGGGTGTTATGTATGAGGACATGGATAAAGCGTTCATTAAGTTTGTCGAAGATGAATTAAATTTAGTTCTAGGCGGTGATAAAGTACCTGTTTTATTCTTAACTCTACAGAGGTGGTCTGAGTTTTCTAAAACTTGGCAACATTCTGATAAATATAAAAATATTAAAATGCCTTTCATAACTATCGTTAGGCAACCAAACCCACAGGTAGGTAAGAACCAGGCTGGTTTGTATAATATACCTGGTAGGAATACCTATACTTATATGAAAGTACCTACATTTGAAGGTGGTAGAAGAGGGATTGATGTTTATAAGATACCTCAACCAACTTCTGTTGATATTAATTATGAAGTTAGGTTATTCTGTAATAGGATGAGGGATTTAAATAAATTTAATGTATCTATTCAAAGGGCTTTCAATGCTATACAGCACTATATTAGGGTAAATGAACATCCAATGCCTTTATTGTTAGAAAATATTGGTGATGAGTCAAATATAGATGACTTTGAAAATAAAAGATTTTATGTTCAACCATTCGATATTAGATTACAAGGTTATGTTTTAGATGAAAATGATTTTAAAGTCATACCAGCGATTAACAGAGCTTTAGCTATGATGGAAATTGAGGATAAGAAAGCTAAACCCAAATTAATGGTTAATAACAGTGCTATAGACGGTTCTGTTACTTATAATGTGATATTTAAACCTAACTCTGAGACTGATTTCACATTTAGTTCTGATTTTGATATTAAATTTACACAAATACTTAATATAGAGAGCGTTGATAACATAATTATAAAGGTTAATGGCGTTGAGAAGTTCAACGGTATAGATTTTGTCGACCCAGTAGTTGTTAATACTGGTGATGAAATATTTATAGAAATAAATAAAAATTTATTAGCAACGGGTAAATTTACCCTAATAGGAAATATATTATAATATGGCTTGTAATTGTAGCACACCTAATGTAAATAAAACGTTCATTATAGAACAGGTTGACGAGACACCAGTTTTTAGTGCTTGTACGTCTATATTCACAGATATGGTAAAAAGTTGTAGTGGTGATGCTACTATGACAATGGGAACTGGTTTAGTTACCTTTAATAGTAACGTTGATGGGATTGATTCATTAACAGCAAACACTGTAGAGGCTACCACTTATTTATCTGGTGGAACCAATATTTTAAATATTGTAAATGGTAATGATACATATATTACTAGTGCGGAATTAACTGGTACAACTTTAGACCTTAATAGAAATGATAGTGTAAAAGTATCTGTAGATTTAAACCCGATAGTAAGTGGTAAAACTGATTTAACTTTATTTAGTGCTTACACTAGCACAACTGAAACTATATTGAATAATAAGATTGAAAATGGTCTTAATTTTGGTGGGGCTAATGAAGTTTTTAGTGCTAAGTCAGGAACAGATTTATATTTCAGAACAATTACTGGTGGTAGTAACACAAACGTAATTGTAGACGGTGACGTTATAAAGATTAATAGTAGTGGTTCTTCTTCAGATAAATTTGGTTCGATATACTTTGTTTCTTCGGACGGAGATGATTCTGTTGCAGAAAAAGGTAATATATTAAAGCCCTGGGCTAATATAGCTTCGGCTAGAGACCAAGCAATTTTAGATGCTGATACATCACCTTTAATATATGTTTATCCAGGTGTTTATGGTGGGTCTAATTTTCAATACAATGGTGCGTATTTTTTTACACCTGGTGTAACTCTAACTTCGGTTACACAATATCATGGAACTAGTGGTTTGGTTTCAATTAATCAAGGTTCTAAAACTTTTACAACTCCAGGTAACTTTGATTATCATTTTATTCCTGGAAAAAAAATATTAATAATAGATAGTAGTTCTGGTAATAATGGATTATATACGGTTGTTAGTGCTTCTAATAATGGGTCTAACACTGATGTTGTTGTACAGGAACCTATACCTAGTCCCACGGTTAGTGGTAGGTTAACAGATGTCCAACCTATTTTTCAGTTTGGGGATTCTGGGGAGCCTTTACTTGATGGTGTTGTAACTAATAAATGTAGGGTTTATGGTGAATTAATTGCTGATATAGCTAAAACAATTGATGATGATTGGTCTGGAGGGTTTGTTAATTCTTATGAAAATGCTGATTCTTATATAGAGGTTCATAGTATTACTGTTGAGAAAGGTATAGGTCTATTTCAAGTAAGTAACTCTAAGTTAACACTTAAGGGTGAATTTTTTGATATTACTGATGAGGGTTACGCTATGACTTTTAGAGATAGTTCTGAGTCCGTTTTGAATTTCCAAAAAATAAACATTAGTAGTAATGCAGCATATGGCGTATTTGTTAGGAATGGAGTTGTTTCTGGGTTTAACGGTAAGCTTTTGATTGAGGCTGAAGAAATAGTTCGTTCTGGTTCTGGGGACTTATTGGTGTTTAATTCTGTAATTGATGGTGCTAAGGTTTGGATAGAGTCTCCTAATATAAATCATTCTGGTTCTGGTAAAGCAATATTCAATGTTTTTGCTGGTTCTGGTGGTGAGATTAAAATAAATGGTAATATTTCAGCTACTAAAGCTATTGATTGTTTTGGTAATTCTGGCGGTATTTTAAAGATAACTGGGGATTTAATAAGTAATGGGTCTACAACTAATTTTATTAATCACCCTAATGGTGGGTTATATGTGAATGGTGACATATATCAAGATAGTAATCTTAATGATGTTACAAATATGGTTAACCAAACTGGTGGGGACTTAAGGTTAAATGGTAAAATAACTAATTTAACTTCTGGTGGTTGTGCGATAAATAAGAGTGGTGGTAATTTATATTTAGATTCTGTTACATTAGAGACTTTAAATAATTTTACTATAAATGCAACTAATTCTCAGGTTGTAAATATAAATAATTCTTTAAAAATAAATAAAGAACTCAACCCTAACATTACAACTAATGGGTTATTTAACTTTACTGGTACAACAAATGTCAGTGATTTAGTAATAACTAATGAACCCGATAATGATGATTCATTAACTCAAATTTTAGGTAGAAACTCATCCAATGGTAATATTGAATATAGAGATGTCGATAGTATTACAAGTTCTATTAATACGGCATTTACAGCTCACACTGGTAATACTGACAATCCTCATAGTACATCATTTAGTAATTTAATCTCAACTGCCCATACACATACAATTAGTAATATAATTGATTTACAGTCTGAATTAAATAGTAAAACTGATAATATATCGTTTACAGCTCACACTGGTGACACAAGCAACCCACACAGCACGTCATTTAGTAATTTAATCTCAACTGCACATACACATACAATTAGTAACATAACTAACTTACAAACAGAATTAAATAATAAGGTTGATAATTTGGCCTTTACAACACACACTGGTGATACGGCAATACATTACACTAAAAATAGTATTAACTTAAGTGAATTGGGTAATACGGCACATACACATAGTATTGTTGAAATAACTAATTTACAAACAGAATTAAATAGTAAAACTGACAATACATCCTTCACAACACACACTGGTGACACAACAATACATTACACTAAAGGTAGTATTAACTTAAGTGATTTAGGTAATACGGCACATACCCATAACATAAGTGAAATAACTAATTTACAGTCTGAATTAAATAATAAAACTAACAATACGGCATTTACAGCTCACACTGGTGACACAACAATACACTATACTAAAAATAGTATTAACTTAAGTGATTTAGGTAATACAGCACATACGCATAACATAAGTGAAATAACTAATTTACAGTCTGAATTAAATAGTAAAACTGATAATATATCGTTTACAGCTCACACTGGTAATACTGACAATCCTCATAGTACATCATTTAGTAATTTAACATCTACTGCACACACGCATAACATAAGTGAAATAACTAATTTACAGTCTGAATTAAATAATATTATAAGTAGTGGTTCTGCTAATTCGGTAACACAGGAACTAATATTCACAAATACAACTGGTGGTACATTTAGTGTAACAAATGCCGCAGCATTATTTACTGATAATGATATTAATGTAACTGGTGGTGTATATAACACATCAACTGGATGTGTGACATTCAGCACAAATAGCGGTAGTACGTTCGATGTATGTGGGTTTGTAACTGGTATTACTGATACATTTGTTACAGGTGGTACATTATCAGGGACTAATTTAGATTTAAGTAGAAGTAATGGTACTAATGCTAGTTCTATTGATTTATCTTCTTTAATAAGTGGTAAAGCAGATGATATAGCCTTTACAACACACACTGGTGATACAACAATACACTATACCAAAAATAGTATTAACTTAAGTGAATTAGGTAATACGGCACATACACATAATATATCAGAAATTAATAATTTAAGTGTTAATCTGGATAATAAGTTTGATAAGAGTGGTGGTACAATAAATGGTGACTTAACAGTAACTGGTGATACGGTAATCAATGGTAAATTAACTGTTGATAATCAAATATTTTTTAAGGGTTCGCCAATAACTTTTGGTAATTCAACGGCAGATTCAATAGACTTTACTGGTAGGATAAATGGGGATTTTATCCCTGTTTGGGATAACAATTCTAGTATTGGTAAACCAATTACATCAACTCCACAAAAATACTGGAAAAATCTTTATGTACATAATATTACTGGTGGAACCTTAAATTTATTTAGTGGTCTTACTACTAACAATAGTGGTACTGAAATATTAGTTAGAAATAGTTCAACTGGTCAGATTGAAAAGAGGGATATAAGTTCTATTACTGGTTCCACTAACACGGTTTGGACCGTTGGTTCTGGGGGTACTTTTTCAATAAAAGCTGATAATAATTCAACTACTGAATCAACTGGTAATTATTCTGTTGCCAGTGGGTTTAACACACTAGCAAGTGGAGTGGCTTCAAATGCTGAGGGTGCTAACACAAAGGCAATTGCCGATTACTCACATTCAGAAGGTTTATCTACGACTGCTAGTGGTAGTAATTCTCATGCTGAAGGAAGTGGTACGTTTGCGATGGGTACTAACTCACATTCAGAAGGTGAGGGTAGTATGGCTTCTGGTGAGTCTTCACATGCTGAGGGTCTTGCAACAACTGCGAGTGGTAGTGCTTCTCATTCGGAAGGTGATGGAACAACTGCGAGTGGTAGTGCTTCTCATTCGGAAGGTCTTGGAACTACTTCTAGTGGTAATAATTCTCATGCTGGGGGAAAAAATTCAAAATCTGTTGGTGATACTTCTTTCATACATTCAGATGGGTCAATAGTTACTGGTAACAGGTCTGTAGTATTGGGTGGTCAAAATATTACTGGGGCAACGGACGATACGGTTTATGTACCTAAATTAAATATTAATAGTGTTGGCTCCACGACTCCAACGGAAAATTTAGGTGTTGATGTTGATGGGAATGTGGTGTCTGTAGATTTAAATCCATTATTTACTGGTAAAACTGATAATATAGTTTTTACAGCACACACTGGTGACACAACAATACACTATACTAAGGGTAGTATTAACTTAAGTGAATTAGGTAATACAGCACATACCCATAACATAAGTGAAATAATTGATTTACAAACAGAATTAAATAGTAAGTTTGATAAGAGTGGTGGTACAATAAATGGTCATTTAATAGTTGAACCTAGTGATAGTGGTTATACATCTGGAACTACTTTTTACCTAACTGAAGATTCGTTTAATTTAAGAGTGGCATCTCAAGAAGACACCTCGTATAGTAAAGTTAAAATTGGTCTTTTCAGTGGATATACTAATACGGCAGATACCTCTTTTACAACATTTTTTACTGCTAAAGAAAGTGGTTCTACAGCTGTTTTAGGTAGTGAAATCAATGGGAATACAATAATAAAGGGGACTAATAGTATTGAAATGACCACCAATGATTTTACACTGACTAGTGGTCTGGGCGGTGTGGTTAATATTGGGTATTATGGTCTTCCTTCTATGTTTCCATCTTCTACTATTAATATAGGTAATGATGCGAATAACACTGATTTAAATATTTTAGTTAACACTGTTAATATTACTGGAGATACAGTAATTGATGGTAATTTAAAGGTTACTGGTGATACTGTATTAGAGAATAGTGTTACGGCAAAAACTATTAATATAACCTCACAGCCTACTCTTAATAATTCTGCTACAGATATATTAGTTAGAAACAGTGGTACAGGTGATATAGAATATAGACCAGTTAGTGGAATTACACCAGATACAAATACATTTATTACTGGTGGTACGTTCTCATCTGAAACATTGACTCTTGGTAGAAACGATGGTAATTCTGTTATTGTTACTGGATTTACTTCTGGTAGTGGGGAAATAAACACGGCATCTAATTTGGGTTCTGGTACTGGATTATTCTTTCAAAAGAGTGGTGTTGACTTAGAATTTAAATCTATAACATCTACTGGTGGTACGGTAACAATTACAAATGATTCAACGACTATAAATGTTGAGGCTGCTGGTGGAAACTCTGGAGTTAGTGACGCAAATAAAATATTTAGTTGGTTTATGACTGTTTAAAATAATTTAAATTAAAATAAAAGAAAATAATGGGTATTAGAGGAAATAGTGGTTTTATTGGTTTGGATTTAAGGACTGGTTCATCTACTGGTGACACTAAGGGTATTGTTGGTAGAAAACAACATTTTTTAGAAAGAACTGATGGGCGATATGACCCTCCAAAGATTATCACCACTGGTTCCACGCAAATTGGTAATGGTACTACTGACCAAGAGCATTGTCCAACATACGGATTTTATGATTTTGGATGGTCTGGTATAATTTACACGTCTTCTGAGATGTCTGTAGATTTTACTGGACCTAAAACTATTACTGATTTGGTTTTTGATTACGGATACCTTAATAGTAGTGGAAATGATGCATTTGATGACCTTAGGGTTTTCTGTGGTCACTATAATGCTGACACATTCCCAAGTTCTCCAGATGAGGATATAGAGGACTATACTGGTATTACAGATTGGACTCAATGTACTAATAATGGCTATGTTTGGTCTCCAGAAACTGTTGGTTTTAATTACAGTGAAAGAATAACATTTGACACACCATTTGAATATAATGGGACTGATAGACTTGTAATTAAAATAGAACAGAGGGAGGGTGAATACCAAGACCAACCAAGAATATTTTGGAACTCTTCCACTGGTACTGATTCTGTGGCGTATAATAGACAGGATGGTTCTTACCCGACTGGTTCTGGTATAAGGACAAATGTTAAACCTAACATAATAATACATTATAATATGTCAGGTAATTTAGTTTAAATAAAAAATATTTATAAAATAAAAGTAATGGGTTACATAAAAATAGGTAAAAATAAAGGGTATGATAAAACACTACCTAGATATCAATTTAAGGAGATTTTAGATAGTGATTATGAAGACATATCTTCTATTAGAAATTGGTTTGACGCTCCAGTGTATGCTAATGTTGATTACATATATTCTAAAGATGGTGCCACTGGTTATATGGATAATAATGGTGGTTTTTCATCATTCTCAGAAAATGATAGGATTAAATTAGCAAAGAATTTTTGTGTTGATAAAGCAGATAGGGATACGGTTATAAGTGATGATGAACAAGAGTTATCTTGGGATATATTTGTTTATAATTCACATAATGCTAGAAATCGAAGGTGGAATATAGCTAGGTCTTTTATTTCATATAGGTTAACACCAAATGAATCTTCTGATTTAGGTGATTCAACTGACATGCTTACATCAAGATACTTAAGATATGGCATTGAGAGTGAGGTTGAGGATGGTAAGCCTGGTATTTATGATTGGATTAAGGATGAAAACCATTATAGTGGTGGTACTGGATTTTCTAGTAAGAGTTATTATTCTACAGATTTAAGAGACGGGATAATAGATAGACTTAATGGGAATGTCTTTGATTTACCAATATTACCAGAAATTGAAATAATAAAACCATAAAATAAAATATTTATAAAATAAAATAATATGGAATATTTAAATACAGGTAGTCACTTAGGTACTGGTTCAACAACGGTACTTAGTGCATCAACTACAACAAAATATCTAGTTAAATCGGTTCATGCAACTAATGTTTTTAGTGGTGATACATCTTTTGCTTTATCTTGGGTTGATAATAGTGAGTCTCAAACTTATAAGTTAGCTTTTAATGTTAGAATACCAGAGGGTTCTTCGTTTCAGGCTTTAGACAATACGTTTACTTTAGAAAACTTAGATAGTTTACAGGCAAATTGTGGTTCTGACAATGCAATTGACTTATCTATATCTTACATGGAAATAAATAATAGTGAGGGTTAATAGTACTAAATGGCTATAAGAATTAAAACTGCTAAGTTAGATGACTTAAGTCATCAATTCGGTGAAGGGGTTCCTAGTCATCTTTCACCAATAGGTTCTCAATTTGTTAACGAACTTAATGGTGATATATATTACAATAGGGATGGTGGTAGCTCTTGGGAGCTTAGTGTTGCACATATAACAAATATAAATTATAAACAAACTACAGACCAGCCAGATAGATACGGTAAAGGTGGTTCTGATGTTATGAATGACCTAATGGGTGGATTTGTAAATAAAGAAGTGGCTGTTAGAGTAAGTAACTCAAATAATAAAAAGTTTTTATTGAATAATATACCCAAATTAAATAGTGAAGATGTTTATATAAATGGTGTTCTACAAGATAGAGAGCGTAAGCCAAACTATGTTTTAGATGGTAGAACTATAACTTTTAGGGTGCCAATTGGGGAAAGTAATACTGTTTTGGTTAGTTACATTGTTGATGAATAAGTCAAATATAAAACATTATAGTTAAAATTAATAAAAAATATTTTTTTTTAAACAACATTAACTCCTTATCTTATATTTATAAATAAGAATTATTATAACTATGAAAGAAACAAAAATTTACAAAACGTCAGACATGTATTTAGCGGCATTTTTAAAGCTAAATGAACAAAAGTTGAGGGTCGAAAAAAATAAAGGTAAGGCTGCTTTTATATTCGATAGCTCTCCTGAATTACTTGAATTGGTTAATACTTATTTAACCGAAGAAGGTAGCTGTAATCCTTTACTATACACTAATTCTATTAAGAATTTAAAAAACCTCATTTATAATCTTTAAATAATTAAAATGGTGGGGTTTAATTCTCACCATTTTTTTTTACAAAACACGCATATGCTTGGTATATCACTTGTTGTCGGTAGTTTGTCTAAAATTGTCATTGATTATGTTAATAATTTTAATAAAAATAATTTAAACTCTGGTAAGGAGTGTATTATTTTAGTTAAGGATTTTAAAGCTATATATCAAGAATTTAAGGTTGATAAGTTAGTCATAAAGTTAGGTTATTTAAATGAATATTTACATAATGATTCTGGATTTGATTCTGAAAAATCAGAATACATCGTATATATAAATTTAAATAAGAAAAAGATAAAACTTAGTAGTATTATGCATGAGCTTAAGCATGCATATGTTGATTGGTGTATTTTTAAAAATGGGGGTGTGGCCATAAAAGATAGTCTAGAGGTTAAAGAGCTTTATACAAATGGATTTGAAGACTTATTAACCGTGGATAAACACAAAATACCTTTATTACAACCAATTATAAGATGTTTTTATTATACCACTAAACTAGAGATACCAGCCTTTTTAGAAAATCAATTATGTGATTCAAATTTTTATTATAAAAAGAGGATAAACAACATGCTTAATATGAATATGGATGACTTTAAGAATAAAGCATGTGAAAAAGAGTTTGAGATAATCAGGTCGTATAATATACCCAGATTCAATAGGTTTAAAAATTATTTAGATTTCTTGGATTACTGTGACGGGTTTTTTAAAAAAAGAGGTGGGTATATTAAAAAGAAGTTGAATAAAGTAGATTACTTTTTGAAGGTTGCTGATAATGATTGGTTGGCTCATTTACTTATAAACCATACTAATGGAACTAAGATATTAAGTAATCTAGAATGGAAACTTATATTTAATTTGTCTAATACAGTTATAAGTAATAGAGGTCAATGGGATTTTCCAGGAGAATGTACTTTAATTATAAGTAAGACTAAAAGAATAACAATGGTTAATGTTAATCATGATGTTTTAGGTATTGATAGTACAGGTAAGTTTATTCTTATGAAACCAGGTTTGAAGTATCAATTCAATAGTGAATTTATATTTGAAATACCTTATATGGGCAAATGGAAGGGGTTAGTAAAAAAAATCGTTAATAAGTGTTAAAAAAAATGTCTTTTACCTCGAGTGGGTATATTTATATTACGAGTGCCTGAATTGGTGCCAATTATTTATATTTATATTCTTATTAGAAATCTTTTAATCAAAAAGATTTAATTCACAAATTTATATTCTTATTAGGAATCTTTTAATCAAAAAGATTTAATTCACAAATTTATATTTATTTTTTATTTATATCCAAAAAAACATGAACGAATGTTTAAATAATAATAATAAAATAAAAAACAAAAAAATAAATTATGAAAAATTATAATAGATTATTTTTATTACAACCAGATGAGCCAACACAAGAAGAAAAGAATGCCTTGGCAAAAGCAATGGCTGAATCTGATTATGCTGGTACTCCAATAGAAAATACCATACCTTCTCAAAAAGATGTTGCGATTGGTGAAATTGGACTTGGACAGCTTAAGGTGTTAGACCGTTTAACGGTGCCTGTTGACTCAATGTTACCTAGAAACATCTGCATGCCTAGTTTGCAAGATGATGGTAATTTTGACTTCTCAACTAGCATGTTCGAAGTGCTTAATGGATTGATGAGAAAAGAGGTGTTCAAGGACGTTCAGACAGATGGTCTAGAGACTATTGCTAATCTTGGTGATACACTTGGTTTAAGAGCTAGAATTAATGCGTTAACTAACGTTGAGTCAGCTGAAGCATATGAAGCATTTGGTGGATTCACAAGTCCAATCGAAGCTCCAACAACTGAAGAACAGATATTAGATGCTATTGAAAAGGGTAGTGATGCTATTGCTCATCATGTGGCTACTAAGGCTTCAACAGAAGAAGTTGGTGAAAAATTCTATATCGAGCAACCTTTTACTGGTATGATAAAAGTAAACGGGGTTAACCAAGATAGTTCTCAAGTTGAATTTGAAACTGGTAGTATGGGCGCTAAAATAGCTGTTTCATTCCTTAATCCAGATGGAAATCCAGTTGCTTTAACTAAAGGTTCTATAGTATCTAGTGTTAGTAATGCTGGTATTAAAGAAGCATATGATAAATTTGTCGAAAGTAACAATACAAATTCAGAGATATTTGCTGATGAATCAAGTGATTATTCTGATTATGTAACACAGGCGAATAGTGATAGAGCTGATAAGGCTAGTGCTAAAACTGCTGCTGATGCTGATTTGACTGCGGCTATAGCCGATGTGGATGCTAAACAAACTGCATTTGACTCAGCGGTAGATGAGTTAAGTAGTAGTACTACTGTTGATGGAGCAAAAGCGGCTATTACAAAATCTAAAAAAGCTAGAATTGCACTACATAAAGCAAATAATACAAAATCTAATGCACAAGCAAAAGTAGATAAATTAACTGAAGAATTAGCTGCTATTGATGATGCTATTGCTAAATCAGCTACTATGAAAACAAAAGCTGATGCTGCTCAGGCTGAAGAATCGGCTAATTTTAAGGCTGCTATTGAGAAGGCTGAAGTTTTAGCTCGTGAGGTTAAAAACGCAAGCTTTATATAACAATAAAAAAACTAACTTATTAAATTAATAGGTTTATATTAATTTAAAATGGGGGTTGTTATTAAGACCCCCTATTTTAAGAAAATAATGAATAACAAAAAAATAAAATAATATAAAAATTATGAAAAAATATAATAAATTATTTTTACTTGAGGAACCTGAGCATCATGATAACTCTTTACCTAGTTCGGTTACATCTGAATTAGATGGTGTTGGACTGCCCACGCAATTTGAAGCTAGGCTTACTATCTATCCAGATGGTGGAGAAGACGAAGTAAGAGGGTATAGTCTTGAGCAGTTAAATGCATTGCTTTTGAGTGGAAAGTCTCTAATGGATGAACGTGCTTATGCTGGATTTCAGACATATTGGGGCAAATACTTAGAATGGTTTAGATTCGCATCCTTGCGTGCAATCTATCTACCGATTGCTTTAGAGTATGCTGCCTTTGTTGTTAAGCTAGAGAAAGAGTTGAAATTCATTTCTGACCTTATAGAGGCGAAAGAAGCTGAAAATTCTGGTGGTAACGGTGGTGCTACTGTTCCAGCTCCTCCTACAGTAGAAGACAACGATACGCCTTATACTAAGCATATAAAAGCGATGCTTCAACCTGATTATCCTGGACACAGTCCTGAAAAAGCTATGCCTTCTCAAGAGAATCAATTAGCGCCTACTATCGACTTGCACCAGTTAACGGTATTAGATAGAGATGTGGAGTTGCAAAGTCCTATGTTCTGGAAGAACATTTCTTTTCCTCAGCTTGGAGATGACGGACAATATACGATGTCAACTGTATATGACGTAGTTTATAACTTGATGACAAATGAGTCTAAAGAGGATAAAATTACAGATTTAGCTGAAAAGTTAATAGCAGACCTAGAGATTCTTCAACTGACTGAAATAGTTACTTCTTTAGAGGCAGAACCAGTTGATTTAGTGCCTTATGAAAGACTTGCAAGGTATAGTGCAAACGCAATTATACCATTTGCAAATGCTAAAGGTACAAGAGATGTTAGAGTCATTGAGTCCACACCAGCATTGGGAAATAAAGGTGAGGTATTTACATTTAATGGTAGAATTGATGAGAAATCAGTAGTTGAATTAGCTGGTGTTGCACAAGTAGAAGGCGTAGATTTTAGATACGTTAAAGAAGGTGATGACATCATTGGTGTCGTATTAGTCAATTCTGAAGGTGATGTTATACCTAAGAAGGGGTCTATAGTTTCTATTGTTACTTCTTCATTTGTAAACTTACCTAAGGAGAAAACAATGTTGGAAGATGTGATAGCTGAGAATCGAGCAACTTTAACTGCACAAAACGATGCTTTTGATGTTTGGGAAACAGCTTACGTTTCTACAAAGTCTGAAAAGGAAGCTGAGAAAAGTCAATTAGAGGCTGATATAAAAGCTTTAGAAGCTGATGTAGCAGCAGCTATACTTGCTATTCATAACCCAGATGCAGAATCATCTGATGAAAATGGCATGATTCAAAATATATTTGGTGCTGAAAACGTTAATGATGCAAAAGAAATAGCATCTGATAATGTTAAGCCAGCACTAGATGAGTTGAAATCATCTTTGGCTGAACTTGAAACTAAAAAACGAAAATTAGTTGAATTAAAAGAGGTTTGTGAAGACCTTTATGAAGCTAATGAGGAAAGTAAAAAGTTTAGTGAGGACGACAGAGAATTGTTGGAGGCTGCTATTGAAGACCAAAATTCTGGTTTACAAAGGGTCATTGACATGATTGAAGCTATCCCAGCTGCATAACACTTGATTTAATTTAATATATAAATATTAATTTATATCATATAAAATTAAAGGGGGTCTTTTTAGACTCCCTTTTTTTATTATTTTATTTTTTCATATTTATTTTGTGATTAACATTTGTTTCCATTTAGATAGTATAAAATTTTCTATACTTGGACCTAGCAATGTAGATGGTCTAAAAGCCATTTCACCAGCATAAAGCTTATCTTCTTTTTTGGAGTAAAAGAAATCTATCCTAAAAAAGTCTATTCTAAGTTCTTTTGCTATTTCTTTACATATCTCATGTTCTTTATCCCAATTGAAATATTTATTATCTTTGTCTATAATGTCTATTCTGTGCCATTCTTTTGGTCCATTCCTTAAGTCACCTAAAATTGGGCACCCATATAATACGAACACTTTAAATTCGTAATCGTATTCAATATATTCTTCTATTAATATTCCTTTTTCTGTTTCTTTCATCATTTTGGGTTCGGTAGTTCTAGAGGTTTTACTTAAGTTTTGATTAAGGCTATCATTAACTTTTTTGTAGTTACTATCATTAATAAAAATACCATCATTTTCAGACATATGAGCTGGTTTCGCCACATATCTTTTATGATAAGATAATATATGTTCTACATTGTTTTCTGAATTAGTATAATAATAAAGTGACGGAACTTTTAAACCATGGGACTCAAAAAAACTCTTAACTTCATATTTGTTGTAAAGTTTTTTAATAGTTTCACACTCTATTTTATTTTTATTATATAACGTACTCATATAACTTTTTTCTATAGGTGTTTTGTATTTGTCTTCAACATAAGAATTGTTGAATTGTGGTATCCAATTACCTAAGTTATCTGGTTTAAAAAGATATGGCTTAGCATTAAACGTCATAAAATTTTAATTGTTTACTTATATTTTTTCATATATATAAAAACTCTGTTTATTATACCAACTAACTGGTAATGCTATTCTATCATGATTTAAATCTTTAATAATATTTAATCTATTTAAACTAACATATGATATTATAGATATATCATTTCTTTCATTAAATAGTTTCTCATTATACATTAATGTTTTTTCTTTTGGGAAACATAAGTTACTTTGCCATATTAAATCACCGTCCATAAATTGGAACTCTTCAAAAGATTCTAACTTTAATTCTATGTTATTTAAGTTATATTTATTAATTAATTCATTACCAAACGATACTCTATTATCATGAATATCTATACCAATAGTTTTTATATTTGGATTTAATTCGTTAAAGTAAAAGTTCATCCACCCTATACTACAACCAACTACTATAAATCTATTTGGTTTTATTTTCACTTTTTCATATATTTTTTTGAAGGTATTAAATGGAGTTGTTCCATACGTTAGGCTTTTCATATCAACTTTTTCTTTTAACTTTTTTGAACAAGTTATATCATTAATCATGTTGATTTTAATGTATCCGTCTAAATCTTTAAATAAGTTCTGATTTTTCATTATTCTTATTTTATAAGATAATATACATTTTTTTTACCATATGTTGTTTCAAAATTATTGAAGGTTTTTGGTTTAATAATTTTAGTATTAAGTAAAGCTCTAAAAATTATTAGTGTTTTTGGTGGAACCATTTCTATTATATTTTGGATATGAATAATGTCATACATAGCTGTATTATCAAAGTAAACTACATTAGCATCGCTAAGGTCACATTTAAAGTAATCTTTTTTTATGAATTCTATGTTATTATTTTCTTTAGCATATTTTTCTTTAAGTTCTAATGCCCCTTTGAATCTTTCGTTACTTAATTCAATTCCACAAGATTTTTTAATATTAAGTTTTAAGCCAATATGTAAAACCATTTTACCTAATCCACAACCTAGGTCATAGAAAACAGTATCTTCATTAAAAAAATCTTTAAATTCAATTAACATATTTTCTACCCCATTTTTTGTAACTTCACCATAAACGTCCGAATAACTTTCATTAATATCTTTAAGGTTGGTTTTATTTATGTAAGCTCTTTCATATGGACTTTGGTTATATATTTCATCTATTTTTATCATAATTTATTTTTTATAGTATGTTTTACAAAACATTTTTATCTTACTCTCTTTTTCTTTTTTATTTTCAGAAGTTGCCCATATGTAAACCCAGGTCTTTTTTAATTTATAAATTTCTTCTCTTTTATTATTTAGGGATTTGTTAATTGATTTAACATCATCTAATGTTAGGTCTGGTTTTATATTCAAAATTTTACAATTATATATAAGACCTAAAAAATCTTCTTTATCATACAATTCTTTAGATTTTATATATATGTCAATTAATTCTTCTGAGTTTGTTTTATCTGGATGTGTTTTTTTAACTATTTCTCTAAATATATTTTTTAATGTTTTATTAATTGGTGATTTAGTAGATTCGTTAACATGTGAATCTTCTTTATTAATTTCTTCTTTTATATCTTTTTCTTCAATATTATCACAACCTTTAATTTCTTTTATATCTTTATTAATATCTAAGTTATCATTTTTTAATTCATTTGAACTTTCATTTTCACCCATAAGTTTTTTAACTTCAGATTGAAATTCTAATTTATTATCTTCAATAATTGATTGGATATCTTCTTCTTCAATTAATAGTGATTCATAAAAGTTCAGTAATTTTTTTATTTCTAGAGGTTTTAGTTTATCTGACATATTTATAAATATGGTGTTGATAAGCTAAAAGTATTAATTATTCACCGTAAATGTCAGTTGGTTTTTTGCAAGTTTCCTTTATTATTTTTTCAACAAAGGCAAACATTTTAAGACCGTTTTCTTGGCAGTACTCTTTTAACATCTTGTGTGTTGTTGGGGTGATTTTAAGATTTTTAGTACGTTTTATGGGCATAATATAGGGTATTTATATATAAGTATGACAAAAGTAAGAAAAAAGGTACACTAATTATGGTCTTTTTAAGACCATAAAAATTCTTTTGGAATTTTAGTACATATTTATAATTAAATAACTGAAAATAATAAAAATTTAAAATAAGTAAAGAATGGCTGATATGGTATTTGTAAGTCCTGGAGTTTATACTTCAGAAAGAGACTTAACTTTCGTAACACGACAAGTTGGTGTAACAACATTGGGTTTGGTTGGTGAAACAACTAAGGGTCCAGCTTTCCAACCGATATTCGTGTCAAACTATGATGAGTTCACATCGTTTTTCGGTGGTCTTAATGCAACAAAAATAAAAGATACGGGTGCACCTAAATATGAGTTACCATATATTGCTAAATCGTATCTATCACAATCTAATCAATTATTCGTAACTAGAATACTTGGTTTCTCTGGATATGACGCTGGATTGGCATGGGGGATAACCTTAGATGCAAATTGCGATTTATCAACTACTGGTGTAACTAGTGGTGGTGCTACATATTCTAGTAATTTAATTTCTTATACTGCTGATGGTCTTACAATTGTTGATGTCACATCTTCAGACCCAGTGGTACAAGCTTTATGGGATAATGGGGCCCTAAATGATGAGTTAGCAATTTTAGCAACAGCATCAACTGGTCTTGTTGATACAATAGACCCAGTTTTTTATAAAAACGGATTATCTTTTGAAGGTGCTAGCATAAATTATGAAGTTGTTGATGCTGGTCCAGTTACTGGAACAACATTGCAGACTGGTACAACTACTGGTGTTACGGTTCACTACTCTGGTTCTAGTTTTCAGAATGTTGAGAACAAGGTTGTTGCTTTGTTAAGAAGTAGAGCCACTGTTGACTCTGATGAAGTAGTTAGACCTCAAATTACTGGGTCTACAGATATAGGGTATAGTTCTTCTGTTACATCTGCTGAAACTGATGCGTTAGGTGATTTTGCAATTACTGGTAATTCAACAACTCAAGGAGACTTTTCATATTCATTGTCTTTTGACAAAACAAAAAATAATTACATAACTAAAGTTTTAGGTAGGTCTGCACAAGGTGGACAAACAGCATTATTTGTTGAAGAATTATTTGATAATATGTTACAGGATTATATTGATTCTGAAGAAATAAGAGGTATTAAAATAGATTCTCTTGTTAATTACGATAATGATTTTGATAACTATTTAACAGAATACAAATCAGCAATTACCCCATGGGTAGTTTCTGAATTAAGAGGTAATAAATTGTTAAGATTATTTAGATTGCATACAATTTCTGATGGAAATGCAGCTAATAGACAATTTAAAATTTCAATTAAAAATATTAGACTAAGCGATAAAGAATTTGATGTTGAAATCAGGGCTTATGATGATACAGATGCTAAACCTGTAGTTTTTGAAAGATTTACAAGGTGTAGTATGCAACCAGCATCTAACAACTATATAGCTAAAAGAATTGGTACTTTAGACGGTGAGTTTGCATCACGTTCTAATTTTGTATTAGTTGAGCTTGAAGAAGAGTCTGACACTTCTGAAGCTTTTCCAGCTGGTTTCTTAGGTTTCCCAATTAGAGATTACCAAACTAATGGTAATACTTCTGTTAAGTCACCTACAATAGAATATAAGCAATCTTATGGGCCTTTTGAAAATAAAAGAAAAGCTTATTTGGGTCTTTCTGAAACAAAAGGTATTGACCAAGATTTCTTTGATTATAAAGGTGTTCCTGAAGATAGTGATTTAATCGCTTGGACTGGATTAACGAAAGGTTTTCATATGGATATTGATGCTACTGGAGCAACAATTGATAACGTTGAAATCGTTATTAATAATACTGGTGGTACTTATAGTCCAATATTTGAATTCGATACTGGTGTTGATGAGTTTAGAACTGAGTCTGGAGTTTCTGGTACTGATTATGAAAAAGTTTATGCTAGAAAATTCACATTCGCACCTTATGGTGGTTTTGATGGATGGGATGTTCATAGAACTAGAAGAACTAATAGAGACAAATACATTATAAATGGTATTGCTGGTCAAAAGGGTTTAACTAGCGGTGTTTTTGAAAACAGAGCACTTAGTAATGGTGATACTGGACTTAATTCAGATTACTATGCTTATTTAGAAGCAATCAAGACTTTTGAAAACCCAGAAGCTACAAATATTAATGTATTCAGTACACCTGGTGTTGACACATTTGATAATACTAATTTAGTAGAAGAAGCTATTGAAATGGTAGAACAAGATAGAGCGGATTCACTTTACATTGTTACTACTCCAGATACAGACGCTGCTGGTGATGTTATGTTACCAGAAGATGTTGTTGATACTCTTGATAGTCAATTTGACTCTAACTATACGGCTACTTACTGGCCTTGGATTCAAATTAATGATGCTGAAAATAACCAATATATTTATGTTCCACCTACAAGAGACGTGGTTAGAAATATTGCACTTACAGATAATATTTCATTCCCATGGTTCGCAGTTGCTGGTGTAAATAGGGGTGATGTTCAGGCTATTAAGGCTAGAAAGAAACTAACACTTGCTGAAAGAGACACGCTTTATGATGGTAGAGTTAACCCGATTGCAACTTTCGCTTCTGAAGGTATTAAAATTTGGGGTAACAAAACATTACAAGTTAAAGATACTGCTCTTAACAGAATTAATGTTAGAAGATTGTTATTACAAGCTAGAAAATTAATTTCTGCTGTATCTATCAGATTGTTATTTGAACAAAATGATGATATCGTAAGAAATCAGTTCTTAGGTCTTGTTAATCCAATACTAGATAATATTAGAAGTGATAGGGGTCTTACAGACTTTAGAGTTGTTCTTGATGATTCGCCAGAATCTAGAGATAGAAATGAATTGTGTGGTAGAATATTTTTAAAACCTACTAGAGCTTTAGAGTTCATTTGTGTTGAATTCAACATAATGAACACTGGTGCTAGTTTTGATGATATTTAATCAATATAATACTTAGTTATTAGGGCTCTTAATTGAGCCTTAATAATTATTAATAAAATAACAATAAATGGTGGTAAATTTATAGGCGTAAACTAAAAAACCAATAAAAAAAAATAGAAACCACATATTTATTAATAAAGAATAATAAAAAGATAAAAAAATTATAGAACATGCCAGATTTATTAATGAAAATGCCTCTTCAGTATGAGCCAAAGAAAAAGAATAGGTGGCTTTTAAGATTCCCAGCTGATTTGGGTATTCAAGAATGGTGGTTGGCATCTGCTTCAAGACCATCAATTACACAAAATGAAGTAGAAATTCCTTTCCTTAATACATCTACTTGGGTAATTGGTAGATTTACTTGGGAATCGATTTCCGTTACATTTAGAGACCCAATTGGACCTTCTGCTGCACAAGCTATTATGGAGTGGGTTAGATTACAATCAGAATCTATTACTGGTAGACAAGGTTATGCTGCTGGTTATAAAAAAGATGTTGAATTAGAAATGCTTGACCCTACTGGTGTAGTTATTGAAAAATGGGTTCTTCAAGGAACAATGCTAACAAACGTTAATTTCGGTGACTTATCAATGGACGATGATGCAATAGCTGATATAACAGCTGATATAAGATTTGATAGAGCAATTTTATTATTCTAATAATCAAAAAAATTATGTAAAAGCCCCTATTTAGGGGCTTTTTTATTTCATATAAATTCTTTTGTATTGTAAAAACTTTACTTATAATATTTATTTAATAGATTTAATATATAAAATTTTATTAAAACGTTTTAATTATGAGTAATGTAAAACCAAATGTTTTTCCTACCAAGGAACAGATAGCACAAGCTAATGAAACAGGTGAAAAAATAGCTAATCAATTGGCTGATGAGAATAATATTGAACAACGATATGGTTCTGATAAAGAAGCTTCTGCTGCCGCTGAAATGAGAAGAAGAACTGAAGAACAAATTAGACTTAGAGATGAGCAATTAGCTAAACAAGAAGAAAAAGCTAAATTAATAGACGAAAAAAGAGCTAAACAAAAAGAAGAAAAGAAGTCTAAAAGGTCTAGCACTCCACCTCCAACCGTACCACCAATTAATAATAATAATAATAATAATAATGGTGAAAATTATGGTTCAAATGGAGATTCTAACGATAATAACAAATACATTGAGTCCATAAGTCAGCCTCAGTTTAATCAACCTTTTGACGTTATACCTTTACCTTCTGAGGGTAAATTATATAAAAGTAAGAAAAAATCTGTTAAGGTTGCTTATCTAACAACTGCTGATGAAAATATTTTAACTTCACCTAACTTAGTTGAAAGTGGTGAATTTTTAGAAATACTTATAAACAGGAAATTACTCGAACCAGATTTAAGATATAAAGATTTGATTCCAGGAGATAGAAACGCAATAATGATTTGGCTTAGGGCTACTGGATATGGTGAAATGTATCCAATATTGGCTTATGATGAAAAAGAAGAATCTTTTGAAACGGAAGTTAATTTGTCTGAACTTAAAACAGTTAACTTAAGTACTGAACCAGATTCTGAAGGTTTATTTGATTATACTTTACCTTTAAGTAAAAAACATGTTAAATTTAAAGTTCTAACTGTTGGTGAGTTGGAGAAATTAGAAAAGATTGTTGATGAAAATAAAGATAACCCAATAAATGAAGAACAAACATTAGTTTTGGAAAATCAATTAGTAGAAATAGACGGTAATAGAGATAAGTCTTTAATAAGAGATTTTGCAAATAATATGAGGGTG